TAGGTAAAGATGTAGCAGAAGCTCTAGGTTATTCTGATCCTAGAAGTGCAATTTCAAAGAAGATTGAGAATGAAGATAGAGGTGTTGCTAAAATGGCAACACCTTCCGGAACACAGCAGATGACTATCATCAACGAATCCGGTCTCTACTCTCTCATCCTTAGTAGCAAACTTCCATCAGCAAAAGAGTTTAAGCACTGGGTTACGGCAGAAGTACTCCCATCCATCCGTAAGACAGGGGGCTACGTTAACCCATCACAGTCCGACCTTTTCCTAGACACCTATCTCCCATTTGCGGATCAGAACACTCGACTTCTTTTTAAAACTACTCTTGATACTATCCAGCAACAGAACAATACAATTCAGCAGCAGAATCACACTATTTCACATCAGGAAGACATCATTCGTAATCTTACATCAGACATTCCATTAGCAGATAAACGTCAGATCCTCAATAGAATTGTACGCTTCGGAGGAAGTCCTCATACACGTTGGCCATTCCTCTACAGAGAGTTCGACAATAAGTTTCATATGAATACTAAAGTACAGCTTGAACATTACAATGAGACACATAAGCCTAAGCTACAGAACCGTTTAGATTACATAGAGCACATTGGTATGTTCAATGATCTAGCTGAAATAGCATGTGTAATCTTCGGTCCAGACATTGAGAAACTGTCTGCTCAGTATTATGAAATCTGTAAGTAAATTTTGATTTTACAGTGAGAGGCTTACAACTTTACAGTGAGCCTCTTACAAAAGAAATTTGATCCATATACTCAAATAAACCCATTATTTAGGAGGTAAGAAACTTGATCGACACCACAAAAATTTTACCCGGTCAGGAATTTAAGAACATGCAGGAACTGTCAGTAGCTCTTACTGGTCAGAAGATGCCTGCCGGAAACAGATATGTTGTCAGAGTCAATGAGATGAAGAAGTATCTTTCATGGGATAAGGTGCCTGGTTCCAATAGAATTATTATTACTGACATTTTTTCTGAACCTGTCACAAAACCCAGGAAAAAATGTAAAAAAAGAATAGCAACATCAAGAGAATATTATCCTCAGGGTAAATACAATTCTATGATTTATGCTAATTTAACTACGTTAGAACTCAACCATAAATATTCTCTTTCAGAACTATTTGAGGAGTTGGGCATGACCAGTTGCAGGTTCACGCGTCCAAAGTATTACTTAGATTGTGTGAATACAACTAATCTTTCACTTTCAACTTATAGATATTTTTTTAATAAATTGAACAATTTATTGAGTAAAACTTTATATACTACTCTTACTAATTTTAAAAAACGAGAATGTATTTCTTATCATATGGAATATAGATACACTTTCAAACAAGGATATGAAGAAATAGACATACCTACAGAAGCTATAGAAGCGCTCAAAGAACAGGCGCTGCAGGAAACTTCATATAAAGATGAATGGTCTGTTTTACATAGTTCTGATTCTCAGAAGTATACTCAATATATTTTAGATAAATTGTCTATATATGGAATCAAAAAATATACTAAATGTTATGTGTTCACTTCTATTAAACCATTTAATAATCTTCCTGAGCCGAGTTTGTCTGAAATGAATGCTTTAACAATCGAGAAGCTTTATAAATTTAGCAATAAGTTTGATCAAGTTAATCAGAAAAAGATTCAATCCATCATAAACACCAGTATTTTAAGTCGGTAGACCGGAAGGCGAAGCCTGAGGTCTGAACACATGAAAGTTTTTTCAGCGCTACTTTCTACACTCGGCGGTTAAGCGCCTCGCCTAAAGCAGCTGCTTCTGAAAAAATTTTGCGTTCAGACGTTGATTGTTTTTGTTGGTGAAAAGTTTCCACCAAAATAAAAATTGTACATATATCTTTATATATAAAAAAATATTTGTACCTTTTTTATTAAGTAGAAAAAATATTATTCGAAGTTGAACGAATGAGCGAAGCGAGTGAGAGAAAACTATAAGACCCTCATGGCTCGCATAAGTTAAAGAAAGGAATGATTACAATAGCAAAGCAGAAAAAATGTAAAAGATACTTATTCAAGCTCCACAGTGAACGTCTTCGCAGATCACGCTGGAAGCTAGAATATCCATTAGAGGAAGCTCTAAACACAGAAGACATTATTTCTCTGTCTGATAGCCAGATTCTCAGATTCATTGATGAACTCAACGGAGACACCAGTGAAGCCAGAGAAGAAGAAGCTTCTTATATAAAGAAAGAAATCAAGCGTCTCAAAAAATCTGATTCTTCTAAGAAAGATACTCTCATAGCAAATCTCTATAAAAGATTCTATAATCTTCAATTTGTTCCAGATTACATGTGTCTGATCATTGATAAAATGTCTGATTATGACAGAGCCAATAAAGGCTTTTCTATCAATGGAATAAAATATCACAGACTCCTAGGCACCAACGGGGGCATAAAGAATTCTACTATTGTTTATGTCTCTGAAAGGCTATATCCCCAGCTCTATGAGCGTCTCTGTTGCGGCAGGAACCTAGAACAAAAATTTGTGCCAGCTAAACTTGAAGCGTACCAGGCACTGATCTGTTCCGGTAGTATTCCAGTAAGTATGCCGAAAGGGATCATAGTCGTTCCTGATTGTATTACTCATTTCACAGAAGACATTATTCGTGTAGATGACTCTCAGTCTGATGAACCAATAGTAGAGTTCCTCAAGGATCAAGAAATAGAGCTTACGGAATCAGACGGTTACGGAATCATGCTTCCATCACTCTCTTACCGTTGGGCAAGAGAGCTTGACGAAGAAGAAGATTTTTTATCTGGCTGCAATCTCAGAGGACTTCCATGGACAAAGGGCATGGTTTTCACAATGGATTACTTAGCTTTTGGGGAATCTATAGCGAAAAACTTCTATATAAAAGATGCCTGGGGAGATATGAGAGATATCAGAGAGTCTGAACTGATTATTACTACTTCTATGCTTAAATTATGGGATTCCTACTCTTCTTTCGAAGATTACTGGTCCAATGTAAAAAAATATCATTATCAGATATCTATAGCCAAGACTGCTCCTGCAAGACTTGATGAGTACAGAAGCACAAATTACCAGTTCCTGCAGAATTACCACCTTACACCGGAAGAAGTAACTGAATTGGTCCGTCCTACAGTAGAAGAAATTCAAGAAATCCTTGGATTAGATTACAGGAAGTCACTCCTATTTCTGAGAGGAACAAATCTTACAGAAGATTCCTATATTGATGAAGAACCGTATATCAATGCTCTCATGATTGAGCCACAGATGATTCATGATCCTTACATCAGAGACAGAATCTACAATATGATAAAGAAAAAAATCAGACAGGCCAAGATTGGTGTACTCAAAGTAAGGGGTAACTTTGCCATCATTGGAGGGGATCCGTATAGCTTGATGCAGAGTATCTTTGGTTTACCGGTCACAGGATTACTCCACGCTGGGGAATGCTGGCATAAACATTGGCTTGATCGAGGAGTCAGCGAGGTCTGCTGCTTCAGAGCACCTATGACAAGCAAATACAATGTGCGTAAGCTTAAGATAGTAGGGACTCCTGATATGACTTATTGGTATAGATATATAAACACATGCATGTTGTTAAACTCATGGGATAGTACTAAGGAAGCTCTTAATGGAGCTGATTGTGATAAAACTCTGTCACCTTATACAGCGATGTATATGTAAAACTCGGTGAACTTACAAATGTAAGGTGTCCGGAAGTACCGGGCTAACAGTGGAACTCTTATTGGAAAAATAGATTATAAAAAAGAAGGTGAGAACAATAGAAGAAAGAATTTTAAATGTAAAAGGTATTGATTACATAGTTCGTGAAGATGGAAAAATATTTAGTACTCATAATCGTGGTAGAGCGAAATATCATCAGGAAATAAAACAACGTATGAATTCAGATGGGTACATGTGTATTACTGTCGGTAAAACAGGAAACAGAACAGTTGCCAGTGTTCATAGATTAGTAGCAAAAGCATTTATCCCTAATCCTTTAAATTTACCGGAAGTAAATCATAAAGATTACAATCGCACAAACAACAGTGTAGATAACTTAGAATGGTGTTCACATAAAGAAAATATTGACTATACTCTCGCTGCTGGCAGACATGCTTCGCAGACGTTAGATTATAGTGGCAAGAAAAATCCCAACTACGGAAACACCACACTCAGTCAGAAGTACAAAGCTGATCCTGCATATTCAAAAGAAAAACAATCTCGTCCCGGAGGACAGAATGGAAGAGCTATTCCAGTATGTTTGTTAGATAAAGACAAAAATGTAATAGCAACTTTTCCATACATGCAGTTATGCGCAGAATATGTGTTGAAACAACTGCACTCTTCTTCATCTCCGGCAGGTCTAGCAGGAAGAATCCCATATTATATAGAAACAGGTAACATATATAAACACACATACTATTTTTCCAAAGACAATACTGTGCTAAGTCTCAATAATGAGAAAAGTTCAACGACTATCGAAAGCATAGCTTAAGAGAAATACTTAAGTAAAGAAGCAAGTAGAGTACCTTGTGAGTGGAATCCTCGCAGGGGAAGTGCCGAGCATCTGTATCTTGGTGATAGAGCTACAGATGAAGATATAGTCTAGTCCTTATGGAAACATAAGGTGTTAAGTCGGGAGACTTAATGTTTACTACTAACAATACTATCTTATTAAAACATACAGAAAACCTACCGCCAATCTATTGCATCCAACGTAAAGGAAACAAGGTAGTTCCGACTGAGACAGATATGATACAAGCTAATAAAGGTTCTTTCGGTGATGCGATTGGTCCTATTACTAATGTTATCACTTCACAGATATGCTTACAGGCAAGGTTCCCGAAAGACAGTGAGGAATATAAAGTCTTAGACTACAGGATATTGTGTGGGCAGCTGTTCCAACAGAACTCTATTGATAAAGCTAAAGGAATCATCGCTAAACCTATGCCAAAACATTGGTATGACAATAGCTACAACCGTATAGAAGAAACAGATACACCAGAAGAAATATCTAAGAAGGAATTCAATCAGAGAATTTGTGCAGATAAGAAGCCGTACTTCTTCATCTACAACTACCCTACTCTTATGAAAGAATACAAAGACTACATCAAAACATCAGATGCCGTGAGCAGGTCCAGATTTAATATTCCACTGGAAGAGCTGCTGTCATCACAAGAGTTGACTGAAGAACAGGCAGAGTTTCTTAAATTCTATAAAGAATTCTATCCAGTCAATGCAGAAACCTGTGTAGTCAATGAACTCTGTTGGGAAATTGAAAAAACACTGGCTGATGTAAAAGAAAGTAAGGTACCGTTTGACAGTTCTATTCTGAAGTCAGATGCCACCTACACAAATAAGGATAAGGCTTTTATAAAACGTATCTATGATAAATATAACAAAACTTATGCAAACAGAATGAGCCGCCATAGCTCTGTGTATGAAGATACTTCTTTAACTCCTATTGGAATGACTTTTGAATCAGAGTGTGCAGAATATGTTCCAGACGCAGAAAAGCTTTGTAACATTCTGGTTGATTTGGGATATAACACAAAAAAGGGTAAAACTTTCGTCTGGGAGATGTCCGGAGATACTATTATTGATAACCTTCTTTCTCGAACAGATGGTTATGCGCAGTTTCCTGTAAAGGATCCAGACGGTGATATAGAGTTTTGCGGCGAACACTTCTCAATGAAAAAAGTAAAAATGAAAGGCGAAGAATAATGGATTTAATACTCAACGAAAAACAATATATAGAAAAAATGTTAGAACTCGGTGATTGTAGCCCTAAAGATTTAGGAGCAAACATAGCTCTTCTAACTAGATATATGTATCAGGAAAAGTATACTCAGAAAGAAATTTATAATGGTATAGAAGAATTTGCTTCCAAAGTAGATTCTGATTTTGATATCAATAACTGGTACTCATTTATAGACAAATGTATTGGTAAAGCTAAGAAGAGAGATCTGTTGAACATTGATTATATACCTATTACGCAGAAAGAGTTAGATACCATCAAGGAAATCAAGAATCCTGCCAGGGAAAGACTTGCATTCACTCTTTTAGTCATTGCCAAGTTTAACAATCTAAAATCAGAAACCAATAATAACTGGATCAATTATTCTATGGACGTATATTTCAACCTTGCCAGAGTAACTTGTAAAGTAGATGATCGTCCGTACATAATTTATGACTTAAAGGAATTGGGGTTGGTTGAAGTGAGTAAAAAGATAACTCGCTTCAATATAAGAATCACATTTGTTGATAATGAGTCTGATCCGGTGCTTAAAATTACAGATATGCGTGAGTTGGGCTATCAGTATCAGAACTTGGGCCCGAAGTCTAAGATAAAGCTGTGTAAACGCTGCGGGAAGCCGTATAAAGTGAAATATTCTAAAGGCGGTTCACCTTATTGCACCGATTGCCAGAATAAAAGTGCCAAGGATGAAACAAAACTTATTACGTGTGATTGTTGCGGTAAAGAATTTATTGCAGTATCTAAAAATAATCGTTCTGTACTTTGTTCCGAATGTCAAAATATTATTGACTTAGAAAAAACTCGTCAAAGAGTTGCTAAACATAGAGAAAAAAGGCATATGTAACGCTATCAAACTAAACCAATGTCTCCGCAAATGCGCTCTACAGGCGCGTTTGCGAGATTTCGTTGATTGAGTATATATGAAAGGGAAGGTATAAGGATGAAAAACAACAATAGACTTTATTTTGCCAGACAGAAATTTTTAGGAAAATGTCCTGTCTGTGGAAAAACATTGAAAAAAGTAGATGGAGTAAATATCCTCCGCTGTGACAACGCAGTCTGTTCCGGAGTGACTGTGAGAAGAAATGGGGAGTCTTCTCAGGAACCTTACTACAGGATGCTGAATGACAGGGGTATGGAAATCTACGAACATCTATTTAATAAAAAATAAATTATAGAAAGAGTTGATTATTATTAAACCGATTTCTAAGAAAGAAATTGAAAAACTAATGGACAAAGGTATCATTAGAAACACGCACAAAGGTTACATTAACAAAAAAGGATATCATGTAGGATATTATAAGACCTCAGGCAACAACAGATATATTGAGGACTACTATGCTGATAAAGCAAAATCACTGTAAAGGAGTGCCTAACTATTACTAAATTTTATGATACCAATGCTCTCCTGAATCTCCAGGAGGCAGCATTCAAAGAAAGATTCTTCATCTCTGATGAAACTCTTAGAGAAATCGAAAATATCAAAACATCCTCTCGAAAAGATGAGGATATCAAATACAAAGCTAGACATATAGCTCGTCTTTTAGATCAGAATCATGATCAGTATTCCGTAATAAATTATAATTTTGGAATGGAAAAACAACTGTTAAATTTTGAATTGGATCCAGTTAGACCAGACAACAGGATTGTTTTTAGTGCTTATGCTCTATCTAAAGTTCAGGATATTGAATTCATTTCAGATGATTTGTGCTGCAAAAATATTGCAAGGAAAGTCTTTAACCTGCCAGTGTACGGAATCGTAGAGCCTACTAACGAGATATATAAAGGATATAAAGTAATTAAAGGTGATACTAATGCTATCAATCAGGCTATGGCTGAACTAGATTATTCAACTTGGCATATCAATGAATATCTCATTATTGAAAATACCGATGACGGCACTACTAAAGAAATGCGCTATGACGGTCAGGGGTTTGTGGCACTAAAACTGCCATCTTCCAAATTTATTAAGGCAAAAAACTCCTTACAACGTTGTGCATTAGATATTTTGAATAACCCAGATATCACTATTGCGGCTATTCTCGGTGGTTACGGCAGCGGAAAAACTTATCTTTCTATGCAAATGGCACTATACAATGTAAAGGAGAAAGGCAGAAATAGTAAAATCTTAGGTGTACGAGAAGTTTCTGGTGAAGGTAAAGAGATCGGATTCCTTCCAGGCGACATGGAAGATAAAGTTGGGAGATTCTTTGAACCACTCTCTCAGTCTCTTAATGGCGGAGAGTTCGAATTACAGAGTTTGAAAGTATCTGGTGTGTTAGATACTAATGTACCGTTCTTTATGAAAGGTACTACTTATAATGACACTGTTATTCTCTGTGATGAAGCAGAAGATTTATCAGAAAGTCAAATTAAACTTATTGGTACACGACTTGGAGAGAACAGTAAAATTTATCTTGCAGGTGATTATAAACAATCCCTGTTAAGTAAAACGATTAATAATCCTCTCATTAAAATGTGTAATGAGTTTAAAGGAAATGAAAAATTTGGATGTATCTATCTTGGAGAAGATGTGCGATCAGAAACCAGTAAGCTCTTCGCTGATCTTTTCGAAAAGGATCACTTCTAAAAATATAAGGATTACAAGGAGAAACATATGGAAGAATTATTTGATTTTCCAATTATGAAAAGTGGAGTAGATGAATTAGTTGCTGATATCATCAAAAGCAACTATGACAATCGTAGATTAATCATTAACGATGAAATCAATAACAATCTATTAGAGTCCATCTGTTTATATATTTTGAAATATAATCAGGAAGATAAAGATGTTCCTGAAGATAAAAGAAAGCCTATTTGGATTATTTTAAATTCAGTAGGTGGAGTCGTAAACTTCGGAATGGGACTCATTGATTGTATTAAACATAGTATCACACCTGTTTATTGCTTAATAATTGGAATGGCTGCAAGTATGGCAAGTTATATTCCAATGGTCTGCGATAAATCATATATCTTTCCTAATAGTACAATTTGTATTCATGACGGACAAACCGGTATTATGCAGACTTCCAGAAAAGCAAATGACATCATGAATTTTTATAATAAATGTGATGAAAGATTAGCTGAACTTGTATATGCCAATACCTCTATTACCAAAGATTTTTTAGACGGTATTGCTGATCGAGAATATTATATGTTCCCAGAAGAAGCTAAAGAATTGGGAATTGTTGATACTATTGTTGGTGTCGATTGCCCTATTGATGAAATATTATGAAATATTCCAAAAAAGAATTGATTGCTAAGGTTTCAGAAAAAACAGGCTATCAAGAAGAAAATATAGCTGAAATATATGAAGCTTTAGAAGAAACTGTGTATGATTTACTCCTGTCAGCAAATGAACATAAGGATGTAGAAATTCGACTGTTCACAGGATTTGGTATGTTTAGTAAATTAGTACCAAGTCATGAGAAAAAGATGCCTGACGGAGAAATTAAAACAATAGAACCTACTTTAAAATTCTCTGCACGTTACAGTGCTCGTTGGAGGAAAGATAATATTAAAGAGTACAGAGAAGCTTTAAAATTGTGGGAAAGAGTGAAAGGAAGAAAAGGATGAATGGAGTAGAAATTAAAACAACAACTACTACCCAGATGAAAATCAAGAAGGCTACAATTGATGAACAGGGATCTATTTACGTAGATGGCGAGGTAGTTGATCTTATCAATGCACTGAAGAATACATTTGAAGGCTGTATTTTTGATTTAGCTGTCACAGAAAAAACAGAGGTCCCTGTAGAGGACTGATGTTGAGTGTCCTGTGGTATATATTGCATTGAGAATAAAATAAATCACAAAAAGTATGTTGGTCAATCTATTGATATTAAATCACGATGGACTCAGCATAGACATACAAGTTCTTTAGTAAGAGATACATTTCTTTATAGAGCAATGGATAAATACGGTGTTGAGAACTTTGATTTTTATATACTTGAAGAATGCCAACCTGACGAGTTAGATATTAAAGAAATTTATTGGATAGCTACATTAGATACATATAATTATGGGTATAATATGACTCTTGGTGGATCAGGCTTGGCAGGTTACAAAGCTTATAATAGAAATTGTATTCCTAAAAATTTTGGAATGCTTTCTAACAATATAGATGAAACTGTGCCCATTATAAAGTTAGATACTGACTATGAAGTGTTGGAGTATTATGTAAGTGTTCAAGACTGTGCCAGAGCTAATGGCATAGCTTCCACAAACATTTCTAAAACTGCATCAGGGAAAAACAATACATGTCATGGATATATTTTTATGTATTTCAATGACATTAAGGATATGACCACTGATGAAATTATTTCTTATAGATTACATCAAAGAAAGAATTATAAAGATTCTACCCTAAAATCTATAGATCGAATCTCCTCTTCTGGAGAAATTATCAATAATTATGAAAGTATTAGTCAAGCAGCTAAAGAATTAAATTTAGATCCATCTTCTATAAGCAAGGTGTGTAAAGGAAAACTAAAACAAACTCACGGCTATAAATTTAGATATGCCGTAGTAAATAATAAAGAATAAAAGGAGAAATAATTATTATGACAAAAGCAGAAGTTATTACAAAAGTAGCAGAAACAACAGGAATCACAAAGAAAGATACTGGAGCAATGGTTGACGCATTTCTTCAGGTTATCACTAATGAACTGGCAAGCGGAGGAAAAGTAGCATTCACAGGGTTCGGTTCTTTCTCAGTTGTTGAAAGAGCTGCTAGAGAGTGTCGTAATCCGCAGACGGGAGAAACTATGATGACAGAAGCTCATCTTGCACCTAAATTCAAAGCCGGAAAAGCATTAAAAGATGCAGTGAAATAAATATTAAATTGCTGACCTGGTGAATTCCAGGTTGGCGATTTGTCCGGTTAGTCTAGCGGTTAAGACACTGCGCTTTCAATGCAGTAACACGGGTTCGATTCCCGTACCGGATGTTTGTATATTTGAGAGTTGTGGGTAATCTCAAATGTCATTTTCCGTATAGTCGTTTCTTTGGGGAGAACTGGAACTCCCCCCTCCTATTCTGCAAAGTAAATTCACAAGGTGTGGAACCGACCTGCTAAGTCGTGTGATCCGACAGGATTGAGTTTCGATTACTCTGCTTTGCGTTACAAGATATGTAGATTACAGCCCACCTCCTGTGGGAATTCGTAGGTGAAAATCCTACCATGTAACTCTTGGTTATGTGATTGTAGCATATCATGAATATAAAGATAACCGGATTGATTCCGGTTGAAAGGCAGGACTACTCTCCTGCCTTTTACTTATAATTAGGAAATGGCTGTGGGGCGGTCTGACAATCTGGAAAGACAGATTAATGTTGCGTGTCCGGTAGGTCGAGGGTGCAGTCTTGAAAACTGTCTGGGTGTAAAAGCCTCTGGGGTTCGAATCCCTAACGCAACGTCCGGGAGAACGGTAGAGATGGAGATCTACGGCGGTCTGTAAAACCGTTGCAATTGCTTTGAGTGTTCGAATCACTCTTCTCCCATGCGGTTGACAAATTAAATCAAAACTCCACAAAATAAGTAGATAAGTTTTACTATGAGATGTGTATACGCATGGATTAGGTTTATTAGAAGGTTTTGTCTCTGATTGCAACAGATAATGAGCCTTTTGAGTCTACAAATACCGCAGGTTACGTAGGATCGGTTCCTCGGAGCTTTCATAGGGCTTGTAGATGGGTTCAACTCCCATACCTGCTATTACTAAGATACTTCGGTATCTTTTTTTAATTGGATAAAAAGGAGGTGCTCTAGTGGCACAAGAAGTTGAAAAAAAGCCTGTACCAAGAGCAAAACCTAAAGCACCTGCTCAAAAAGTTATTGATCGTGCTATTGATGAAGCTCTCTATGAAGTAGGGCGTACTAAATTTACATGTAATATGTGTGGAAAGCTGAAAGATGCTTCCGACTTTTATAAAAGTACAGATCCTCTATGTACTACTGGTGTGACAAGAATATGTAAAATGTGTGCAGCAAAGTTGGCATATTCTGAAGATTTAAAAGGTAATAAGAAAGCCCCTGATGAACAGAGTGTCCAGTTAGCGCTCAGATATTTAGACAAACCTTTCTTTCAAAAGCTTTATGATGAATCTATTCTTGAAGCTGCTAACACTATGTCTGGTCGGCCCAAAAATAATACCTGGACTAGTTATATAAAAAATATATCTATGCCACAATATAATACATTAACTTGGAAAGATGGTGATTGTGGCAATAGCTCTACTCTTCTACCGTCTATTGGGTCTGTAGATAACTCTGATGAAGTAAAAAAAATGTATAAAACCAATAAAAGAACTGTTATTTCAGCTCTTGGTTATGATCCATTCGAATCTGCTGCTGATGCAGATAAACCATTAATGTATGGAAAATTAGTAGGTTTCCTCGATGAAAGTACGCAAGACGATGAATTGAAGTTAGGTGCCTGTGTAGAGATTGTACATAGTCTTAACCAATCTGAAAAAATCAATACTGTAATTAATGCTCTGCAGAAAACTCCAGAATCTATTATAAAAAATTCTGCTACTATCAAAGCTCTTGAAGCCACTAAAAAAGACATTATGAAAACTACTCTTGATTTGGCTCGTGATAATGGAATTAGTATTAAGCATAGCAATCATAATACTAAAGGTGCTAATACCTGGACCGGGAAAGTAAAAGAGCTTAAGGAAATGAAGCTTCGTGAACAGGAAGTAAATGCTTTTGATATAGGAACTTCTCAAGGTATGCTTCAGGTTGCGGAAGCCAGTACTGCTGCAATCATGAAACAGTTGGCTTTAGATGAAAATGACTATACTGAAATGATATCTACTCAACGTCAGAAGGTGTTGGAATTAGAAAATAAATGTGATGCTGCGGTTGAAGAAGCACGTATTCTTCGTAGAGAGAACGATGATCTAAAAAATTTCCTCAGAGATAAGAAATTGATTGATGAAAATGATGAGGTGATTGTGGAATGAAACAGACTGATTCTGGTATATGGGTTCCAGATACACCTACTATTTTTGTTAAGCCTACAGAAGAAATCATTTCTCAACGAAAAATGGAAGGAATGCAGAAACTTTCTGAAATTAAACAATGGGGATTAAGAAATCCAACCAAATTTATGGAAAGATTCATAGGCGTTGACCTTCTTGATGTGCAGACCTATACATTTATGAATTCTTGGGATAAGATGTATGCTCTATGGTTATGTACCAGAAATTATGGAAAATCGACATTGCTTGCATTATATTACATGACAAGAGGTATGCTTCTTAATAATTGTAGATGTTATATATGCGCTGGCACCAGTGACCAGTCCATAGAAACTTTTGAAAAGATTGTATCTATCGCTAAAAATGAAATTGAGTCATTTACTGGATTAACTGATGTATTTAGGAATGAAGTTGTCATTAATATGACCAATAATGATGGTTTTATAAGAAATCCTGCAGGTTTTACTTATAGATTGTATAATGGTAGCTTCGTTAAAACACTTAACAGTAACGTCAACGCGAAAAGAGGAAAACGTGCGGAAGCAGTTTGTTTTGATGAATCTGGTTTCCTGGACGAAGAAGTATTTCAGGTTATTGAACCATATACAGCTCAGGATAAGAACTTTAAAATGGGTGGAAGTGTAAATGTAACTACTCTTCCTAAAGAATTGCCTAACCAATTACTCTACACTTCAAGCGCCAGCACTACTGATTCTTACTTTTATAAAAAGTATAAAGAATACAGTAAAGCTATGATCTGGGGTTCCAAAGACCATTTTGTAGCAGACATCAACTGTGAGATTATGTTTAATGCTACATATAGAGGTAAGATTTATCCAGCATCTCTGTTAACCAAAGAAAAGGTTGACAATGCAATGCGTGAAAATAAAGAAAAAGCTCTTCGTGAGTATTACAATATATTCACTTCTGATGGCGGTGCAGATGCCATCTTCAAACGTTCTATGATAGTAAAAAATTCTACTATCCGTCCCCCAATTATGTTTAATGATACAAAAGACAGACTTTTTGCCTTAGCATATGATCCAGCTAGATCTATGGATAACTCTTTTGTCCTTGTTGGAGAATATTATAAAGATTCTTCAGACAATTGGAGAATGCGTATTGCTAATGGTATTAATTTTATGGATCTTAGTAAAAAGAATAAAACTCCTATGCGTACGCCTGAACAGGTCAAGAAACTGAAACAACTGATCCTTGACTATAACGGTGATGGAGTCGATGACTATACAAACATAAGTAATATCTTTATAGATGCTGGTTCTGGTGGTGCCGGTGTTAATATTGCAGATTATCTTATGGAAGATTGGTATGAAGAAGGACATGAAGGTGAACAGAAATATTTACATAGAGGTCTTATAGATAAAGAACAGTCGTCTGATTATGTCAAAAAATTTCCTAATGCTGTAGATAAAATTAAATTATTACCGCCTACTATGTATAAATCTATTATCTATGAAGCTGCTATTGAAATGATGAGACTTGATCTCATAGATTTCACTGCTGAGTATGATAATAAAGGATATTTAACAATGCTAGATATAGACGAAAAAGAAATGGCAAAAGCAAAAAAAGATTTAATTGCTAAGTATAAAGATAAATCTATGTCTAAAAGTGAATTAGATCGTTTAGTTGAAGAAGAACTTCAAGAAAGAAATTTGGCCTCAACTAAAATTTATAAACTATCTCCTGATGAGGAACTTGGTCTAGTACAGATCGACTCGCTAAAGGAGGAAATGGTTAATATGGTACGAAAGAAACGAGAATCTGGTAAAGATGGTTTTGAACTGTCTACAGAGAAGCAAAACAAATTGCATGATGATCGTTCGTATTGTTTCTCAATGCTCTGTTATGGACTCTCAGAACTTCGTAGAGAACATATTAAAAATAAGAAACGTCCCAAAAAAGAAAATATAGCTGCTGCTATGCCTATTCGTAAAGGTGTAGTAAGAAAAATGTTTAGTTAGGAGGTGAGACATTGGCTATTAAAGAGGAAAAAACAACTCAAGAGATAAAAAATTATGCTCTTAAACAACAGGCATTACAAGAAAAATTCGCTCAAGTAAAGCAAGCTGTACAGCTTATTGATTTAACTAAAACAGAAACAAGAACATTTACTGTATTTAGTAAAGATAAATTACGTCAATATATGCAAAACCCTAAAACCAATGAATCTAACCTTCGTAATTTGAGCAGATTCTTATATAGAGTTTCTCATAATTACAGAAGACTTATCTCCTATCAGGCAGAAATGGTAGATTTAACAGCTCTTAATGTTATACCTCAGATAGATTTTACTGAGGATGCGCATGACGATGAAAAAATAAAGACTAGTTATTTTAATACTTTAGTACAACTTGATAAGATGAATATGCAGTCAGAGATTTTAAAATGCCTATTGATTGCATGGCGTGAAGATACATTTTATGGTTATACATATGAAGATGATTCTGGATTCTTCATTTACCCTCTTGATGGAGATTATTGTAAAGTATCTTCTGTCAATTATGATGGCACTCTTAATTGTGCCTTTGATTTCAGTTATTTCAGAAGTCATACTGCCGACTTAGAATACTGGGATTCTGAATTTAATTCTAAATACAATTCCTTTCAAAGTGACAATACTCTTCGTTGGCAAGAGTTGGATCCAGAAAGAACTTTTGTAATTAAAGTTAACATTGATGATCCAACACTTAACATGCCACCTCTTTCTGGTTTGTTCGAACCACTTATTGATCTTATTGATCTCCAAAGTATTCAGTCGGTAAAAGATGACTTATCAATCTATAAACTTCTGGTTGCAAGATTAGAAACACTTACTAACTCTGACGAACCAGATGATTTCTCAGTAGATATTGATACAGCCATTGAATATTATAATAGACTAGTTGAATCTCTTCCAGATTGTGTATCTGCAGCTATCTCCCCTCTTAAAATTGAACCTATAGAGTTTCAAGGTGACCAGACTCAAGATGTTAATAGAATTGCTACTGCTACTTCGAATTTATTTAAAAATTCTGGTGGTGCACAGATTCTTGATAATAACAAAGTCTCAGGTACGACAGCTTTTACTGCTGCTATTCTTTGTGACACAATGATGGCTATTAAAACTGTCCTTCCACAGATAGAAGAACGAGTTAATAGATATCTTACTTTTGCTATTGGTGATGATCATGCTAGAGTAAAATATTTTGAGGTATCTCCTTATACAAAAGCTTCTAAAAAAGAAGAACTTATGAAATCTGGAGAACGAGGTGTGCCAGTAAAGCTAGCCGTTGCTGCTCTTGATGGTATCTCACCTCTTGAAGCTTTATCTATGGATTATCTTGAAAATACTGTTCTAAAACTTCACGAAACATGGATTCCTTTTAGTACTTCTTTCACATTGAGTGGATCTGCCTCACAGCAAGTTATTGATGGTAAAACAGATGATACAAAAGGTGGAAGACCTCAATCCGACAACCTTACAGATGAAGGTGAAAAAAGTAGAGAATCAGAAAAGTCCAGTGAACAGGAGGGATAATAGATGAACAAACATTTTATCCGAACTGCTGACCAGGAAACAGCAAATATTTTAAAATCTATTGGCTTTCCTCAGGTCGGCTATACTAAAGGTATCTATACATTTGCAAATTGTTCATCTCTTTCTTTTGCAAATGTAAATATAGATATAAACAAGCTAACTTATACCGATATTTATTGTGCAAGTTAGTACTCCTCTTCTATGAGGATAAAAATACACAATAGAAAGGAGGCTAACATGAAGAAAAAAGTACTTACATTAGATGATCTCTATTCTTTTTTTGAACAGAGGAATCAGACAACTGTATTCAGTGCCAAAGAGTCTGGATATAATATTGCAGTTCAGGTTCCGGCAAAATTTGAATTAGAAGATTCTGATGAAGATGATGGTTTTTTACGAACTAAATTCAAAGTAAATCATTTATATGAAAATAGAAATAAATCTTATATATCTGAAGAAGCTCAGTTAGAAGCTTTACCGTCTTTACACTATAGACCAGTTCTGGCCGCTATTACCACTTTATCTGATGGAACTACTGATTTTACTTCTCATGCTATGGAATTTGATGATGAAGGAAACATTACATACATTGAGCAACCTATTGGTGTTTTTGTCAATCCTGAAGGATATCATCTTGAGTATGATAAAGAACATGATAAAACATATGTTATTGCCGATGCGGTAATTTATAACGATTATTGTGCTCCAGCATGTGAAATTATTCAGCGTAAACAAGGAAGTAAAGTAAGTTGTGAATTAAGTATCTCAGAACTCTCTTTTGACACTAAGGACAAAGTGCTTCACTTAGATAAATTCAGATATAATGGTGTGACTTGTTTAGGCACTGATCCTATCACCGAGAAACCCGTTGAAGAAGGTATGGAGGGTGCCAGATTAGATATTGCTGATTTCAGTGAAGAGAATAATAGTCTTTTTACTAATACAGAAGAAAAATTACTAAAGGTTATTCAGTCTTTGCAGGAGACTCTTGCTAAGTTTGAAATTGAAGAACCAACGAAAGGAGGAAACCAAACGTTGAAACTCAATGAATTATTAGAGAAATACTCTAAAACTGTTGAAGACCTTGACTTTGATTATGAGTCTATGTCCGATGAACCATGAGTGATATTTTCAAAAAAAGAATGGCTTTATGCGGTAATACTGTATCAGACAGTATTCGTACTCAGTCAGACGAAATCATGCAGAAAACTTTCACCAATGACTTAGGTTACAGACAATGTAAGCTATATTCTAGGACTATGGAATACTTAGAAGATGTTGAAATCAAATATCAGTATTCTCAAACCTATACAATCAATAAGGACCAGGTTGAGTATCTGGCTCAATTCAGACCTGGCTATTTCCCTGAAAAGAAATATATGGACCAAGATAGTATTGAACGTTTTGGTTTTTATCTTGAAATACCGGATAAGAACACAGGTGTTCATGAGCTATGGCTTATTTTAGGGAAGAATGATAAAAACTCTTTCATAAGATATAACATTCTTAAATGTAATTGGATGTTTAAATGGATAAAGAATAAACAAATTTATAGTTGTTTTGGTGTATTAAGAAACCGCAACAACTACAACAGTGGCGTATGGAGCGATGGTTTCTTTACATCAGTAGATAATCAGTCACAGTTTATTGTCCCTACTACTCCAACTACGCAAACAATTGATTATAATGATCGTTTCATGTTGAGTGATTCTATGATTAGACCTTTAGTTTTTGAAGTGTCAAAACTAGAAGATACGTTCCCATGCGGAGTAACTAAAGTAACGCTTAAACAGGATCATTTCAATAAAGTTACAGATAATGTTGAATTAAAAATATGTGACTATTATGACTCTCCGGTTATTCCTCAAGAGCCAGAAATAGAGGACATTGTTTTATCATGTTCAGGTACTAATAGAGCTTTACGTGTTGGAGGCTCTAAAAGAACTATTTCAGTTGCGAGTAATATTAAAGATAAATCTGTCATTTGGTCTTATGAGTTCAATGGAAACAAATTATCTGTAGAAGAATTATCTAATGACTTTGAAATCTCTGAAGGTAAGAATACGTTAAGTATCAAAGCTTTGTTAAATTATAATAATTTAGGAAAAGTAATAAAGATTATTGCTACTCTTCCAAATAAGCAACCATCTTCTATTGAATTGGAGGTGATGCGATGAATCAAGAGCGTATTGATAGATTATTTTCTTGTAGAAATGAACAGGGATTTGACAGTATTTCTTATGATAAGAGAAAAATCTTAGAGGATTTATACAAAGATTCAGATATTATTGAAATCTTAAATAATAAAGAACTTCAAGCAGTTAATGCGTGTCCGGAAGATTATTATAATGTAAATATTTATTCTTTTTTAAAGATTCCAGATGCACAAAGTAAAGTCAAAAACTTTATTTGTTTTGAAGTAAATGACACTGAAATTGTATACTCAAATAATATTATGGTTTCTAAACAAATTATTTTTAGAACTATAGCTCACCAGGATGATGTCAGTACTATTTGGGGTATTGATCGACAGGATTTACTAGCAGCTTTAGTTAAAGAAAGATTTCAATGGTCAAACATATTAGGTACGCAGTTAATAAAAACATATGATTCTGGCAAAGTGGCTGAAAATGGTTATTACTATAGGAATATGCATTTTGAACAGACTGCTCCGAATGATATTCAAAATAGGCTTAAGAGTAATCGCTTAGATAAGTTAGGTCGTGATTATTATGGATAAACTTCTCATTTATTTAGGTGAGAACCTTAAAATTAATGATCAGATTACTATTTATCAACCTTCTATTCTTGATATAGCTAAATATGGAGAAAATCATTATTTTAATGTAGTTTATAAAATATGTTCTATACCTTCTGATTATAAGTCTGAATTGTGGGATCTTGGTTATAACTATAGTAAGTTGGATGATTTTGATTTATTCATACTTCTTACTCGTGATATAGGTGTTGAAGATACCTGTCTTCTTTTAGGTGATACTATTTCATTGAAAGATATGGCACCTTTAGTCGATCCGGAAACTCATAATATAATGCTTTATGATGAAAATACTGAATTAATAATTACTCGTGATATATACATAGAAATGATATCTTTCATTCGTGAGATGCACAATATTCATCCTAAGCGTGAACGAGCTGCAAACAAAGAAACCTTACAGCTATTAGTAGATGAAGATAGAAGAAAAAAAATTCAAAGAGTAAAAGAAGCTTCTCAAGAACCCTCTCCGGGTTCTTTTTTATTGCCTTTAATTTCATCTATGGTAAATAGTCCTGGTTTTAAATATGACATTAACAGTCTTAAAAGTCTTGGAATCTATGCATTTTTAGATTCTGTTCAAAGGATTCAGGCCATTAATACTGCTGCCTCCATCTCTGCAGGAATGTACAGCGGAATGGTTGATATGTCTAAGAATCCAAATCTACTTAAACAATTAAATTGGTTGCGTGACTTATCTAATGAGTACTCCTCTTCGAGCAATGTACGAGTCACTAAAACCGAATAATAAATCAAGGAGGAAAATATTATGGCAAATTTTGATTCTCTGGTTATTGATAGAGTCTTAGAAATTGTTGGTGAAAATAGCGATGGAGATTTACTCTATCTGTTAAACAATTTATCTAATGTTTCTATTAATACAACTTCTGAAAGTAAAGATAAAACAGATGCTCTTGGTGTACTGATTAAGAGATTCTATACATCCAAATCTGTAGAAGTATCTGCTGATTGTAACTTACTTTCATTCTCTATGCTGTCTCAGACATTTGGCACAGATAAGATTATTGCTTCAAAAGAATCTAAGATTCTTGCACCAAAAATCTTACATATTGATACAACTGGCATTAAGGAATATACAATTCCTGAAAAGCTGAAACCGAAAGCTCCACTTACAAAGCTTTATGCTCTGGAAGCAAACGGCACATTAGGAAAAGCTTATACTGCTTCTACTACTGCTGCTCCTACTGCTGATACTTTTGTATACACTGAAGATAGCGGAAAAATTACTCTTCCTACTGGAGTAACAGGTACTCTTATTGCTAAATATGAATATGAGACAGAAAGTGGTGTTAAGGTTACTAATGAGTCTGATAAGTTCCCGACTACTTCTTCTATTACAATGAAAGTTCTTGTTGCAGACACATGTTCTGTAGATGTAGTTCGTGCAGCTTATATCGTATTCCCAAGTTTCCAGGTAGCACCAGATTGCGATCTGACACTTGAAACAGATAGCACAATTACATTCTCTGGTGTAGCTCAGAGAGATTATTGTCAGACAGGTTCTCCGCTGTATTACATTGTAATGACAGAGGACGACGTAGAGGAGTAATCCTTAAGTTGTTATACCCCGGTTCATCCGGGGTATTTCTAATGAGAAAAAGGAGGAATACTCAATGAAATCAAAACCAAGAATTTGTGTAACTTGTGGCACTACTTATGAGTATTGTCCTAAGTGCACTAAAGATGCAGATAAACCTGTTTGGATGGTAGCTTTTCATACAGAAGAATGTAGAAAAGTATATAACATTATTGCTAAATACAATACTGGTGATGTGACCAAAGAGGATGCAAAAAAAGAATTGGCTGATGCTGTTACTCATAAAACAAAATTTACTAAACCTATTCAGGATAAAGTAAATGAAATTATGAAAGAAGAACAGCCTAAAGCAAAAACTAAAAAAATAGTGACGGAAAATTAAATATTTTATTGAGGGGAAAGCCGCACTATTTTTGCAGTTTCCCCTTATTTTTTTTCGGAGGAATTAAATGGAGATTGTAATACCTAACTTAAAAGGAGTTCCTTATGATCCTGTTCAAGCAGTAAAAATTATTGATCCAAATCAACAGAAACTCTACCTCAAACATGGATTAAAACCTTTAGATGTTTATTATAGTCCAGATGTGATTGTAATGTTGTTTGATAAAAAAGAAAGTTATCCGTATTACAAAGAATATCAAAATTATACTTTGGAGTGATAACGTGAGGAACTATAAAAAAAGATCTAAATATGGTGTCGATCAAACTACTAAAGGTAAACAGAATCGTACTGTTATAGATAGGAAAACAGAAAAAGAAGTATGTTTCGATTCTCTATTAGAGAAAAGATTTTATGAAGACATCGTATGCACTGGATTGGACTCTGGCGAAATTATAGACTATGAACTACAAAAAAAATATAAATTACAACCGTCTTTCAGGCATAATGGAAAGACTATACGTGCAATAGATTATGTTGCTGACTTTTGGGTCAAATACTCAGATGGAAGCGAACGTGTCTACGACACTAAAGGTGGAATGGTTGATCCTTCTGCCAAGATTAAACGGAAACTGATGTATTATATCTATCCTGATTTGGACTATGTATGGATCACTCATACTAAGTCTACTGGTTGGATCGATTGGGATGAAAATGAAGCTTTAAAAAGAGCAAGGAAGAAAGAGGGAAAAAAGGATGGAAATTAATATTTTAGAATTTGTAAAAGAATATAAAGAGAACCCAGTAGGGGCTTTAGAAAAACTTGAAGTTGAAAATTATGTGCCGTTTGCTACTAAACGAGCACTTATAGATACAGTTATTGAAAGTATTATTGAATATGATACTTCTCTTCTTACATACGAACCAATGAATAAGCATTTAAACTTTTCTCTGACATGTGTGGTTATCTATACTAATCTCACCTACGAAGACGAAGAAGGTCTTGATGCTTATGATGCCTTAGTATCTTCTGGTCTTTTAGATAAAATTATTGAAATGATTGGTGTTGATTATGGAGATATGGTCGCTATGTTTGAAGAAACACTTTCTGCTCGTATTTCATTTACTAACTCTATGTCTAATAGATTAAGTGCATTATTTGGAATATTAGAAAATGTTTTTAAAGAAGCTACTCCGGAACAGTTAGATTATTTACGAAAGTTGGCTGATGTAAAAGATGGGGACAATTCCACAGTTAAGAAAGCTGATTGACCAGGGAATAACTATTGGTTTACAGCAGTTTGTTAATGACTACAAGCCTAAGATGGAAAGAGATGCACAACAGTCAGAAGAAAAATATTATAATGACTATTCCTCTTGGGCGGATGGTTATAGACTTTATGATTTAAAAAATATTCATACAATTACAGGCTTTGCTTATAGTCGAAGTGCAGAGCTTAGAGCACGATTTGATTCAAGCCATATGTCTGGAGGACATGGCATATGGGAACCATTGGAAGGTGATCCAGAAATAGTTTTTTCTTGGGGATTTGAAACAGGTAATCATGGATTTCGTAAAACAATAACTCCTATCAGAAATTATTGGGAACAATATTTTCGTGCTAGAAAAATGCATGCCAAAGGGCAAGCAACAAAATTCGTTATCAGCGGATTACATTCTGTTGGTTTATAAAGTGAGGTGAGAAAATGGCTGATTATATAATAAACGTTGGTGTAGAAGTTGAAGACAGTGCGCTAAATACATTAGAAACACGAATTAATTCTTTAAAAGAGAAGCACATTAAACTAGGTGTGGAATTAGGTAATACTAAACAGTTAACTAAAAATGCACAGATGGCGGTAAAGACAATAAGTAAAGCAACTGCCAAAGCCGCTAAAAATACTCCTGTTATTAAGGGATCTAATCTTGTAGAACAGATGGTCGATCCCGAAAAAGCTTTAAAATCTATGGCTAATACAGCCAGTAAGCTGTCAAAGTATCAGGGCAAGCTTGATCTAGGAGAAGTAAAACTTTCCGTAAATCAAGGTATTATGGGGGAGCTTGATGGACTTTTAGCCAAACTTAATGAAATAAAATCTACAGCTAAAAACATGGGCTCTATTAAGCTTACTGTTGGAGACAATATAAAAACTAAAGACGGTAAAATAGTTATTGGAGAAACTACTAGTTCTTCTAATACTGCAAGATCTGCAGGTATTACTCTTAGACAAGCTCAAGCTGAAATTAAAAGGAATATGAAAACTGCTGGCACTTTACAGGACCAGTATGTTAAAGGACTTATCAATGAATCTACATATAAGCAATCCAGGAATTCCCTTTATCGCCGCAATGGCGAACTAGCAAAACAAATTCGGAGCAATGGGACAGCTGCTGATTGGGCTACTACTGCTGCTGATGTTAGACAAGCCCAAGCTAAGAATCAAGAAGCATACAAAGCAATGACTCAGAGTGCTTCAGAATATGACAAAGTTATCACTGATTTGGGTGAGAAACAGAAGACATTCAATAAAATGGCTCAAGTATATAATCCTAACAATGGTAAACCATTAGATAAAACTCTAGGACAAGGTTATGATGAAAGATTAAAATCTTTTAATGATACATATGAGCAATTAAAAAAATCTCGTGATAGTCTTGCGACTCTTACTGGAGACGAAAGAGACACTGAGCAAGTACGTTTTGCTGCTCTTCGCTCTGAAGCCAATCGTCAAGCTAGGTATCTCGGTAATACTAATCAGTTTTTCTCACGTACTCCAAATAAATATAGCCGTTCAGAATATATTGGTACAGATTTAGATCCAGCATCTGATAAGGTCCGTCTTAAGATGGAACAAATGTCAGCAGATCTGGCAAAAGGAAGCAAATACACAACAGAGTTTAATGCAGCACAAGGTAAAATGTATGCTACTATTGATAGAGGGTCTGGTGTATTTGAAAAATATCAATTAGCATATAAAAATGGTCCAGGTAATATTGACCAATCTCTTACTAAAGTTACTCAAAGTGTAAAACCTTTATCTAGTTATATTTCTGAAATGGGACAAAAGTTCCGTAGTCTTAGCCAGTATCTTGTAAGTAATTTTGGATTCCAAGCATTAACAACAGGTGTCAGATCCGGTGTCGAATCAATAAAAGAATTAGATTCAGCGATGACTGAACTTAAGAAAACATCAGATGGTACAAAACAAGAATATAGAGACTTTACTACTCAGGCTAGAACTGATGCCAAAGACATTGGTAGTACAACCACTCAGATTACTAGTAGTGCTGCTGATTTTTCTCGTCTTGGATATAGCTTAAATGAATCTCAGACTTTAGCTAAAAATACAGGTATTTTAAAAAATGTATCAGAATTCGGATCTATAGATGATGCAACAACCGCTATGATTTCCATGATGAAAGCATACGATGTAAAAGTTGATGATTCTATGGATCTCGTTGATAAAATGAATCTTATTGGTAACAACTATGCAATTTCTACAGACGGAATTGCCACTGCTTTACAAGATTCAGGTTCAGCATTAGTAGCAGCGGGGAATGACTTTGATAAATCAGTTGCTCTTGTTACGGCAGCAAATAGTGTAGTGCAGGATCCATCGAAGGTAGGTGCTGGTCTTAGAACAATTGCATTACGACTTAGAGGCACTTCTGCTGAAGAATTATCTTCTATGGGTGAAGATACAGAAGGTCTTGTAGAGACCACTTCTAAACTTAATTCAAATATTAAATCTCTTACTGCCGTTAACGGTAAGGCTGGAGTTTCTATTCTTGATATGAATGGAAACTATAGAGATACTTATGATATTTTAAAAGATATCTCTCAGGTTTGGGATGATATTGGTAAGCAAGATTTGGCAGATGGTCAGAATAGACAGGCTGCTCTGCTTGAAATGATGGCAGGAAAAAATAGAAGTAATATTCTTGCATCCATATTGCAGCATCCTGAATTGCTTACAGATGTTTATAATGATTCCGCAAATAATTATCAAAATTCAGCTCAGAATGAGCTTAATACATACCTTGATTCTATCGAAGCAAAAACAACTAAAATCAAAGAATCTTGGTCACAGCTATGGCAATCAGAAGGTAGTACTAATACTTTTAAAGGATTGCTTGATATTGGCAACGGCGCTGTAGGGCTCTTAAATGGTTTGGGACTTAATAAATCCTTAGCCGGAGTCGGCGGTATGCTTGTTAGCCATGCTATGAACTGGGGTGGGACAAATTATCAGTTGGTCCTTTAGAAAACGCCCCATGTAACCTGGTGGTGACACGGAACGATCTCATATGAGAAAGGGGTTACTAAGCAAACAACCGAAACTGTCTTTATTCGAAGGAATAGAGAAATGCTTTTAATTTAGCATTCAGGGTGAACCGAAGTATATACTACTCCCCTATTACAGCAATGTAATAGGTATAGTAACAACGTATATATATGGGTGATCTGCAGCGAAGCTTCTCTCTGAGAAGAACGTTCATCGACTATAATGGGAACTTGGTCTCTGGATCAAGAGGGAATAGTCAGGACTGTTAGGCAGCTTACGCCGAATAAATTAAAGGGTAAATACATCTTACTCTCGTAAGCAATCTTACCTTATGTGCAAAGGTGATGTAAGCACAAAAGCAAGAAATTACTCTCCTGCTTCTTTATGTTTAATATAATACGTACAATCTTCGTTTTCAAAATAGGGACATTCCTCTTCCTTGCACTCTTTATAAAGAGGACATTCTAATATTTCCATAATCTTTAAACCTCCATAGTATAGTTTTATTGACTGTCTAAAAGAAATTATTGATTAATTTTCAGAATATAACCTTTAGTGATTTAAAAAACATTGATCTAACTCTAATAATATTTTTTCCAAATCATCTATATTGATAATAAGAGAAAATTTTCCTTTATGGTCTTCTCTAATATCTTCATCTTCAAATTGTATAGCTTTTATTTCAGTACTTGCGTTATGAGTTAATGGATGAATCATTAAACGATCATGACAAACAGCATTCCTTAAATGTTTGATTACATTTCTTTCACAATTATTTTCTTTATAAGTGTTTTTATAATTCTCATTATACGTCTTATTAGTGAGTCTTTTTAATGTAGGCACATTTTGAAAATTATTTTTTCTATTAGATAGATAATTAAAATATTTCTCTTTTGGAAAAACAAGTAATCCCAAAAAAGAGTTAATTAATTGAGTGACCTCATAACATTTTTGATATTCAAATTCATTAGCAGACATAACCTTTTTCAAATAAGAAATCTTTGCTTCTTTATTATGACCAGCTAATTTTTGAATCATAAAATAATTCATTTGTGTCCTACATATGAACTCTTTAACATAATCATCATCTTTAAAGTTACTCATAAACTATCACCATGTATATCCGCATGCATTGCACTTAAAGCTCTTGTTAATCTTCTTACTGAACAATCCCAACATCCCTACTGATACCATACGTTCTCCTGTAGAGATTTTACGGATATTGGTGGAGCCACAGGTTGGACATTTAGGCCCAGTAGAGAATTTCTGAGCATTCTGTTTGGCATACCATCTGTCTGTTATCTTGTTTCGTTGTTCTACTCCTTCAGGGGATTCCCAGTATTTTCTTTCTGCAGTGGCTGCTTTGGTAACATCAGAGTCTAGCTTGCCATAGAAATATTTCTCTCGGAGCATTTCATCAGATTCTTCTATGCTAGGATAATCGCCATTATGGTTTTTTTTATACTCTTCTATTACTTCTGCATAAGCTTTAGAAAAGTTTATTGTTGTACCTATAAGATTACCCTTTAAACAACTTGAACATAAATCACCTATAGTATTTGAACAACTCACTGCTCCACATTTATTACAAAATAAAAGTTCACTCATAATTTTCACCTTTTATATAGTTTTTAAGATGAACTATATTATATCACAGTATCTGGTTTTTGAAAAGAACGATCAAGGTGGAATTTTACCAGAAACACGTTGGAGTAGAAGAACAAGATTGTACAACGAAGGTCGTGCGGAGGCTTTATCAAATTGGAAAGAATATGATAATGACACAAGAGCATTGACCCAGCTTAATAATGCACTTCAGAATAATGGTCAAACTATTACCGATAACGCAGAAAGACAGAAAATTGCTGATAAAACTCTAAAAAATGCCAGTGAAAGAGCGAAAGAATATGGTAACCAAATTGTAGCGAATACGAAAACTCTTAGTGACTTTAAGAAAGAGAATGAAGTAGAGGACCCCAATAAGCAAGTAAAACCTAAATTTACTGATGGATTAAAAAGTTTTGCTTCTTCTGCACTTTCATCAATTGGTAATGCTGTTGTTTCTGCCGGTACAGCAATGATTGCACAGCAATTAATCTCATGGGGACTTCAAGGTATTGATGCTATTGTTCATTGGGATGATAACATTATTGCTAAAGGAAAAGAAGCAAAAGAAACAATCCTTGAGCAAAATCAAACTTATAAAGATCAGAAGTCTCAATTAGAAGAGCTCCAAGAACAATATACAAAATACGCTTCAGGTGTCAAAATCTCTGGTAATATTATTAAAAATGCCACTCTTTCGGATGAAGATTTTCAAGCGTTTCTCGATACAAGTAATCAAATTGCTAACTTAGCACCTTCTATGATTGATGGATGGGACTCTGAAGGCAATGCTATTCTTAAATTTGGAACGGATACCAAAGAAGCTAATCAGCAAATTTCAGATTATATTCAACTCCAACGTGACGTAACACATCTATCCATTAGAGATAATCTACAGGATGAGTATAAGGGTGTAGTTAAAGATGCAGAGAAAACTGGAAAAGAAATTTCTAATAAAAAAGATCAAAAAAAGGAAGCAGATACTATTGCATCTGGATGGACCGCATTAAAAAATGCAACCGAAACAGATGGACCTATTACTTTTACTACAACTGCACCACAAAAAGAAGTTGAAGAATTACTAGATAAATATAAAGTTACATCGTTAATAACTAGCGATGTAAATGGTGATACTTATACAGTAGATATGTCAGAGCTTTCTGCGGCAGATAAAAATGCTCTTAAAACGTCTCTTGAATCTAAAGAAGCATTGGCTCAAGGTAATGCCAATTTAATTGAATCTGAAAAACTTGCTCAAGAAGCTGTACAAGCATCTAAATGGAAAGATTTACTTCCAAGTTTACAAGCATATGTTGAATCATCAAATATGTTTGATAACATGGATTCAGATGTTGCGGAAAGAGCTAAAAATGGCATTAACACAATGCTATCCAATATTGATATTTCTAAAATGACAGATCAAATAAAAGATGCTGGTGGTATTGATGGTTGGATTGATAAGACTTTAATCGCTCCTATGACATCGGGTTCGAAAGATGTTCAAAAAGCTTGGGCTGACCTTTTTTCATTGGAAGACTCTTATGGTTCCGAAGATTCAAAGATGACAGTTGGAGAATGGTCCAAACAGCGAAATGATTATCTTAAAACAATTTCTGAAGGTACTGGTGAAAGTTTTGATAGTCTTGCTAAAAAATTAGGATATAAAACTGATGAAGGTTGGACTGTTAGAGAACAGATTAACAATGCAGCTGCTCGTCTTTATGGAAAAAACTATGATAGAGACCAAAGAGCGGAAATAGGTAGTTATTTAAATGGATTGACCAAAGATAATTATGAAATAGCTATTGATTTACTTATTAATGGTGATAAAGCATTTTCTTCTTTAGATGAATTTAAAGAAAAAGTTAATGAAGCAATAAGCAATGCTAAGAATCAGGCAGATGAAGCTGCTGTTTCTTTAGATTCAATGGAAACGAAAGTATCAACTGCTAAGTCTACTCTTTCTTCTATGGGAACTATTCTTACAGAGACTACTTCTGCAGGTGGAATTTCTAAAGACAATGTTAAGATCCTTTCTACTGCTTTCAAAGATGTGAAAGATCCTCGTGGCATTGAGCAAAATGTTAATGATTTATTCACCACTACTTCTGATGGTATCAAACTAAACATAGATGCTTTGAAAACCTTTACGGAATATCAGGCTGAAGCTACTGATGGAGATTTCGAAAAGGGTATTAAGTTACAGACTAAAGCTATTGCCGAGCAAGCAGAAGAAACAGATAAAGCTTGGAAAGCTATTGCTAAAGCCGATGACAAGGAAGCAGCTAGAGCAACTTATAACGCAGAAAAAGATAAATTAAAAGATGCTAGAGATGAATATTTATCTTATATGCAATCTCAGTCTGAATGGCAAGCAACTAAGAAACAGCAACAGGAACTTCTCTCCTATTATTCTCAGTGGCAACGTGCCCAGAGTACGGAGAATGCCGGAGATAAATATAATAACATTGTCGCCGGACTAAAGAATGCTAAAGATGCATATGATAAAGGTCTTGTAGGTACAGATGATTTTAAATCATTTGCCGCTCTTATTTCTCCTACAGGTTCAGATGATAGAGCAAACTTTGCAGAGAACTATGGTAAAGCTGTGAGATACCTCACAGAAGATAAGACAGGTGTTAATAATTTCTTAGCTGATCTTAAATCTAAGGGTATGGCATTTTATGATGATGCAAGTAAAAGATGGTCATTTGACATAGATGATATGAGTAAAGCCGCTCGATCAATGGGAATCAGCAAAGAATTCATGAGTGCTAACTTCGGTCGTCTTCGTGATTATGGCATTGATAATAACTTTATATCATCTATAGAGGAAGGTATAGACAGAACTCAAGAACTTACTTCTGCCCTTTCAGATGAACAGAAACGACTCGAAGAACTGAAAAATACAGATAGTACTAACACTACTGCTATTTCTGCTTCTGAGGATAAAGTTAATAAATATAAACAGGATTTAAAAGAAACCTATGATAACATGGAGTCTTATTCAGAAGATGCTGCTCAAAATGCTATTGATAATTTCAATTCATCTGCCATGGGAGCGCAAGCCTACGAAGAAGAGATAAAAAGAGTTCAAAAAAATGATCAATTGACAAATGATCAGCGAAATGCAGCTATTAATCAATTAAAAGCTAAACAAGAAGAGCTAGCTGCTTCTGCCGGTACAACTGTTGAAGCTCTTTTAGGAACAGATGTATCTTCATTAATGGATGGTATCATAACAGATTCTGCTTCTGTTACTACAGCTCTTGATGGTATCAATAAAGCATATGAAGAACAGAACACAGATGTTACTTCTTTAGTAGATACTCTTGGGAAATATACTTCTGAACAGTTAGAAGGTATAGATTTCAATGACGGTAAATGGGACACTGAATTAGGCGATGCTGAAAAAGCTGTTGAATCTTTATGTGAAAAACTCGGTTTAACTAAAGACCAAGCTCGTTCTGTTATTGAGGCTTTAAAAGAAGCTGGTAAATTAAAAGATTCTGAGGAAAGTAGTGATTCCTCTAAAGAAACTACTAAGGGGTCTTGGGAGAAACCACAGACTGCTGAACAGATGGGATTCGGTGATGATCCTGACAGAGCTGCTGAATATACACATTCATTGGAAGCTCTTACTGCTGCCCATAAAGAAAACGATGCCGCTACTGAAAAGTCATTTGAAACCCTTTCTAAATATAACCGTACACAATTAGAGGGCATCAAATTAAATGATGGTGCTTATAATGTTGAGGGTATGGAACAGGCTGAGAATGCCATACAACAGTTAGCAGATAAGACTCAATTGTCCAAAGATCAGATTCTTACTGCTCTTGAAGGTCTTGGTGTTTTGAAAGTTAATGCTCCTACTATGGATGCGACAAAAGGTTTGGAAGATTTAGTTTCTGAGGCTAAAGATGCACAGGACGAATTGTCTGACCTTACTGGCAAAACATACACATTTGATTTTGATACTACTGATTTAGATACTGCTCATAAACAGGTAGCTGACCTGCAGGAAGAAGTAAATAAATATAGAGATCGTGATGGCAAATTCCATTCAGAGTATACTGGCGGAGAACAAGTGCAATCAATGTACAAAGCCGCTATTGCTCAAGAACAGAATGCTGAATATAGTTCTTCTGCTATTGGGCAGTCTAGTTTATCATCAGATGTCGTACAAGCTGCTCAAGATTTCATGCAAGCTAAGAATGAAATGGATCAGCAAACACAACTTTATCAGAATGGTATGGACAACACCCTTGATCAGGCTACTCAAGATGCCAATGCAGCTTTTGAAACCTTACAACAGGCTCAGACTGATTCAGGTATCAAATTAGTAGATACAGACAATATTCAAACTGCCGAAGATCAGTTATTACAATTATCCAATGAGGATATTAGTGATAAAATCAAAATAGATGTTGATACAACTTCTGTTGATGACGCTCTTGCCGATGTACAAGCACTTGCAGCAGACGGAAAAATGGGAAGTATTGACTTAGATTTTGATGTTAATACGATGTCTATTGATGATATAGATTCTAAGATAGAAGAATTGACAAATCAACAGAAAGTATTAACTATTCTAGGAGATGTTGAGGGAGCAGATAAAGTACAAGCTCTTATTGATGCCTTGCAGCAAGTACATGACAAACAAGTTGAAGTTGTTGCACAGACCCAAGGTGCAGATTTAGTAGACCAACTCCAGTCACGAATAGCCGAATTGCAAGATAAAAATGTATCTATTGATGCAATTGTTCAAGATGATAAAGTTCAAAGTCTTATAAGTGAAATTGCTGCTCTTCCACCAGAAGTACAGATTGCTATTGGCGTAGATGAAAGTAATGTAGGAAATGCAGAAGCTATCAAAGCTCAGATTGAATCCGATCCTGCAAGTGTTAATGTAAATTATACCAAAGGTGATCAGGAACCTGCTGAAGATCAAAAAGCTGATGTAAATTATACATTAGGATCTCAAGATCCTCCAAATGATAAGACTGCAAAAGTAACTTATACTTTAGGTTATCAAGCTCCACCTTCGGACAAAGTAGCACATGTTACGTATATAGGTGGTAAAGCTTCTGGCACTATGACCTCAATTGCTCACGCTTCCGGCACAGCTTATAATGTTCTTAATATGAAACCTCTCTCTTCTGCTCATGCAAAAGGAGAAGTAGCACTTAAACATGATGAGCAAGCCCTTGTTAATGAGGTAGGCATCAATGGTCATTCTGAATCTATAGTGCGTGATGGTGTATGGTCACTTATTCCTGGTGGCGCACATATGGAGAACTTGAAAAAGGGTGACATCATATTCTCTGCACAACAGACAGAAGATTTATTGAAACGTGGTGCTACGCATGGTCATGCAAGAGCATATGCACAAGGCACTGCTTCCGGTGTAACCCTTGCTCCTGCCTATGCAGACGGTACATCAGAATTAGATGATACAATTAAAAAAGTAAGTACTCAAGCTAAAGACTGGATAGAAACTGCTCTTGATCGTTTAGAGAGAATCGTTGAAAAGTATCAAGATATCGCTGAAAGCGATTATAGTAATTATAAGTCTTCTGAGAAGAATTATAATAAAGCACTTAAAAATCTGAATAAACAATTACAGACACAAAAAGATTCCAGAGCAAAATACGTAGCTAAAGCAAATGAAGTTGCTTCTGCTGTTGGTTTATCTGATGAACTGAAAAAGAAAGTCCAGAATGGTACAATCAATATTGAAAGTTTATCCGAAGATGATAAGAAACGTGTTGACGCATATCAGGAATGGTATGAAAAAATCTTGGATTGTGACAAAGCGATTCGTGAACTCACTAAGTCACAGAAAGATTTAGCTAAAGCAAAGGTCGAACGTGTTATTGAAGCTTATGACACCGTCATAGGTAAACGTGAGAATAAAGCTGACTATTACAAAGCTAAACAGGAATTGAGAATCTCACAAGGGTATAATCAGAAACCTGGTTCTAAATATGAAAAATACATGAAAAAGGAACTCTATTATACCAATGAACAGAAACGTCTTACTGATAAAGAAATAAAAGAATATAAAGGTAGGATGAAAGAATATCTTAAGGTAAATGGACATAAAACTGTCGATCCAGAATACCAAAAGATGAAGAAACAGCTTTATAGTCTCCAGACAGAGGCTGTTAAGTTAGAAAATGAAGCTGCTGAATTAGTTCAGGCTTTACAAGATAATCGTGAACAGATAAAACAATGGGCTGTTGATCGCTGGGATCGTGCAGGTTCCAAGCAGGATGCAGTAATTGATTACGCAAAAGCAAATGATAATCCTGAGTATCAGATTAACGAAAAGATTTATCAGGAGCGCATTAAATCTAATGCGAGACAGATTAATGCACTTCAAAAGCTTCGTGCAGAAAAAGCCGAATACTATGATATTCATTTTTCTTCTATGAACAATGAAGAAGCTCAGAAGTATCTTGATTCTATAGCACAGATTGACGAACAAATTTTAAAAATCGGCAGTGATATAGAAAATCTGAAAAATGAAATCATGGAGCTTCGTTGGAAACCATTTGATGATGCACAAGATAAACTATCAAATGTTATCACTGAATATCAGACTATGCAAAAACTTCTCGGTGACGCTGAAAGTTTTTACAATGATGATGGTTCATTTACTACAAATGGATTAACTAACATTTTATTAACTCAAGAATCTATAGATGCGACAAAACAGAAGATTGCTAACTATAGGGAAGGTCTTAATAAGCTTGAAGAACAATATAAAAATGGTTGTTACAGCTTAGACGAATACAATGAGAAAAGCAAACAACTTCTTGATGGTATTCAACAAGAATCTACTGCTCTTTCTGAACTGAAACAGAATATGCTTGATATGTATGAGACTCAAATTAAGAAAGAGAATGATTTACTTCAGGAAAATATTGATAAGCGTAAAGACGCTCTTTCTGCTAAAGAGAAATATTACGATTATGACAAAACTTTAAAAAAGAAGTCTAAAGATATTAATACTCTTAAATCCCAGATAGCTGCCCTTGAAGGAACCAGTAATGCTGCCGCCAAAGCTCGTCTTGAGAAATTACGTGCAGAACTTGCAGATGCCGAAGATGATATGGCAGATACCATGCATCAACACGAAGTCGATATGAAAAATACCGGCTATGAGAATTTCTCTAATGAAGCGAATAAAGCTCTTGATAATACACTTGATGCAGTAAAGAAAAATTCTTCGTTTCAGGAAGCTATTATTAGTGGAATGCTTACCAATGTAACCACTAATTATGATAACACATATAAACATTTACATACTGTGATGGATCAGTATGGTGTTAAGGTGTCTAGCACATTTGATACTATGATAGGTAAGTCTGCTGATTTCAATACAAGTTTGATTCAACAGATAAAAGCATTAGAAACCATTTCTAATATGAAAGTTACTCTTCCATACGGAACAAGCAATGGACAAGGTGGTTCTACAACTGGTAATAATACATATACCGGTGCTGAGAATGGTATTCACAATACATTTAATAGCAATAAAGACTCCACTGGTGCTGGAAATGAAACTCCAGGTACAGTTAATGGAAAAAGTTATAGTTTTTCATTAAACAAATCAGAAATATTCTTGACACCAAATGAATCTTATAAATTGAAAGTTACATGGTCTCCTACCGCACCTTTACATTCAGATATTAAATGGTCTAGTGATAAAACTGATGTTGCAAAAGTTTCATCGTCTGGTAAGGTTACGGCTACAAAAGGGGTACAAACTTCTAAAGGTGGCGGAGTGACAGGAATCCTAGTCGGTGGACTGGAAAAAACATTTAAGGCTACTATTACAGCTAAAAGTGATTTTGGGAGCAAAACTTGTGTTGTACATGTAATGCCAGATGCGCATTACGACGCAATTGAAGAATATGCAAATAAAAATGGATTGGCTATGACCAATGATAAAATGCAGGCAGCTCTCGAATATGCTTATCGAAATGGTGGAAACCATGCTGATAAGGCAAACATAGCAGTTGAGGGATTCAAAAAAGCTTATTTGAATGATAAACCAACATATTTAAAGAGTTGAAAAAATGTATTATGTTGTTGATAATAGAAGAGTAATGAGTCTTTAATAAAGTGCTGTTCAAACTCTTTTACAAATGTTTCAGAATCAGCATTTACAACCCAAGTCAAAAGATCGTTCCAAGCCTGTCTGCCAGCCTGAATTTCTTCTTCTGTACAATTTGGATTCTGATATCTCATTTCGAATGAAGTATCTCCACCCCATTCTTCATTTGATAAGTCATCAGATAAGAAACGGCACTGAGGATCAGTATTATTTGACACTTCAACAATGAATTCTTTGTGATTCTCTGGATCCATTCCCTGTGCAACTGTATTCTTCTTACTGTTACCAATATCACCTGCAGCATAGAAGTGCCACTGACCATCTTTGAACTCTACAGCATTATCTACATCTGTTTCTTTTAAGAATACAACACAAGGATAGAACTGCATAGTATCACGTACACGAGGATCTTTCTTTCTAGCAGGACGGATATATGGGTTGAATTCCTGATATTCTCCTTGAAGACCTGCATTATTGATATTCTCAGAAGAAGCAATATTTACTTTGACATTGAAATAGTTGATTCCAATAGCATTTTCATCCATAGAATAAACATTGGCAGTTGTATCATCTGCGAATGTAAATCCATTCTTACAGTTAAGTTCCAGATTTCGACCAGAATCACCATAATATTCAGAAGAGGTTCCCTGTCCATTATGAATACCATCACGAGAGATCCAGTTATCAACAGGACGACCATTCTTATAGATCTGCTGTACAGATGTAAATGGTACTTTATTTTTCTTACCAGTTGTAAATACTGGTACTTCCAGTTTAATGATTCTCAAGTCTGGACATTTTTCGGCCAGTACATCAGGATCAAGTCCACCAGAAGAATCAAGAATATCATTGCGGTTGTATCGGTTGATAATTTCATTTGCATTTTTTGCATCAGCAATGAAGTTATCCAGAATCTCATCATCAGTGAGGTTCATTGTATAAGCTTTTATTCTGTATACAATAACGTCGCAGTCATCAGAACCGATTGTAATACCTACAGGATTTGTCTGCGTGAAACTATCAGAAGTGGCATACAGTTTTACTCTTGTAGGAATGCCATCAACCCACATAACCATTTCTGTATATTCACTGTCCGGCAGAATATTAAATTCCAGCTCCATATAGTAATCTTCACAATATGGGACAGAGATTTCGTTCTGTTCAGATTTCAGTGTTGCTTCCTGAGCTTTTACAGTATAACCAAGATTATCTGCAAAACAGGAGAGTACTTGAGCTTCATAGTTCTTTACATTTGTACATTTATAAATGAATTTAAAGTTCTTGCCAGTTTTCTTTGCATCATCAGCAAATAACTGATATGGGATAGTAGCAGCAGTTCCTGCTTTTACGCAGAAATAAGTATCTCCATCTTCATCGACCTGATAACCACCATTTGTTGTATCAAAGTTATCTGACACTTCAATTGTAAGATTATCATTGATCTTCAGCCAGTCAGCTTCACCATTGTTTTTACCAGATGGATTAAAGTCAAATGCAAGGTTTGTAGTTACCGGAGATACATTGATATCCAGTTTCTCAATAGTAGCAGTAAGAATCTTTGTGATTCTACGGCAACTGATAGTAAGAGACTGTTTGCCTATTGCGGTAGACTTGTAGCTCCAGATCTGAGCAGTTCTTCCAACCGTAAGAGTAGAAGCAACTTTGCCATCAACAGAGAGTTTTACAGTAGCAGGATTATGTTCTGGATCATATACAACATATTTGATGCTTGTTGTATTGTACTGTTTTGCAGTAAATTCAACCATAGAACATCCAATAATAGGAGTAGTATTTCCTTGTTCAACCCAGATAATATCTTTATATACTGACTCAGAAGTTACGTCCTGATTATTGATACTTGCAGTCATATACACTTTCAGAAGGTGAGCACCATGACTCTGTTTTGCCAGAGTATAAGTCATCTGTCTACCAGAAGCAGTTGTTTCAACTCCTGCAATTTCTTTTCCGTCAAGAACAAAATGTACAGTCTTATTAATATCACCATATGGAGTATATCTAAATGTTACCTCGTCTGAATAGAAGAGTGTATCATCAAAAATACTCTCAATTTTAAAGTCAACAATTGTAATGGTCCAAGTCTTAGTAGCGATTGTACCAAAACTGTCAGTGATAGAAAGTCTGATAGAGTTTGCACCATTTTTCAGATATTGTGTAATATCAAAACTATTCTTACCCTGAGCAGCTACAGTAGTAGCAACTGTTGTACTTCCGACACGCCATGTAGCAGTACCATTACCGGTTGTATCTCCTGTATTATCTACAGAGGTAAAGTTATACTCGATCACTGCAGAGTTTCCTGCTAAGAAGATCGCATCAGAACTTGTAATTCTCTCGATTGTGACCGTAGTAGTGTCAGATGGTCCAGAGCCACCAGTGATTGTAAACTGTTTCTTAATTACATCATCTTCATACAGAGTAAAAACATTTTCTTCATAAGAAACGTCATACTCATGACCTGTATTTTTACCTAAATCCTTAATAGATTCATTGATCGCAGTAATGTCACTATTGATGGATTCAAACTGAGAATCATAACCAGAAACATTCTGCTTCAGAATATCTACCGTATTTTTGGTTTCTGTAGTAGTAGCAGAAATTGTTTCGTTAGATTCTTTTAATCCAGCTACATCTGTTTTCAGACCTGAAATATCAGTTGTATTTGTTTCAACTTTGCCTGCCAGGTCATCTTTTGCAGTCTCAAGAGCAGACACACGATCTACAACAGGAGAGAGCTTTTCATCTGTACTCTTAGAAATGTCCTCTTTAAGAGCAGAAGTCCATGCGGCAGACGGTTCAATAGAACTAAGTTCTACAGTCTGGATCTCTGTTTCTCCATTCTTGAATACGAGAGAACCTTTGCCATTCACTACAGAATATTCAACAACAAGATTTGAAAGACTGTTAATAGTGATTTCACCAATCTGTTCTTCTTTATCTTTAAATACAAGATGTCCAGAAGTATTATCATATTCAATTTTCAGATTTTTCAGACTATCAATACCTGAGATAGCAGTGTTCAGTTCCTCAACAGTCTGGTCAATCTCTGTTTTTGTATAGTAATCTTTTAGAGAAGCAGCTACAGTCTGATTTAAATTTGCTGTTACAGAAGCGGTTACATCTGCTTTTATATCATCTACATTAATAGAAGCAGCAGACTCTTTAGCTTCATCAGCATACTGTTTTGCTTCGGCTACATGACCAAGAATCATATTTACAAAACTTGTATACCAATCTTCAGAAGGTTCAATTATTCCGTCATAATTTAATCCTTGAAGAACAGTAAACTTACCATTTGGTCTGGTTCTCCAAATATAATTGTTTCCTTTTTCATTTACGCCAGTAGCCATAATTTCAAAAATTATATCTCCGGCATTTGCTGTAACAGCAGCATCAATCAGCCAACCAAATCGAATATAAGTATTGTTGGAAGCTACATTGATAACTGTCGCTACTTTACCTTTTTTCTCAGCTACAGATTCATATCTTATCTGGATGAGCATATCCATAAGATCCATACCATCCCAATATCTTGGAATCCTAAATGGCATATACTGGCTGTTTTCTTCCTGCATAATATTAATCTGTGTAGCATCAACGGCAATATTTTTTAAGTTATCCACTGTTGAATATGCATTGTCTTGATATTTGGTATATACTTCATAACGACCATCAGTACATAATGTATATTCCTCAGTGTCCACGGCTAACTCAGCACTCAAAGTCATTGCCGAATTAGCCGCAGCAGCAATTTTAGAATCTTTAAATGACATATCATGACTCCTTTACTTTAATAATTTATCCAGATCGACAACCTGATCAAGATGAACAACTCCATCCTGTGTGCCATCAGGATCTTTACCTGTCATATCTTCGGCTACCATAGCAGAAAGATTTTTTACAACGATACCATTTCCGGTATCTTCACCATTTCTGTCTGTTAAAGTGATTTTTCTGTTTTCTGTATTAAGACGAATATCTTTCACCATACCTTCATAAGTTGCTTTATTCTGAGCATTGAGATCTTTAATCATTCCTTCCATAGCAAGGAGTCTCTGATCAATTTCAGTAAACAATTCAGAAGGTTCATATTTATCAAATTGTACAAGTGGAGTAATATGAATAACACCTGATGTGGTTTTTCGAATATAAGAAGTGTACGTTCCATCTTCATTAGCAACAAGTTTTAAGAACGTGAAAGATACTTCGATATCCCCGGCTTCAGCAGTAAGTGCTGCATCGACAGGGATTAAATACTGGATATAATTCTGTTCATATTCAAGATTATTTATAATAAGTTGTGTCATTTTAATTTTGTCTGACACTGGGAGCTTATACTTCATATAAACAGTTGTATCTGACATATCAATCTGTTCCCGGTACATTTTACTTGTTACAATCTGAATCTTATCTACATAATTGCTTCTTTCCACAATTGATTCTTTGACTGTTGTTACAACAGTATTTTCATCTGTAATTTTTAGTGTATACATAACTGCCTCCTTCCTTATTTAGTCTGAGTTTTTTCTAAAGCTTCAATTCTAGTCTGTAGTGACTTAATAGTTTCCTGCAGTGTTGTGACTGACGAATTCGCATTATCAGCACTTTTCTTGATCTCAGCAGTATTCTGAGTCAAAGTAGTAATATTGTTCTGTATTGTTTCGATATTATTGGTCATGCTAAGTAATGATGTATTGATCTGTTCAATTGAAGTGTTAGAAGAAGAATCTGCAGACTGCAGATCAGAGATAGATTTCTGTACGGCAGTCATAGATTCTTTCAATTTATCCACATCAGCTCCCAGCTGAGTAAGTTTTCTTCCAACAACAAGGGCATCAGCGAATGCACCCTGTTTAGATAATGTCATATCTGATTCAGGGAGATTAGCCAGATAATTATAATCATACTTAACAACACCAACAGAGGTTTGAATTCCCTGAATATATGTTGCCATTATTACTCACCTTTTTCTACAAATTCATATAGTACTGTCATATCAAGCATAGACAGTTTGTCTTCATTAGATTTAAGCATTTTCTTGAGAGATTCCTCTGGAATCATCTCAACATCAAGTTCACATGTTTTATCATAAATTTTCTGCAGACCTTCTTGAATTTCAGGGATGATTTTATCTTTTATGTCATCATTAAGAGCACGATTTCCTGTTTCATTACCGTTTTCGTCAACAATAGAATGTGAGTTTTCCTCTGTAAAATAAGAATCAACTAACTCCTGCTCAACCTCTGAGATTTTATCTACCTGCGCCTTAAGAGTCTTCAGGTTCATTGTATTCGCCCAGAATACATCAACATCTCCTGCGATTAAATCCGCACGACTCTTCATAGAATTTAATGTTTTATACATTGCCATAATGTCTGCATTTACAATAACTTTTTTCATAATCCTTGTACTCCTTTTATATTAATATGTAACTTTATTTTCTCTGACGAGTTCTTCAATAGCATCATTTAGATATGCTTCAAAGTCAGAATATAATGTTTCGATAGCCGCTTTAGAATCTTCTGTAATCAAAGCCTTAGCTTTATCAATAGCCATCTGTTTAGCAGTTTTAGCAGCTTCCTCATCAAATTTACCCTGTTTCTTTAATGAATCAACATAGGTCTGATTAACTGCGAGCACTGCTTTACTAATAGCATCAGTGGCAGCGTCTATATATTTTACGAGCTGGTCGTTCTCCAGGTTCTTTTCCTGTTCTTTAATCTTTACTTTTAAGAAGAGGATTCCATAAGTAATAAGAAGTGGAAGAACACCAGTAATGATCAGATATAATACGTCCTGAATACCCTGTTTAATATTCATAATTTCCTCCTAACCGACAGCTTCATCATTTTCTGAAGATGACTGTCTAAGTTGTTCCATTGCAGAATCATAAGTAATTCCGCCTGCACAATTTTCAGCTTTTGCCTTACTAAAATAAGCCCACACCGTAGGGATAAGTGTCGCTGGGATAGCAATAAGAGCGTAGAGAGCAGATAAATCACCATATGTCATGATCGCTTTTTCTACGAAATAAATGATCTGTAGATTGAGTAGAAGTACTGCAACAAGAATCAATTTACTGGTAGAAATCTTTGGAATGTTAAATCTACTAACTTTTGCTGCCTTCAGATTTCGTTTCATTTCAATCTGCCGATTTTTGGCTTTGATTTTCTTTAATTCAAGTTCATATTCTCGACTGGTCAAATATTTCACCTTCTTTGCATAATAAAAGACCACAATTGCTCATGGCCTCTTATTTATTCAGGAATAATTCCATACACATATGTTTCAAACTCTGTAAAATCTTTCAGGACTGCTTCTTTATTTGTTTTAAATATTTCGCTATCCTGAATGGATTTATTGATATTTACATTTCCATCTTTACTAACAGATGCATTAAGATAAGCAACCTGCTTTGAGTTTTCACCTTCACCGATCATAACCTGACCGGATACATTTCTTGTTTCACTAATTTTTAACATAACTTTTCCTCCATTTTTTGTAGTCGTTGAGTAATGAGAGAGAGCTGTCCCTGAAGCATAAGAATTTCATTCTTAAGGGATTGATTTTCAGATTCGAGAGAATCAATACGGTGATGGGCTTTTTGAGTCATGTGGGTGTTGAGAGAGATAAATTCAAGATAATTCATTGAATATTCATCAGTACGTCCAACAAAATTAGGCTTATCTAAAATAGATTTTGTAACTATACTATAATTTTCTGATTCAAAATTATTTTCCTTTAGATGTCTTTCTGTTTCCCTTGCTCCAAATCCAAAATGTATTTTAGATATTTCATCATCGTTTGGACGTTGTTTGAATTTATATTGAATTGGATTTAATGACATATAAAATTTATCAATAGATGGAAAATTAGTAATGCTTTTGATATTTTCTTTTATATACTCATCAGAACCAGTATTTATACCGTTAGATGCATAAACATATTTCCATCTATGTCCACTACTACCGCATGAATATGAACCATCACCATCTGGATACATTGTTGATGAACCAACTGTAACATCAAATGATCCTGTTAAATGATCATGTGTATGATTTAATGGAGCATAATTCCCACCACCAGAACTTGTTGGTAAAGTAACTGAGCTTAATTGAGAACCGTTATAATTTTTTAAATATAATGTACTTCCTGAAATACTTAATGTATCACCAAATGCTCCTTTAACCCAACTTGTAGTAGCATATCCAGAAAGAGATTGATGTTGAGTTAAATATCCTTTACCAGCCACCCAATCTTGCGTTGCAAGGTTATAATTCGTGAATCCAGAACTACGTGTAACTCCATCAATTTTAAGACTAATTGAACCACCGCCTGTAGAAATCTTATTTCCATATTCATCATAGTAATTCTTAGCATATACAGCATTCCAAGGAGCAGATGTGCTTCCGAGGTTACAAGTGCCACCCTTTTCCAATGAATATGTATCAACATCTGTATAGCTAGTTGATGTTTTTAATTTATATGGAGTCAATGCGGGTGTACCATCATTATTAATTGCAATCCACATATTATGATTACTATTCATAATTACGGTATGGCAATGACCAAATCCTGTATAACCTACAGGAGAACTGTTATTTAATTTAGAATGAGAATGTGATCGTGCAGCAATCCCTAAATTAGATAATGTATTATTTCCACTTGCTAATTCAACATTATTAATTTTAGGTTTATTTGTAAGTCCATTATAATTAGTTGTACCACCATTGCCTAAATTAGCCAGTGAGGTATAAGCTTTTTTATCACCAGTAAGATAAATGGCATCTACATAAATACATGCATATGGATTAGCTGTTGCTCCAATGCTTATCTGAGAAGTAGTATCTTTAGTTTTACTTACTGTAATATTACCATATGCATCGGTTTCAGTTGATAACAAATATGGTAATAAACTAATAGATAACATTCCTGTAGTCGTACTTTCCATACCTACTGCAAAATTACCATTCTTATAAGGAAGAATAGTGTGATGATGATTATAACCATTAAAGTCAAATGTGTCTGTTGGTTTCCACATAATTGATTTATATGGCACTCCTTTATACTGTCCGAATGAATCAGTAATATTAAGTTTATTAACATTTAACCATCCATTTGTATTAATATCATCTGCAATTAATGTTAGAACTCTTGCGCCTTGTTCTTTTATCAGAAGCATTCCATGCATTTTTGAAGAGTCTAAAGATGAATCTATCAACCCAAATCCAATTTGAGTTGTATTAGTTCCCCAGTCAAATGCAGTAATTACTTGTACTGAATCAGTTGGTTCACCAGTTCCAACATCGTTATAATAAATAGAATATGATTGCTTTGCAGTAATAGATGTAGCAATAACACTACCTGTAAAACTTCCAGTTGCACCAGAAAGTTCTCCTTTAAAACTACCTGTTGCAGCTTTTAAATCCCCAGAGAATGTGCCAGTAGCAGCTTTTAATTCTCCAGAAAAGCTACCTGTTGCTGCAACTAATTCACCAGAAAAACTTCCGGTAGCAGCTGATAGTTTACCACCAAAAGTTGCATTCCCTTGATTATCTACATTTAACTGATTGCCAAGTTTTAAACCATCAGGATTTAAACTTATGGATCCGTCTCTGTTGCTTAATGAATTTGCAGATATATTCCAACCGCCAATAGTTCCTCCATCAGCGTAAATAGTTCCTGAGAATGTACCAGAGTTAGCATAAAGCTTACCATTTGAATCAACTCTGAAGTTTCCACTACCAAGAGCAATTCCGTCTGTACCAATATATACATTTTTATCCTTTGATACTGATGTTGGTTGTTCAGGAAAGGTATCCATACCAGAATATAGTTTTCCCGCTTCAATATGGAAACCGCCAATACCACCAATATAACCTTTATTAGCTATAATGGTTCCCTCAACAGTGCTGTCACCACGAATATAAGCATTACCATTAGAATCAACAGCAAAATTTTTACCTTTAATAGCACCGTTTTCTGATAAATCAAACCAGATACCTTTTAGTGAATAATTAGATGTCAGATCATCTTCAAATATTTTTGATCTGATTGCATCAACTTTAATAGAATCAGCAGTAATAGTATTGGTTTCAATAATACCACCGTCGATTTTAGTTTTACCTGGTCCAGTGTGTGTATTCATTGCAGTGATAATACCATTAATGTCAATGGTGCTGGCATCAATGCTAATATGGTCAGAAATCATCTGAATAAATTTATCAGTAACTGTGAACTCAGACTCTTTGTCACCAGTTACCATAAAACTGATTTTATCTGCATTCTGAGTAATAGAAGAGGTGTTTGCTTTAATTTTTTCTTGAGCTTCAGAAAGATCTGTTTGCATACTGCTTACAGTAGATGTAATCCCAGAAACATTTTGTTTGATATCAGAAAAATCTGTTCGGATAGATTCTTGATCTTTAAGATATTGAGTATTACTAACCTTAGTTTCGATTTGTCCGGTCAGAGTATCTGTAACATTCTTAATCTGCTTTGTGTAGTCATCTGTAATAGTCGTCTTTTCTATTCCCCACCATTGATTTCCTTTGCCATCATAAATATTAGTGATGTCAATACCACCTTGTTCATTTGGTTCTATGACTTGGAACCCAAGTTTGTCTTTGGTAATGGTGGCGTTATTAATCATGTCTCCAAGAATTGTATTATCTGGGATACCTGTCTGGGTAATACCATTTTCATCAAATAAAGCGGCTCTATCTCCATTTTTAACAATAAAGTTGAAATCCCCTTTACCATCCATACCAATCTGCACACGAACATTTCCTTTGGAATCATAAAACTGTTGGGTGCTTTCTTGAAATGCAATAGTAGGTTTATTGTCTTTAGAGATAAGTACAATTTGATTTGCAAGAGCATTTTGAGCCATTAAATCTCCAACTGCAATTTTCTTTGCGATGAGATTAGTAATAACAGCCTGATCAATTTCTGCATTTTCTACAGTAAGATGAATTGTATGTAATTCTCCAACTCCTGCATGACCTGCAAGAAGATTTTTTACATTAATCATATCAGCATTAATCTGATTAGATTCTATAATCTTAGCTGACAGCTTTTCAATATTTGCCTGTTCCGCTTCGAGAATACGAGTTGTGATCTTATCTGCGGAAATAAGTTTTACATCGAGATATTTCATGAAAGCAGTATCAACAGTAAGCTTATCAAATACACCTTCTTTTGCTTTCACGAGTTCTGCAATAATTGTATCAGCAGTAATGGTTCCGCCAGACCCGGTTCCTCCAGTGACAGTTCCACCTAACATTGAATTGAATAGAGGATTTGAAAAGATTTGTTTGATAGCTTCTGATGTGATGACATAATCAGAAGTAGAAGATTTGTTGACTGAATTAACACGACCACCGGTTCTGTCAGAAGTCTGATTTAATGCATTTGTTAAAAATTCGTTATCATTTGTTAATTTTGATTTATATTGGACCATGTTGGAAAAAGTAACTTCCATCGTTTCATCCATATCACAAGGATTATATCTGATTTCTACAACACGAAGTTTTACATATCGTGTATCAGATAGTCCTAATCGAACAAAATCATTTACTGCAAGCTGATCATGATATTCTCTGAATTCTGGAAGAGCATAAATATTTCCAATTTCATCTGTATAAGTATATTGCGGATGAGATTCTACATACAATTCTTCTACAGCATCTTTATATAATGTAATCGCTTTATCGACTGCATCAACTGTGCTATCAAGAGTCGTACACTCACTATTCACACTTGTATCATTTGAAGACGACGGTAGAATACGCTTACTAATGATCAGATCATAGGAATCGTAAACATTATCAACTTTAGATTTAGCTAAATCAAGTTCCTGAGTTTTCTTATCTCTATATTTTTGAACGGCATCAAGATACTTGTCGTACCACTGTTTATATGCTTCTACGGCAGCTTTCTGATTTGCATCCAATGTTTCTATATTAATAGTGCCATCTTGAACTTTTTTCTTCAGAGCAGGAGTAAGATATTTGCTTACTTCGCCATTGTTTGCAACTTCTTCGGACTTCCTTTTATAAACAGAGATGCTTTCTTTAGCAGCCTTGATTTCTTTATCTGTATTTTCAAGAGCTTTATTATAATACTTTTGAGCTTTTGTATAATGGCTGTAATCGCTTTCGGCAAGATCTGTATACCTAGAAGTTATACGATCAAGACGATCCATAGCAACTTCAACCCAATCCATAGCATTATCATTCAGCTTCTTGATTACATTTTGAAGAGCTTCGCTTACTTCATCAGCCGCGTCACTTGTATCATCACTATTGTTTGATACCGCATCTGTATTATCTTCGATTGCATGTTGAAGACCAGAATTACCGGAGTTACCAGAATTTCCAGATCCGGCAGGTTTAACAGTTGCAGCTCCGCCTTGGAAATGGAATCCCGGAGTATTACCAGCAGCAGCATAGGCTTTCATAACGCCTGGAGAAGTAACAGTGCCACTTGCATAAGCTCTGGCATGTCCTTGAATAGCCCCATGTTTAAGAAGAGCATCAGTTTGAGTAGTAGAGAATATAATGTCACCCTTTTTCAGGTTCTCTATATGAGCACCGCCAGGAATTAAACTCCAAACACCATCACGAACAATTGATTCAGCGTGACCGTTGATACCCACTTCATTTACAAGAGCTTGCTGATCTTGTTTAATAGCAACATTCGTACCACTTGCATGAGCCGGTGTAATATTTAAAACATTGTAAGCACTTCCAGTAGACTCAGCTTTGAACGTACCACTTGAGAGTTTAACTTCTTTACTCAAACCACCACTTGGTCCACCTGAATTTATCCAATTAACAGTTCCGGTAGCAGTGAATGAAGTTTGAACGGCAGAAATATCATTTCCCCAATGAACAGTACCATGAGAATAATGTTCGGTAGCAGCATAAACATCTACTAAACCTGTCTCATTAGACCATTTTACTTTTCCGTCGCTTTTTTTCTCTTCAGCAAGGTAAGCATCTACTTCTTTATGTTCTGGTTTGAAAGTTACAGTTCCTTGGCCTTGTTGTTCTTTTGTTAATGCTTGGAATTGAGTTTCGTCAATTTTAACCGATATAGCAGGTGTATCACCTGATAAAGATTTCAGGCTTGCTTTTAAAGCATCAATTTTGGATTGAGCATCTTCATCATTTAAATCAATTCCTGCAGCAATAGCTAACTGCTTATCGCCGTCTTCGCCATTCGCAAGTGCTAACCATTTATCAATATCAGTACTTTGATCCATAAGAACTTGAAGATGAATCTGAGTTTCTCGTTGATCAATCATAGATTGAATTGCATTGTATTCAGGAGAATCAACGTCTAACTTTAATTTTACTTTAGCTTTTTCAAGTTCATCAATTTGAGATTGTAATTCATCTATCGATAATCCGTCAGTATCACTATCAATTTCGAACGAGAGATCAATATCCCCATCTGCTTTCATCTGACGCAATGAAGCCATTCCGTCCTGAGTAGCTTGATCCAATTCATCTATGCCGGAAGTATCAACTTCAGGAGTAACCTTAAGTAATCCCATATCATCCATAACCATGATAAGAGATTCAGCAGCAGCCTGAGCTTCCATTTCAGACATACCCATCTGTTTATAGCTGTCAATAAGCGAATCTACAGATTTTTCTGCATTGGCATATCTTTCATTGTCACTATATTGACCGTCAGTATAATCAATATTCATTAATTCCTGAGCGGAATAGTCCTTCAGAGTTTCAAGACTTTGTTTTGCAGCTTCATCTTCGCCATAATAAGCCTGCTGTACTTGATGTAACATTTCAGCATAGTTGTTAGCTTGCTGAATAGAATCATCACCTTCAAAAGTACGAATTCCAATACCTTGGGTGTCTTTACCGGTTTCAAGGATCTCATTTGCATAATGATCTAAAGCTTCAGGTTCAAGAACGTCGCCATTTGGAAGGATTGGAGTTACAACTACAGTTTTCTTTCCGTCGTCTGTAGAATATCCACTACTAAATACAGTAGCTGTTCCATCACCGACATTTTGATATCCCATGTCTGATAACTCGCTGGCATCAATAACAGGTCTATGTGCAAGATCAACAGAACCTTTATTTTTCTGCATCTCTTTCAGTTCTTCTGACATCTCAGGTTGGACTTTTACTTCGCCTAAAGCCTGTAAAACAGTAAGAAGAGCATTGGCTTGTTCTTGAGTTAAATCAAGCTGATCTGCAAATCCTTGTAAGGCATCCTCGGCGCCACGAATGCCAGCATCTTCAGATTCATAAGCTCCATTACCGAGTTGAATTTGTGCCAGATCTGCTGGATTCTCTTTATTAAGGGTTTGAATAAGATCTTGTAGTTGCTTATAATTATCGCTCTTTTTATCCTGAGCGTCTTTGATTTTATTAACCAATTCAACATCAGAATCTGTATAATCTCCAGTGTTACCACTTTCAATTCCTTCGTTGACATCCTGGAAGTGTTTGATTTTTTGCCCTTTAGCCTTCGCTTCATAACCCTGGATCATTTTATTATAAGCAGCCTCATCAACTTCAAATTCAGGTGTTAATTTAATGCCAGTCTTCTTAGCTTGTTCCTGAATTGATTCGATGCATTTCTTACCAAAATCAGAATCTTTATCAATACCATTATCCTTTATGTACTGATTCAATTCGTCAATAGAACCTTTGGCATCCTTGATATCCTGAATCTTACGATCAACAGTACCATCTTTGAAGTCAGATATAGCCTGAGTAATACCAGTTTTTTGTGCAATTAAATTGTCAATAACTGCTTGTTGATCGTCCAGAGCGGACTGATTTGCACCACTGGCTTTCAGTTTTCCCATTTTAATCTGAGCATCAATGAGTTTATCGTCAATCTCTTCAGATTTCAGGGCACCTTCTTCAAGAGAAGATACAAAATTATTTGTATCGCCATAATCTTTCAATCTACCAAACATAGATTCGAATGATTCAAGACTCATACCCATAGCATCTGCAGCTTCTTGAGTATCAGTGAAAGAGTACATCCATTGCTGATTTCCATCCTCAAGAGTTTTATAAGTAGCTAATCCCTTAGCCTCAAGATCGCTTAAAAATCTCTTTGGACCGGAAGCATCATCAGTATAATAATTCTTAAGTTTGTTGTAGTTCTCAATGAAATTATCAGCATCTTCAAAACCATTCTGAGAGAAATATTTTGCAGCTGCTTTAAACTGAGGAGTACCAACTAAGCCTTTATCATACAGATCTTTTGCGTTATCCAGATAACTCTTAGCTGTAGTATATTCATTGCCTTCAGTAGAAAGATTGTCGGCATTAACCATAGCTTGGAAATCAGAGAATTGTTTTGCCGCCTCCTGATACTGAGCAAAATACTGTGCCTGCAGATTTTTAAGATTTTCTAATCCTTGCTGAGTATAATCTTTGTTACCTGCTGATAATTGATCCTGATAATCCTGAATCCGTTGTGCAAAATCAGAATTCATGAATTCATTCTGCTGTTCCAGATAATCCTTCATTCTTTCTGTGTTGATTTTCAAACCTTTTGCAGTGCGATCAAATACATTATCAACATGAGCATCTTTTAGATCACTGAATTGTGTTCTAAGACTATCCATTGTATCAGATGTAAGTCCTGTTTCTGTCTGCATTTCGCTAATAGCTGATGTAAGAGCGGTAACAGTGTTCTGCATATCAGTTACTGGAAGATTAAATGCTGTTTTTCTCCAATCGGCCTGAGAAGCCTTCATGTTTTCAATAGACATGTTAGCTGCCTGAATTTGATCCTGATACTGCTTAATCTGTTCGTTATCTTCATCAGAAAGAGGAGATAGACCTTTACTCTTTCTTAGGGTATCAATACTGGTCTGATATTCCTGAATCTGCTTATTAAGATTCTCAATCTGTTTGTCACCATTTTTAATTAAATTGGTGTAATCTGAAGCAGTAGCTTTCATATTATAAGCAGATTTATTATTCAGTCTTGTCTGCTGATCGGAAGCATCCGTCTGAAGACGAGTTAGTTCTTTTGAGAGATTATCCAGATTTTTAGCTGAAGTATCCAACTGAATCTGTACTTTAGTATCTTCAATTTTGGATTTCCAAGTGTCGAGATCAGCATTTGCCATTGATGGATCAAGTGACAATTTCATAATTGCTTGAACTGCAATTTCATCATTTCCATATTCTGACATTAACTGATTTACAAGGTTTGGTGTTGTAACAGAGGCCATATGTTTGTCTGCTAAATTCTTTGTTAAATTACCAAGAATTGCAGACTTAGCATTGCTCATATCAAATCCACTTAGATCCATAGTATCCATAATACTCTGAACATATTTATCAGCAGCAGCAAGCTGTTTCGGATCAGTTACATCTTTTACAGAGTCTCTGATTTTACCGATAGCATCGCTTGCTTTATCAAACGCTAAATTCTGTAATCCCTGTTGGAGATTATCAGTCTCTGTAGCAAGTTCCGGGAACTGCTGAATAAGATCAGTAATATCTGAATTCTGGAATGTACCGGATTTGATAGAATCCATTGAAGACTTGATATTTGACATATCTGTCTGGAAATTGTCTGTTATGGTATCAAGATCTGTTGCCGTATCTTCAGCAGAATTTTTGAATTTGGATGAAAATGTTGAAGACTCTGCTTCGATAGTTTCTTTAGATTTGAGATAATCATTATAACTATTTTCAATATCTTCTTTTTTCCATGTGTAGTCACTGGTTTGTGGGTTTAATCCCTGATTGAGAAAATAATCATAGTATCCCTCAATATCTTTATTCGATTTATCTTTAAAGAAGTCATAAAGAGAATTTCCGTCTGCATCTTTGATTTCACCGAAAATATCTTTTAGATTTTCTTTAATCCCTTCTAAATTTTTTGCATCTGGATCTGCCATAGCCATAAGCTCAGAAGTAAAATCATCTACACTGATGCCAGCATCGTCTAAAGCAGATTTCAGACCATCGATTTCATTAATCTTAGATTCAATACCTTTAGATCCTTGCTTTTTACCAATATCCAGAAGCTGATCTTTTACATCCTTAAATTGTGAACGTGCAAATAGGTTATTCATTTTGGAATCAATATCTGAAACTCCGGTAATTGATGTATAATCATTTGCAAGTTTCTTTACTTTATTGGCTGTATCTCTAGTAGATTCATCGACTAAATTTCCTTGTTCGTCCCAGAAATCTTGCGAAGTATCAGAAATAGTTGTCATTAAATCTGAAAGATCAGATTTTTTATTAGTAATATCTTTGTCATATTTTGCAATATCACGTTCTTCTTTCTGATAATCTGACCAATATGAATCATCGTAAGAAGAACGATTTGCTTCAATCTCAGCTTTTTCAGATTGTGCTTCTTTAATTTCTTTTATTAATTGAGATGCATGTTCCAGATCGCTATCGTAATCCATATTAAGGAGTCCACCACTACGATAACTTCCTTTTTCCAATGCAGTCTTAGCATCTAATGCGGCTTGCTTTTGGGCTGTATCAGCAATCTGATTTTTTACAGACAATTGTGAATTTAATAAATCATTCTGGCTTTGAAGATTAGATAATTCCTTGGACTCATCTACAGTTCTATTAGCTTTAGCTCGAAGTTCCTGGATACGCTCTTTATTAGAATCGTACTCAGATTGAACTGAGTCTCTTTCAGAAGCAGCTTCCTGATAAGCCTTAGAGGAAGTCTGATATTGTTTCTTTGCAGCAGTATTTGTAGCAAAATTATCCCAAGCCATTTTACCTGCTTTAGCAGCAACTGCTGCGATAATTAAAGGAATTATTACTGGGGCAATAGATTCAAACATTGTCGCAATACCAGTACCAACAGCAGAAAGACTACCAAGCATTCCACCCATACTAAATTTAGAACTATTTGCTAATGCATTATTTATAGATCCCATAGCCATTTCTTGATTGATGCCTGAAGAACGATATGCTTTACTCAATAAAACTGCCATAGCATTTTCACCAAGAAAATTACCATTTTGTTTGTTTATTTTTACTAAATATTTAGCAGCATTATCAACATTTCCGACAGAAGCTAATGCAGTAGCCATATTAGTCAAATCTAACGGATTATTTTTAAATGAACTAAATGCGCTTGTAAGTTTTCCGATTTTACTTAATGACATAAGATAAATTTTAAGGTATAATTCATATAAAAAATAAAAGAAAGAGATGATACTATGGCCCTTATTAAATGCCCAGAATGTGGGGAACAGATAAGTGACAAAGCTCCGGCTTGTATTTATTGCGGATGTCCTGCATCTGAATTTCTTATAAATAATAATTTATCTGAAGAAGTGATTCAAGCAACCAACATTTGTATTTTCAGAAATAAAGAACAGGATGTTTCTTGTATAAGCCAATACTATATACCACTGTCTGAAGAGGATAAAACGCACTTTAAACAGTTTCTTGAACTGGAATACGGAATATCAAATTTTCGTCCGGTAATAAGTGATGAAAAATATTTACAATTCTACAATGAATTAAAAAAATGGTCAGAATTCTATTTTTTATCAACTTATGTAACGGCAAAATTAGTACTTGAATGTATAAAAAATAATTTTCAAACATTCGAATTTGATGTCTTACCAAGATATAATGACAGACCGCAACAGCCAACTCCACAACCAAATACATTCCAAAATGTCGTTCGTTGTCCACGCTGTGGTTCTACATCAGTCACAACAGAAGAACAAGGTTACGGACTTTTCGGCTGGATTGGTGCATCTCAGAAGAAGAATCTCTGCCAGAAATGCGGTCACAAATGGTGGCCAGGAAGGTGAGGAAATACTATGGATATGCATAATATTGTAAATGGATTTTATGAAAATGTAGAAGAACGTAGACTTCATATGAAACAAGAATTATCTGCTGATATTCAGAATGAAAATACTGCTCCTGTAATCGCTCAAAAACTATATGAGGCATTATGTTCTTATCAAGAATCGTTACCAGACGAAGATGATATGGTTCTTGCGGTAGCTCATTTTGGAGAAACAGTTAATATAATTGTCAACAAAGTCGGCTACATTGGGTACAACCTAATCGTGTTTTACGGAGAGGACAGTTACGGCAAACCGCAGAAACTGATACAACATATAAATCAGTTGGATTTTCTCTTAAGCGCGCAGCCAAAGGAGATTCCAGAAGCTCCAAGACGGCAAATTGGTTTTCAAACTGAATCTGAGACGGAATAATAATGTTATTATTTTTTGTTAAGCTAATCATATAAACACCTACTTTCAGAATGGAGTGCATATGTATACTGGAAATTATAGCCAAGAAGAAATCGATAGAATAAAAAAGATTATAGAAATCGGTGAATCTCAAAAACAAATTAAGCAATCATTTTGGGATGAAATTAATACTCCAGATGTTCTAAAATTGAAAGAAGAATCAAATACTCTCTGGGAAGATTATCGAATTGTCGATAAAAAACTTCTAAGGAAAATTCTGGTACATAATAATGGTTTATCAATATCTGATCCTGATTATATAAGCCTTAGTATAAGAATGATTGGACACATAAATTCAAATCTTCCAGACGATTTTCAAGAATTAATTTCTGTCTCACAAAGCAAATATGCAAAGTATAAACCGGTCAAAGATATTTATACGAAAGCGTTACATAAAAATATTGCAAATTTATCATTAACAGTTACTCCTGAAAATAGCATATCAATGAACTCATATGGAAGTACACGATGGGTATTCACAGAATTTTATTATTCCTGTAAACCATTTTTAATTCTTGACATATGTGGATGTGAAGTTATTGTCATCCAAGATATTTTTCCTGGCAAATATTGTCAAACAGAATATTCTATTACAATGTCAGACCTGAAGAATAGGTCGGATTATGAAATACAAACCAAAAAACAGAATTTTCTTGACAATTTTAGAAAAGAATTAGATCCGTATGAAAAAAATTTACATTCATCTCCGTTTTATAAAAAACCTGTGCCACAACCTTTTGAAAATCTCTATACACTTTATGCACAAACTGATTCAGAAGAATACGGTAGAACAAGGCGATATTTAATCATCGGATGTATGACATATGAAAAAGAATGAACTTACGTTCTGACTTTACAACAATAAAGTCTAGTGATATATTTACTAATTGTAGGATAGCCGAGAGTGTGCCTCGGCTTTGCACACACCTACAATCATAAATATCAAAATCGGATGTTCTGTCCGAAATCAAAATCCACTTATATTTACTTTAGCCATATGGCAGAAGGGAGGTGGAACATGAAGAAAGAAGAACATCAATTTAAGCTTGCAAAGATAGCAATTAAAAGATTCTTTACGGTTTTAGTATTACTTGCAGCTTTATGGATGGTGTTCCAGCACAATCCAACAAAACTCGTGACATCAATAAACCTGAAAGAACAGAGCATTGATATTAATTGCGAGTTTGCAAGCGAGACACCGGAGAAGTAGAAATACAACTCTGGTAGTGTGGGGTGAAACCCACACAATTAAAGTTTTAAAGGTTAAATTTCAATAATTTAAAATTCAAAGCTTATCTTACAGACACTGCGCTTGATCACCGCGGTGTCTTTCTTTTATCAAATATAATTTCTCTCTTTCGCATAAAGCGATTCGGCAGAAGAGAAGTGCCGCTCATGGAACATTCATTAAAAGTATATATAATATACTCCGAGGAAGGGTGCTCTCTCTACTCCTCCTGATTATTAATATGTTTCCCTCGTCATTACTTGCGTAATTGTTACTAACGTTTCACATATGACTAAATCGTAAATCAGGTTGGTACGTGCGTTGTCACGAGCTTTCGCCCATTTCACTATGCAATCAGCATAGAATAGTGAATTCGACGTATTAATCCTCTATTTATTTTAAGTCGCTATTCTCCACACATTGATATGAATCTCTATGTAGATAGGCTCATTGTTAAAAATCGGAAAATAACGTGTGACCCTTAGATTTTTGGGTCAACCTACGACTGTTGCAAGACCTCCACCACTCAGGAATTTTAATCCTGCCATTGTTGCATTTTTTACTGTCATTGCTGCAAATACAGCAGTAAGTAATGCCGGTATTGGTCCAAGTGTTTTTTCAAGTGACGTAAATCCTTCTGTTAAACTATGTACAAATTCAAGAACACCATTTACAGTCCCTGAATTATAGAAATTAACCCAGAAATCCTGCATCTGTGTTTTGATTGCTTGTAGTTTACCAGCGGTTGATTCCATGTATTTTTCCTGGTTAGCTTCAGCATTACCATTTGCGGTTGTTGCTTCTTCTGCCAATGACATGGAGTCTGTGAATGCATCCAGCATGGACTTGAACTTGCTCGTCTGGCGTGTTGCTGCTACGTCGTACGAAATTTTGGCTTGCTGTGCATCAGTTAAATCGTCCCACTTATCTTTAAGCTCAGACATAACAGTAATGATACCACGATCAGATCCATCCGGATTATAAACATCTACACCTATAGCATGCAGAGATGCAGAAGCATTAGATAAAGCTGCATTGTCAACTTCGTCGGCGTATTGTGGCATTTTACCGACTTTTGTAGTTCTTGTGATAATTGTCTTCAAAGCATTACCAATTGAAGATCCATCTTCACGAGTTCTTTCTGATACTTTAGCAGTAATAGCTGCAAGCTGTTCATATGACATACCTGCATCATAAGCAACCTGACCGGAAGCCTGTACAGCATCAGAAATAATTTTGATACCTTTAGCGTAATCAATTCCCACACTTCCGGAAACTTTATCCAGAACATCGACAATATGCATAGAGGCATCAGCAGCAGTAGTAGATCCATCTTCTAACATATGGAACTGCTGTAAAATACCCTGTACCTGATCGGCAGCAGTAGAGGCATCAACACCACTTAAGTTACTTAAGATAGCAGTTGGTCTAGCTGTCTGCTGAATTTCAGAAGCAGTAGTATTCATATTCGCATAGATTTTATAAATGTCCATAGTATTATCTAATGACATTGATAAATCTTTTGCCATATCAATTGCAGAAGTACCAAGATTCTGTAATTGATCCGGTGATAAATTCATTGTGTAACTAATATTTGTTAAGTCTTTTTGAAAATTTAAGAAATCATTGAAACCTTGTTTGGCCTGCTGAATTGCTTTCATGGTCACCTGGAAATAAGAAACATAACTTGCAATATCTGCAATAGCACCTTTAAAGTTTCCTGATACCATTCCTTTGATAGAATTACCAAATGAAGACATTCCAGATCCACTCTTAGAAACTAATGACTGTGTTACACGCAGTGAATCATTAAATTTATCAATATTACCGGTTAATGTTACAGTATTTCCGGAAATATCAGTGAATGTTTTTGTTACTTGACCAGTAGACTCATTGATTTTAGTAGAAATCTCAGAAGTCAACCCGATAGAAGAAGCGTATTGATTTAAAAATGCAGAAGCATCTTTTGTATTTTTTGTTCTATTTGCTGTCCAGTCAATTTCGGTTCCTTTATTTGTAACTTTTTCATACTTGGATGCATTTTTTGCAAGATTCTGCATCTTCTTGATAGTTTCTGTAGAATCTTTTTCAGCTTGCGCGGTTAATTGCTGTCTTTCTGCACTACCCTCAGCAAATTGTTTAACATCTTCATTATATTTACTCCAAATACCATTGTATTCTTCAATATAACTTTGAGCCGCTCTAAGGTAATTGCTATTTTTTCCAACAGATTTTTCACCACTGATTGCTCCAAGAGCCTGTTCATAATCAAGCGATATTTTACCTATACCAGAGGAATAATGCTGTTTCAGAGATTCATAATTTTTAGCAATTGCATTCATCTGATCAAAATATTCTGCAATACCTTGAGAATTTAATTTAGAAGGATTTGTGAAAGTATTTTGTAGATTTACAAGATCTGTAGAAATTCCAGAAAAATCACTTTCAAACTGTTTTGAAGCACGACCTGCTTTAGTGACACTGGAAACGTATTGACCAATGTCACCAGAGAGTGTTTTGAAATTTGTATTGAGAATATCGCTTCTCTGACTATTTGCAGTTGTTCTTAAATCAGAAATTGCCTGCTCCTGAAAATCTTTACCAAACTGCTCTATAACCTGATCTCGTAAAGAACCATAAAGCTGAGAAGCATAGGAATTTTTGCCTTTTAATTCAGCAGACTGGCCTGAGTCTAAAGAAACATTCATTGCTTTCTTCAGTAGACTAGCCTCAGTAGAACGCTTCAATTGATATGCAGTTTTCATTGCTTCTACTAAATCAGCAGTATAGTTATCTTTTGTATTTGACATATTGTCGAACTGTTTTTCGTAATTGTCAAATACTTTCTGATTTAATTTATCCACTTGAGCAGCATCAGATCCCCATACATTATCTCGGAAATCTTGTACTTTAGTAGTTAAAGTTTTTATTTTATTCTGAGCAGTAGTAATTCTCTGATTATAATCGTCCAAAGTGGTAGCAGATTGTCCGGATTTTTTAGAAAATGCTTCTTTCTGAATACTACTAAGTTCTTTATAAGCTTCGCCCAATGCTTTTACATCAGCAATAGCAGAAGTATATCTATCAGTAAAATCTTTGGTATCAATTGCTTTTGTTTGTGCTGCAATATCATTTTCGATATCTGTTTCTACCTGACCGGCACGACTTTTAGCTGTATTGTATTGTTTTACAGCTTTATCTCCGAGAACCTCTCTATGCTTATCAATATATTCATCTGCACCTGCTACAGCCTGTTTATATGCATCTCGTTCTGCGGTAATATTTTTAATATAATCAGCGTTTTTATCGCTTTTTAGAGCAGTACGAAGTTCTTTATTTTTCTTCTCAAGATTAGACATATCTGACATAATCTGAGTATACTGATCATTGATCTTTGCAGTTTCAGAATTTTTCGCAGCTTCATCTGCCTGCTTTTTGGCAGTAGACATTTCTTTGGAAATTCCACGCATTTGTGTCTGAATTTGTTTCAATCCAGATTCTGTATAGCAATTTTCAAGATTTGTTTTTAAATTGGAAAATGCTTCTGCTGACTCTTTCCCGATATCTCCAAGTTTTTTTGCATCGGCAATATATCCGTCAATTTCCGTTGCAGTAGTATTACGATTAAATTTGAATGTTTTATCCAAATCAGCTAATGGTCCAGTCCATGTACCATTTGTTCTATTGATACTATCTTCAAATTGAGAAGTAGCACTATTTTGTTTAGTGATAGGTAATTTACCAGTTAATCCCTGTTCCAGGTTGTGAACATAATTTAATGCAGACTCACGAGTTTTATTTGCATCGAATTGTTTACCAATATCCTCGATCTGTTTCTTGGTATCTTCAAGTCCAGAAGGAGTAGTAATACCAACTAAAGCCTGTTGTACAGTCTGAAGCTTTGCAGCAGCAATAGCGCCTGCCTGACCAAGAGATTTCACATCAGAAATCTGTTTAGAAAGATCGGTATTTAATGTATCTTTTTGAACATTGAAATTATCACGATTTGTTTTACGAGTTGCAGATAATGATCTGGCGGATTCAGCAGATCCTTTTCGAAGTGCTTGAGTAAAATCCTGATATGTATAATTGTTATTAGAAAGAGATGCATTTAACCTTGCAATTCTATGTAGTTCGGATAAGTCTTGTTGATCAGATTTGATATCATCCTGTAACTTTTTAAGATAATTAGGATTCTGTTTATCAGTAGATTTATATCTTTCTGTATCAAGTTTCGCATAATTAGAGTTAATCTTTTTACTTAATTTAACAGCTTCTCCCTCAAGTTTCTCATAACTATCATAATATGCAATAGCATTTTCATATCCCTCAGCTAAAAGATTACCATTAGCATCGAACTGTTTTTTATATGTCTGAGTAAGGGTGTATATAGTTCTGTTAGTATCTTCATACACTTTAATATATTTCTGCGCGTCACCAAATTCCCTTTGAGAAAGCTGTTTTAAGCCATCTAATTCTGGTGGAGTAACAGGTTCTTCTGTTAAATTAGAATTAACATTCTTCAAACCAAACACAGTTTTGATTGTATCGTTCTGTTCTTTTGCAGCATCTGTAACTTGATTTGTTACTTTCTTCTCGGACTCAGCAATTTTATCATTTGCAGCAACAACAGCATCAACTTCTTTGGATTTTGCATCAATAACTTGATCTGCTGTTCTAGTAATAGCATCTGCAGTTTCTTCTGTCTGTTTTTTAATATCAGAATTATCAAGTAACGATGAAGCAGTAGTAGCTGGTTTCGTAATAGTAGGAAGATTTTTAATAGCAAAATCCACATGCCCGTCAGCATGAATCATATCTTCAAGCTGACTTGCTAATTTATTCATTACTCCAATATTTTTTATAATTTCATCAGTATCGCCATTTTCATTATCACGGTTATTGAGTTTATCGGCATTAATTTTAATAATTCTGTTGGAAATTCTATCGAATATCTTAGACACATCGGGATTATTCCCTAAATAACCCAGATCTTTAAGCGGCTTCTTTATCGAATAAATCTGTTCTACTGTTTTTCTTGTAGAATCAGCAGCTAATTGTGCTACTTCTTGACTCATAGGTTTTGGACCAACAAATTTTTCTTTCTCATCATCAAATAAATGTGGTGCTACTTTTGCATACGCTTCTCTAAATACTGCACTTTTTAAAGCATAATCAGATGGATGAATACTATTTGTTTTTCTTGCTTTTCTTGCTTCTACAAAATTTTTATATGCATCTTTTAATTCATCATATAATTTTTCAATATTTCCTTCTGGTCGATCTGAGTCATCAGAATCATCAATAACAGGTTTTACTTTTTTTTTAGTTTTACCAGTAGAAGAAGCCTTAGGTGTAGATTCTTTCTTTTTAGTAATTTTTGAAATGCTATTTGCAATATCTTTTTGACTGATCTGCGTCGGATCCAGAGCGCCCGTTACAACCTGATCGATAATATCATATACATTTGCTTTCTTAGCAATCTGATCTGCCAGATAAGCAACATAGTTACCTGTATCAGCCTTTTCAGAACCAACGCCCATTAATTTATACATTTCTTCAGGTGAAACTTTTGCAGCAGCTTTAACATTCATTTTAGAACTTAAATCAGCAAAAAACTTAGAAGCATTAAGTACATTTTGTACGAGCTTCACTTGTTCATTAATTGCATTACCATATTCTGTTGCAGATAAAGAAAAATCCGGGGCAGTAAACGCCTCGGACGGAATAGTTTTAGATACTGCTTTTTTAGCATTTTCTAAGTAGCTTTTTAATCTATATACAGTTTCGTATGATTCAGGAATATTTTTATCTGATATTATGCCCTTATCCGTAAGTGTCTGAATTATGCCACTTCTTTGACGAGCTGATAATTCAGGAACTCTTTTCATGAAATTATCAAGAGATATATTAGGCTCTTTATCTAGCCCTGGAAAATCTTTGAATTTTCTACTGACATTTGAATAAGCTTTCCCAATAGCGGCCTGTAAATCTTTACCAATGCTTTTGCTGATAGTACCTTTATTTACTAGAAAATCCACTTTTGCTTTTGCAGTTGGGAGATTATTGAGTTTCTTTAAATCAGAAGCATCAAGTTGAACATTTACTTTTGCATCAATTCCACTTTGAGCATTTTTTCTTAAATTGTCTAATTTTATATTAGCTTTATCAATTTCTGACGAATCTGTCTTAGGCTTAACTGTTGTATTGTTAGTATCCTTAATTTCATCCTTTAATTTATTTAATCTATTAAGCAATGAATTAAGATCGTCACTACTTACTATTTCAAGTTCTTCTCTTATTTTTGCCATATGTATTGTTCACCAACCTTTATATTATAATCCATAACGATTTATAAGTAGATCTATCCCTACAGCCTCTACTTTTTTATGCCATTCTCCACTTTTAAAATAGTTTTTTACGTCTGACTGAATTTTAGGTCCAGGAGCAGCAGATGAGGCAGCCATAGCTCCCCAATGTGTATACTCTTTAAATGGAGATCTCCAATATAATGATCCTGGCGCCGGATGACCTTCTCCTTTATCAGCGCCTCCATGCCATCCTTCAAAAAACATACGGTCATAAATATATTCATTGCTTACTCTATGAGATCCATTTAGTAAAGAGGCATCTGATTCAAATACAAGAAGATTTCCGTATACTTCACAAACATATGCATCTCTTAATCCATATGTTCTGCTGTAATATATTGGGGAATAACTCGCATAATAATTGTTAACCCATTTATCAAATATTTCTTTAACTTTGGCTTTAACTTCTGGAGCTATAGCTTCAGCCAAATAATTTGAAAATGGCTGTGGGATATCAGCCATTAATTTTTTTATCCTTCGAGCAAATTCCTCTATTGTCATATCAAATGCCCCCTTCCTATAATTTATTTCAAATCAAGTTTAATTCCATTTTCCTTTACATATTTCATTAATTCAGAAATACCTTCGTTGGCAAACATACCAACAGTAGTAGCAAATGCTTCTGTATATTTCGCAACATATGCTTCGATATTTTTATTTTCTTCATGGAAATTACCCATAAGCAAACTATTAATACTCATAAGTTCAGACAATTCTCTTTCTCCGATAATTTCACAAATTTTATTCATGAGATTATTTTCAAATAATAAATCATAATCTTGAAATGCATTTGTAGTACTATCATCAGTTTTTACTATATTCAGTTTTGTATATAAAATAAGGATAGTAGTAGTCATATTGATTTTAGATAAAAACATATCAATATACTGAACCCCATTTTTTCCAGTAGTAATAGACTTTTCGAGTATGGTCTGAAGAACAAGTTTCTTTTCTAAAACGGGACAATAAGTTCTCCAAACTGTACTTTTTACAAATTCATCTCGCTGTTCATCTGTTTTCAAGAGATTATATCGTCTGATAAACTCTGGAACATCAATTTTTCTTTCAATTGTATCTGAATTAACTTTATTTATTTCGCTCATAATGAATCTCCTTTTATTCCTTATTTTCTGTATGTTCATGTATGATAAATTCAAATTCTGTTCTTGGATTTTCCTTATCGTATCCGGTTTTTAAAGTGAGAGAGTGCAGATGCTTTTCATCATCATCTACAATAGCCCCAGCCTCAGTCAACCCATCTAAAATAAACTTAGGAATTTGATTATCTACGTCATGTCGTCTTTTTGTATTAAAAAAGACAGTTACAATGAGATCAAAATCATCTAACTGCCTATTATCCATTTTATTTATTTTTACCCAGAATTTTACGAATTCCTTCCACTTTTGTTTTAACGCATTCATCTGTATACGTGGTAAGATCATCCAAGTATTAATCGAAGGATGCCAAGGTTTTTCAATAGGAATTTTCTTGGCTCTTGGATGTTCTAAAAAATAATACTTTGTATACAAATCTAATGTCTTTTGATCAATTGTCAATATAATTGATTTATCCATATATTTAAACCTCTTTTACTAATTCATAACTGATAACAACCGGAATAATAATCAATCCTGCATTAGTATCATGAGTATCATGTTCGTAGTATTTTCTTACAGCCTCTGCAATAGCATAAGATGAGCATTTAGTAGCGTCATCAATATCTGTTACAAAACTGTATTCAATTTTTTGCAATTTCTTTTTGAGATATGTTGGTTTGCCAGAAACAGTAGTAGCAATAACATATCTTAGAACTTGTTTATCTAAAATTTTTTCTTTCATGTAGAGTTCTCCTTATTCAAGTGTATGATTAAGCCATTGCTGAAACAGCTCTTTGGTTTCTTCAATTAAAAAGATGTAAACAATAATATCTTTTCCGTCATCCGTAACACTTGGATACATATCTATCGGAAATACTCTATGTTTAATATATAAATCACGCTGCTTCGGATTTATAATCCTGCAGACTTCTTTCTCCGTATAATCACGCGGCTTCAAATTTGATTGTATTCTCATATTCCTTTTACTCCTTAAAAGTGAAAAAAGGGGTAGTCTCGAATAGTGAGACATACCCCTAAAAAATCACTATTCAAATACTATTTACGTTTTCTTGTACGTACTGGTTTACGAGTTTCAATTTCCTCGCTGTTTTCTTCGTCAACTACAGAATCCGGCTCAACAATATCTTTTTCTGAGATCTTCTGTAATTTAATATCAGCAGTTTCTTTCTGAATTTTTGCAATCATTTTCTGATTTACTTCATGAAATTTACTGACATCAGACATATCACAATCTTTCATTCTTTCAGCAGCTTCTCTAGCTGTAATGTTTTCAGCATTATATTCTGTTAATGTATTAAAGATTGTTCTGCAATTATCGCTGCAATAAATCTCCATCCATCTTGGAAGATGGTCGAATTCTTCACAGCGACTACAATATGTATATATTTTTCCGCATAAAATGCATTTCTTGTTATTTTTCTTAACCATGTTTTCCTCCTTGAATATGGATAGTAAAACAGCCGGTATGCTATGACACATACCGACCGTAATTAGAATAATATTATATTATCTAATAATTATTCTTCGTCTTCATCAGCCCAATAAATGTGATAAAGAGCTTTATCAGCAGAGCAGTAATCTACCTGAAGAGATCCAGAGTAAGCAAGCTGTCCGTCAGTTGTCAGAGAGATTTCAATTTCAGGAGATACCTGGAATGATGGAAGTACAATATACACTCCTTTAAGAACGTCAGAATGACATGGATCAACAGCAAGAGCCTTTAAAGTAAGCTTTACTGTCTGCGGGAACTTATCTGCCTTATTAGTAATAGCAACACCAGATTCAACTTCTCTTTCATACATAACGATGTAAGTATCTACGCCTGCAGCTGTAGGTGGTGTAAATTCTCCCCCTTCTGTAAGAGCGTATTTATCTGTTGCAGCAGCGGTATCTTTCTCATATGCAGTACCCATGGAACCATTTGCGCTGAAAGCATTTACTTTTACAGTACCATCAACAACTCCTGTTAATGTTGCTTTTGCACCAGCTTTTACAGTAATAATTTTTGGCATTTTAATTTTATTAGTAGAAGAAGCAGTTCTTTTACCTTCACCAGACGCAGCGCCAATAACGTTCAGGTTAATCATTGCATTATTTGCAGTAAACTCACCTGTTTTGGCCTTCCAGAAACGTTTGATCAGGTTACCCTGATTATCTGTTGCATCTGTTGACTCAGCACTGATATTAATAGTTGCATCCTGAAGCTGAGTTAATGCATATAATGGATTTCCGCTAAGATCTTCAGCATATCCATACTGAACACGGTCGATTACGATATCATCTAATGTAAATCCCATTATGATTTCCTCCTTTAAATTTTTTGTATATAGAAATTAATTTTTGAGAGAAATTTCTCTCATGAAATTAAGTTCATTCTTATCAATCTTTGAAGCGTCAACAAAGCCGCTATAAATACCCTTAAGTAAAGCAGTAGAAGATTCATAAACTTGTAATCTTTGAACACTGTCCATAAATTCAACAATGCCAACTTCACGTAATTCATTTTTTTTATATTTGAAACCGGGATGATTAAGACAAGTAGATATGAGTGGTAGAAGAGTGGATTTGTAAACATCATTTTTGTGTTGTTCGAAGCTCATGCGATCTTCTTCAATCATCCATTCTTTTGTAGATTTTCCCCTGGCTTTTTCCACTTTTGGGTAAGTGTTGAACATAGCTCTTAAATACGAAGCCATCTGTAGATATGCGGCTTCATCTATCTGAACATTTTGTTCTTCATTAAGTAAATAAAAAAACGGTTCCCCGTCTTCTGTTTGTGTTTGTTGCAATTGAAATAATTGGAAATTCAAGTCACCGAATAGTAACTTTGTAGATTTTGAGTCTATACTTGGAACAAGCATACAAAACAAAGAAAAGTCAGACATTTTATTCCAATCAATACCAAGATCCCATAATTGCATGCGATACATAGTAGGATTGGCAATAAAAATATTTATAGTAGAATAAATCTTTTTCTCACCACTTTTTATAATGTCTCCTATTGTAGGTTGATTAATTATAATGTCATTATATGTATCATTTTCGATAACAAATGGTTCACCAAAATATAATTTCAGTGCATCAATTTCAGATTCTTTGGAAATTGTCATATTTGTTATTCATTCCTGCATATAAATTATTAGGACATTCAATTTCAAATTTCAACGTTCTACAATAATACCTAGAGTCAATAATATCTCCATAATCATCTATACATTTAAGTTGATTTCCCAAAGAATTCGTCCAACATAAAAGATCTTTTACGATATAACTCAATAAGTCTGTTCGTACAATCCCATATTCTGTATCAAGATCATCTTCATGAACTAAACACATAACTATAAGTGTTTGTACTTTCATAGCCTTATTGTAATATGATGTATCAGTATCATTTATATCAAACATAATAAAATTTAATACTTCTTTATTAATACCATTCAGTTTTAATATAGGAAGAATTTGCTTCTTATCAACTCGTTTATTATATTCAATGATTAAATTTCGCTCATTTAGTTCTTGAGCTGTGGGATTATTTTTATCTGTATATTTATTCAACGGGCGTTTATCTTTTTTTCCTAAAATTTCATTAAGATCAGGATCCTCATTGAATAGTTTTAACAGTTTATCTTTTTTATAAATAATGTCGTTATTTTTCTTATTTTCAAGATCTCGTGTAATATGTGATATATCTCTATTCATCTAATTGCACCTCCACTTCAATAGAAGAATGGTTATCCCCATTATTATCTGTGGCTGATAAATTAAATCTTTTACCTATTAAACTATGAGCTTTTCCAGGCTTAAGTGATATAGTGACATTATCCATTACAGTCAATTTTATTAATCCTTCATAATATGATTTTTCTTCTTCTGTATATTCGGAATTTTTGTCAACAAGACTAATATTCCATTCAGAAGTAAGATCGGCATAAGGAAGTTTATATTCAAAATATGAATTTTTTCCAATATAAAGAAACTGTTTTGAACGGTCCAATAATGGCTCGATTTCACCATCGTCATTTAGATACATCCATTCAATTTGTGAACTTGTAATCATTGTTTGAGGTTTCTGAATAATCTCTGTTTTTTGATCACCAGAACCTTTATAATAATTGCAAATTCTAAGTTGAACATTATCAACTTTTTTATTCAATTCATCTTGTTTTATGGAAAGTTTAATTACTCCAGAAGGATTAAGATCTATTATTTTTGTGACCTGATAGACTTTTGGGTCAAGAATGTTATTCGTAAGCATAAAACGTTGTTCGTGCATAATAGTACGATCGTCACTAAGTCCTAAATCATATAAATTATTACCATACGCATAATAAATATCTGGAAGCCATGCAGCTGTCAGATTATCAAGCGAAGATGTATATTGATCATCCCAACGACCGCTTGTGTAGCTATTAGCTGATCTATTTGAACCCCAACATTTATATAATTTGTTATCGTAAATCCATTGAAATTTCCAATTACATTTTAATATATTATATCTAACAAAAGCATTCGCATCATCTCTACCGACAATAAACCACAGTTGTGTAATTCTTTCGTCTGGAAGTGAGAGCGGATTATCAAGTTCGTGCCCAGATATGTTAATATCGAAGTCAGTATCATCAGGAACAAACACATAACTTCCTATTGGATAATGTACTTTAGGCCGAAATTGTAAATAATAATCCACTGCATCTTTAAGAATGGAAAGCTTGGCATGACGTTGATATTTAGCATCTTCCCATTTCCATCCATCTTTTGTTAAAATATAAACTCTTTTATATTGTGCATCGGCAGTAAAAGAATTATTCATAATTGCATCAGACTGATTTTTCTTTACCTGAGCTAGATTACTGCCATATGATGACAAATAATTTTTGTACATTTCTGCAGTAACCATAGAATCAACTCCTAGAATTAATTTTGTCTACTAACGAATGCGCATCTAGTATCAATTTTCGGTAAGAACGATAATTAAAATCATCACTTCTTGTCTCATTGAGAGCCGCCTGTAATAAACTCATAATTGCTACAATTTCTACAGGATAGAAGAGAAGAGTATTCAAACCATCGATTTTCTTCATTAAATTGATAAAATATTTTTCAAAGTCAACATTTTTAAATTCATCTTTTGTTTTTGGATCCTTATATAAAAGAAGCCAAAACATTTCTTTGTGTAATTTTTCCTTATATTCTTCAATTTGTAAATCATCAAAATGTCCGTAAATTGTATCCATTATGTATTACTTCCATCCAGATAACTATTCCATATATAACCTCTATCTTTAATCAAGTTCTTCTGTTCCTTGATTAATGATTTTTTTAAATCTTTTAAACCATTTAAATGATTAGTCTGAGAATAAAATTTTTCCTCAGAAGATCCAAATACCTGCTGAGTATTATTCAGGCTGTTAATTTTGGGTGTAATCCATTCAATTACCATACCTATACCTAAGATATCAGTTATAAATTCTGCATCAAAATCATCATCAACAGAATATTTCATTATATATGTCAATTCCTGAACTGTATCTCCAAGTTTCAATTCAGAAAAAAGTCTTCGAATATAAGGTTTATTTATTGATGCATGTAAATATTCCGGCATAAAAACCGCACTTACATCATCTTCACGATATTGTAAAATATCATAAGCTTCTGCTTTTAATCGAAATTTTGAGTATATTTCTTCGTAATTTAGAGAAGGCATAATATACCTCCTTATTTTTAATTAAATAGTCCTGTCATAATACTCATTTCTGTATCAAAGATTTCGTCAAGCACTTTAATTTTTCTTACACTATCAAGTCTACCGTCACTTACCATTTTTGAAGCAAGATGTTTAATAGAGTCCTGTGCCCCTTTCGGAAGTGAAAGAATAGTAGCCTTCATATCTCCGGGAGAAAGTTCTGTAATTACATCTTCAAGATCACCTACAGAATATAATGTATTATAAATTTTCTTAAGCTGTGGAAACTGTGCAACAAGTTCTTCATCCTCAATAACAAAAAATGGATTCATAACATAACCATTATTTGATCTGATTGCTGCCTGCAGATCCTGATATTCAACTTCAATTACATCTCCGGCATCAATCCATGTGTATAAAATATTTGACTTAAGCCCTGGCATATAAAGTCCACCATTAGTAATAGATTTACATGGAATCCCATCAGTAGGGGCATAAGTTTTCTTTTCTTTTTTTACTTCTACTGTTTTTGCTGATTCAGATGTAACAGGTTCCGTAACAGATGCTGCAACAGATTCAGTAGCAGTTTCAGTAGTTTTTGTCTTTTTCACTGCAGTAGTTGCCATGAAAAGTTCCTCCTTTTATTCGTATAGTCGTGCATCTATATGACACACGACTATAATATTAATTTACAATAAAAAAAATTAGGCTAAAGTCCAAACGCCAAAATAACGTCCGATCTGTGTTCCTACGCCCATTGATCTCTGTACTTCGTATTTCATTGTATCATCCATACGATCACCCTTATCAGTGATTTCATAGATTTCTGTTTCACCAACATCAACGAATTTAATGAACTTATCTTCAACCTGTGGCATAATAAACAAAGTCTTAGGATCCATTAATTTCTTAGTTGTATCATTCAGAGCAAATCTCTGTGGGATTTCAACTAATGTATATGGACCATAGTATCCAAGACGTCCCATTGTAGCAACATCTTTCTTCTGATCGTCTGTGATCCAATCAACATCCATCAGTTTCTGGAACTGCTGTAATCCAGTTCTTGTACCCATAATAACTACCTGAGCACCATCATTTGCAAGAGATACATCCTCAAGCAGTTCATCCAGCTTGTCCTTAGTAGCATTTGAAAGAGCACCTGTGCCCTGGAACTGAGCTGGAAGTTTCTTTCCTGCGTTCATCATTTCAGCATAAATATCATTCTGAATCTGTCTAACGAAAGCAGCAGCACACTGATCTGTGAATTTAGACCAATCAAGTCTTCCTGCCAAATACAGATCAATATCAGCACCAACAGCAATACCGTATACACTTGTGGTTACAGTATAACTTTCTCCAGAACCAAGTCTCTGAAGTGTAAAGTCATGATGATCGCCCGCAATTTTTGTTGTAGATAAAACAACTTTATCATCTGTCCAGAATTCCTGGCGATCTCCGCGGGAAAGGTTTCTTGTTTCTACATAATTATTGAAGAATTCTGATTCTTTAAAACCTGTTTCGACTTTAATATCAATCTCTTCTTCCATAACTTCAAACAGTTCAATACCATGTTTCTTCATGGCACGATTTCTGTCACGTTTTGTAGAATTCTCGTTTAGTCCCATAATTGCATATACAAATTTACGAACTGCGCTTTCTGCTTCGCGTTTTGTAATTTTATTTCCTTCATCATCAAACATTTCGTTTGGATTATGATTCAGATCATATGTAAGCTTTTTGAAGCCTTCATAATTTTCCTCTGGTGTAACACCATCTTTACACATGCTAGCAAATACTTCCTGAACATGTGCACTTAAATCAGCAAAAGTCATTTTACGTCTCATTATATTTTTTCCTCCTTTCCCTTAAATTAACCAATTTTTAATTTCTTGTTTTCGCAAGTAACTGTCGCTTTTTCAGCTGGCTGTCCATCGAATCCCTCAACAGATACCTCAAATACATCACCTTTATGAAGAGCATAACCTCTTACAACGTCTCCTTTTGCGTTATAGAAGTTAGACTCCTTCTTCCATGTATTTGTCCAATCCTCTGCAATAAATGCCTGCATATAAACAAACAGAGCATCTCCTGGATCAACAACCTCTACATACCAATTACCATTAGCAGCCTGTTTCTGAATTTTACCTTCAAATGTAGTAACAGCAGCTTCTGTGTAACGGTCAAGATCTTCAAAATCGCCTCTTGCTACAAGATTTCCATTATCTGTATCAGAGGTCAGTGTAATGTTATAAATGTGTTCTCCACCATTCTGTGCAACAAGCTTAGAAGGGAAGGCCACGGCATGTTTAGAAATCTGATAAGAAATTGCCATAATTTTTCTCCTTTCAAAATTTTAGTAATAAAAAAAATCACTCCAAAAGGAGTGATTCAAAATTTGTCAAACGACCATATAAAGCCATATGCTGTATTCCGAGAACAATTACATGCTTTCCATATATTTTGATAAAAATAATTCGGATGCATTTGCCTTAAATGATTCGCATTAACATATTCTGCTATTAAATTTTTTTCTAAATCATATTGATATATATGCTTATTTCTAGGATAATTATCAGATGAAAATTGTTGAGATATAAATTCAAAATTTTCAGGTAAATTATCATAAAAATTAAAATGCTTTCCTTTTATTAATCCATTTTTATTTTTTATTGCTTGAAGTAAACTACCTTTATGAAATCCATAATAATTTGATACAGTTTCAATAGAATCAAATATAATAGCGTCTTCATAGCAATATACAAGACGACTTCTACTATTAAAATGTCCCTCATTAATGAATCTGACATTTGGTGGTAAATCTTTATATGGATTTGTACTCATGATAGTTTCTTTGTCCAATATTCCAGTATTCATTGCTTCTCTTAGATATTTTATTATGGTTCTTTGTTTTATACCTGTCGATACTTCAAGCTCGTCGAGATATTTTATACCAGATTTATAACAATCAATAGCAAGTTTGAATTTAGACTCTAATGAACTTAAATGACATTTCTCCCAGTCTACACAAGATAGATCAAACATAGATGAGAGAGTAGTATAAATAGATTCTTTTATGTATTCATATCGATTATTATCGTTATAATTGCAATCAATACGCAACATAATGTATCCATTTTTCCTTGCTATATCATCTTTTGTCTTATCAATTAAAATCGTTTTTTGTTTTGTTCTATCTGATATTTCATTATGTCCATGCCCCAAACCACCATCAGTTTCAATTATGTATTTCCAATTATTATAATCAAAAACGAAATCATATATATAACTTTGAGTCCAAGGCTCTTTAACATGATATTTAAAATCAATATTTAATTGACTTAAAACATTCGCCATAAATTTTTCTGGATATGAAAATCCATCAGAGCACGTTACACAAGGCACTCTCCCCGAACGAACAATATCACAAATAGACCGAACATAAATTTTATTACAACAAGGGCAAACAAATTCTATTTTTTTAGAACTTGAAACACCGTTATGAGCATCTTCTCGATTTTTAAATAGCGGAATTAATTCAGGATATTTTTCATCAACATAATTCTTAGGAATATTTTTCCACATATCTTTCCTCCTTGAAAAGAAAGATTTATTGCTGTCTCACGACATGTACTTTCTATAAATAGAAAATAGTGGAAAATATTCCACTACTACATCATAAAACAAATATGTTATTTTGCATTATGCAAATAAAGATCCATATCTATTTTTCTTTTTAGTCTGTGATGGATTTCCAAAAGTCTTTTTACTTACTGTTTTTTTTCCGGCGTTATCATCATGCACATCACCATCTTCAACAGCAAAATTTAACTTGCCAGACTTAGCATATGACAGCAATATAGTATCAAGTTTAGACTTCAATTCATCAACTGAAAATTCTGTATGATTTTCTTTTAAACCCTTGAATTCTTCTGATTCATAAATTCCTTTATAATCATCTGACTCAAAAAGTGCATTTTTAGCTTCGTCAGCCTCTTTCTTTTCATAAGAAGCAAGTTTATCTGAAATCGCAGCATAATTTGATCTCATATTCTGAAGTTCAGAATATTCAGAATCAGTCAGTAATTCACGATGAAGATTATATCTTTCACCATCAAATGAAACATTGTCGCCATCTTTTTTATATGCCTGTCCAAAGATTTTATCTCCATCCCAATTCTCATATGTAAAATGAGAATCATATACAGAATTAATAAAATACCAATCATTATCTGCTTCTTCATATGCATTTAATAAGTTATAAAGTGCACAACGAATATCGCTGTGAGAAAGTTCAAATGATTTTACGAATTTTTCTGGTTCTGTAGGAGCAGGATCACCTGCCGGATCAGTATTAAACGCCTTAGCAAAGGCAGCCTCCAGTTCTTCATCTGAAAGACCTTCATATGTAAAAGTAATATCATCTACAGTTTTTTCGTATTTCTTTAAAAGTTCTTCAAATTTGTTCACCTGATTGTCCTCCTTTCCATCAGCATTTTCTTTATTGAAATTAGAGAGAGTAGCATTAATCTTCTCTAACATTTCAAGCAATTTTACATTCATATCAAAATTTGCATATACAGAATTATTTTTCTGCTCAAAATCAGCAAGTTGGACATTACTTCCTGCCATTCCTGGACCAACATTTTCATTTAGTAAAGTCAATCCACTAACATAATAATCATCCAGATTTAACACTTTATCCTTAGCATTAAATGATAATTCTCTAATACTCAATTCAACACTACAATCAACCTGTTGTCTACGCTGCATAATATCAATTGCGTCCTGACAATATCCTTCCCAGAGATATCCCTGAATTACAGCTCTGTTAACTCCGGCTTCTTTATCATATTCAATTGTATAATCTTTTTTGATTACACCAACTGGACGTTCCTGATAAGTGATTTTTTCTTCTCCATTTTCATCAGTTTCCACTGTAAAATCATGTGATCCAAAATCTTTATTACCATCAGAATTTTCAACGATATTTGCCAGAATAGGGCGATATGGTATAGATTGTGTATTTTCCTTAAATGTATCTTCATTGATATTAGATTTGTTTAAATTAACATGATCATGATACGCGGTAGCATTAAAAGGACATAATCCTTCTGTATGCTTATTATCGTCAGACTTTCCAAATGTAGCGACTGCTGGCATTTGGACACTAATTTCTGCATTAGATTCTTTGCTGCTGAATTTAGAAAAATTATTCTTCATACAAAATTCAATCAAATCGTCAATAGTTAAGAATTTCTTCAAGATTTTCCTCCTTTCTTTGAGTAATTCTCCTCAAATAGAAGAGGAGTAATCAAATAAATAATTTATCTGAATAGACAACATCGCTTAAATTGTTAAACAGCATTTTGTTGTCATTTAAAAAAGTCCACTGTTTACCATTCTGGCTCACAAGATGAAAACCAGTCTGAATAAGCAATGAAGCTGATTCATCGTTTGTTGTAATTATAAATTTCTTATTATCCATAATTATTATCCTCTTATTTAGCTTTATCAGCCTTATCTTTTGATGCTTCTCCGTCGTCTGTGATTTCTGTAGAATCTTTTGTTGGGGCACCACCAGTATCTGAGCTACCACTTTGAGTGTATGAAGTCTGCAATGGAACAAATAAATTCGATATTCCAAGAACCTGCTGCTCTAATACATTTAATGCCAGAGTTTCTTTTTCAGAAAATTGATTAAGAGTATTGTATGCAAGAGCTGTAGGAAGACCATTTTGCGCACCCTCCAAAAGTTCTTTTTTGAATTCATCTTTTGTATAAGCAGAAACTTCAAAGAATTTTACCTTGGCTGGATTAGAGACCCAATATGTAAGGAAGCGGTTAACCCATCCCTGAGTCTGTGGTAGAAGCATAGAAATAGCTAATTCTGTATCGGCACGAATTGCTGCTCCAAAGGCTGTTATACCTGAGATGGTAGCACTATTAAGAATTTGAGCGCCACCAGAAGAATTGAAAAGAGTTTCTGTAGCTTTTGCTATTTTGTTCGTATCTGTTGCTTTATCATTATTAAACGAAATCTGATCTAATTTTCCTGGCACAATAGCAGCAGAAGTATAGTCAGGGAGGCATTCATTAATCATCCTGTTAAAATACTCAATAACAATATCCGGATTAACTTTCCAATCGTCTGGATCCTCACTACCAGTTATCGTTTCAAGTTCTAACCAGATCATTTTATAAATATCCTGAGCGTCAGCAATAGCCTGTAAATCGTCTAAATCAATAAGATTGATAATTCCAGATAATAAACCAGAGAATGGTGGAACTACAGTTTCCCAATCTTCAGCTCTGGCTTTTAAGCAAATAGCATATTCATCTGGCATAGGCTGCCACTTTCCATTTGTAGTATCACTTTCATAGGCACGATACATTGACTGGAAGGGTTCACCCCATAATTCCAACATAGTCTGTCTGGATCTGAAATAACTCATATCCATTACAAACGCGAAATCACCGGTATTGTATATACCAGAAATTTTACAATAATCTGGATCAAGCGGAAGAATAAACATTCCTATTTCATCATAATAAGCGCATCCATAAAAAACATCTTCTCGAAAACAAATAGTATAAGCTTTTAAAAACTCATACTGAAGATTTAACTTATCCAACACATTTAATGTGTCCTGATAAGAACTAAGCATGGCATTCGTATCTACGCCTGCAACCATATCATATTCCGGAATAACAGATCTTGCATCTAAACAAAACATGTTTGCATTATATGCAATTAATCTATAATAAGCATGACATCGATAATAAAGATATCTTGATAAATTTCTTAAATTCTTTTCATTACTTCCAATATTTTGCAGGTAAGTACGAAGACTGTCCTTACTATAAGCTGTCACCGCTTTAGTGCTTGTCTTAGTGATATCACGAAGAGATTTTGCTCCTTCCATAGCAGCAGCATAATTTTCAATATTTTTTTTATTTTTTTGATACCAATCACGCATTTCAGCCGTATTATTCAGCTGAGAAGGTGCTGGATCAATTTTTTTTGCAGTAGAAACTTTTTTTGCAGAAATATTTCCTTGTTGTCTAGCCAAGTAACAGCACCTCCTTTGAAATATCATATAATTATATTAAGTTTCGAACATAGAATGTACAACGCCTTTTCTAATCGTAAGTTTTTGAACTAACGATTTGTCAACTTTAGGTTTACGTTTTGCAGTAATATTTTTCCGGCGTTCAGTTTGAAGAGCATAAGAACACATACATGTAACGTAAGCTCTATCATCATGAAGACGGTTAGCTTTTTCAGGACACAATTCAAATGAATCTTTTCCTGATTGTCGTGGAATACGGATCATATTTACAAGTTCCTCTTTTAATGCATCGATACTTGAGAGAGAAGCTTCTTCTTGCCAATTTAATTTTTCAATATGGCTCTTAACATTTTGAAGTTTATCTAATTCTTTTTGAACATTGTAATCAATTTCTTCATCTGTCATTTTCTGTTTTTTATATTTGGCAATTAGATCTTTTTTAGTTTTTTCATATTTATCCTTATTAATATCAAATATTGTAAGATATCCTTTGTTATCGTATGTGGCCGTAAACTCAATTTTATCCTGATTTATCATCTCAATCATGGCTTCATACATTTCTGATTTGTATTTAGTTGGTTCCATTAAATGAAGCTTATTGACTGCATTTGGGAATTTTTTAACATATTCTTCTGAATATTCTTTGTCAATCAGTCCTCTATGAGTTTTACCGGATTTATCTTTCCAATCAGGCATTAAATAGTCAGCAATATTAACACCACCACCACCAGAACCGGCATCAATATAAACTCCGAGAATATTGCTGTAGTTTTCATCCCCACCCTGGTTATAATCGAGAATAACTTGTTTCAAATATTCAATCTGGGCTGGTGTTTGCATAGGTTTCTTTTTCTTTTTATTGCTTATATCAATAAGATTTATACAATTTAAAAGTCTCATTTTATATTCAAGATCCCCATCTTGATTTTTTTCAGAGTAAATTTCACAAACCAAAATTACCGAATTATCTCGACTTCGAGCCGGGTCATATGCGATAACAATTTTTCTTTTACCAGTATCGTTATATAACACTGGTTTACGAATCACTTCATTACGCGCAATAACACCTCTACGAATAATCGCATTGGCACCTGCATCAGAAGTAAATTCACAATAATACTCTCTACGCGCTTTTTCTGGATTAGAACGCATTTCTGCAGCTACTGTACCGGGTGTTAACAAAGGCTCCATTGTTTCTCCACGAATAGTTGGTTTAAATGCAACTTCACAATCAATATGAGCTACAAAATAATCAGGATCTCCCATGAGTTGTCTTTTGCTAAAATCTCTATATAACTTATAGAATTTTGTATCTGTAGAAGAAGCAGAAGAAATATAAAATAATTGGTTCGGAATATTTGATGGAATACATCTTAGACGGTTACGATCGATTGATTTGCCATCACGATCCTTACCAGACTTAAAGCTTTTATTTACAATTGCAAAAGCTGCATATACCGACATCATTTCTTCATCAAGGAATCCACATTCATCAAATACAACACTACCACGCATACCTCTTTTTTTATCTACATTACTGTTAAGTGTTTGAGTAAATGAGCCATTATAAAGGGAATATGAGAATCCATTAGAAGAGTGACTGAAGCCATCTCCAGCAGCATTTTTAATTTCAATTTCTGCCTTAAAAATATAACCTGTAGAACCAAGCATAGTATCTATATTATCATTCGCAAGCCTTTCGAGCGTCGTAAACGTTTGTTCAGCCTGTGATCCAGAACCGGAAGCAATGTATGTCCAATAGTTATTAAATAGCATATCTTTTGCCATGATCATAATATCTATCAATGTAGATTTACCAAATCCACGGGTGCACACTAACAAAACATTCGGACAGTTCCAGGCTCTCTGAATTACCCATGCCTGTGCATCAAGTAATTCTATATTAAAAAAATCATTTATAAATCTTACAGGATTGCATTGATAATATTTCTGAAGATTTGCAATTTTCATAAAACCTTCAAGTTTGCGTGAAGATAATGGGTAAACTCCAGGCTTTACAAAAATCTTATTTCCCTGTTCACAATAATTAAGCTTCGGAAGCTCTTGAATCAGATCCGGATTCATCATCATCGGCCACCTCCGTTTCTTCTTCATCGGAGGAGAAGCAGGAGAATAGTTCATTTAAATCGACTAAATTATCCGGCTCTATTAAATTATGTTCTTCCATATAATCTTTAAGATCAATATTTTCACGTAATAAAATACGAGAAATTTCTTTGTAATTGTCCAAATCATCACGAAGCTTTGTTATCATTTCTCTTTGTTCTGCTAGCATATCAGAATATTCTGATTCATCCAGTCGGAGCTGCTTCAATATAGAAGCATTACTCATATCCATAACCTGACGCATGCCACGACAAGTTCCGATATCGAATCCGTTTACTTCACCTTCACGCAAATTCATTTCTTTGATTTTACGTATTTTACCAGTCCAAGTATTTTCACCTTTTTTAGCATTTTTATTATTCTTTAAAGAAATACAACTTTCAGCAGCGAGATCCTTAATAATGGCAGTAAGATCTTTTTTGCTCGCCTGTAGTGTTTTTATTGTAGCGGAATTTGTTCTAAGTTTTTGAACATCAGACATATAAGTAGCAATAGCATTATCAATTTTCGATTGCTGTAAAAATGCTCTTACAATAGAAATAGCAGAAGCAGTACGCATCATATCATCATTTGCGTCTTCACTAGAATCAAGCAACCCAATTAATTGAGAGTATAGAAATGGTTGATCAGACAATGCTTCTTGTTCAAATGGATCATATCCAATCAACCTAATTACATCAGCTTTATTCTTTTCAAAACCTTCATAATTATCCTGGGACTCCTTGCCTTTTATAACATCTGCAGGAGTCTTTTCATCTTCATATATAATTTTTTGTTTAAAAAAATCAGAATCCTTGAATTGTTTTCCAGAATATTGCTGCATTGCAATAGTTCTTATATATGTACTCCATGCATTTTGTTTTGCTCCTAGAATACCAGCATTTCTTTCAGCTGCTTGAACACTACTATTATAGACATTTTCTAAAAACGGTTTATTCAAATACTGCAGAGCAAGAATAATTGACTCTTTTGTCGGTTTATGTTCTTCTCCATTTTCATCTGTTCTTAATGCAATCTTTCTGGCGCATTCAGAACAAATAGCTGCATATCCAGACTTTACTAAAGGATCCGTATTTTTATAAAAATTTTCTCTATTTTTCTTTTTAGGTTTTCCGCACATATAACACCATGCGGTATCTTCTTTATATACTCGAATTTCTTCTTCGAGTGCCTCTATTTTTTTCTTCATCTGAGTCGGAGTCATTTTTACCGGCTCATTTTTCTTAGTTGTTGCCATAAACAACTCCTCCTTGTACTCATAATAAAAAAATGGGCGTAGTAGGATTCGAACCTACAAAAACCTGATCCTAAGTCAGGCGCGTCTGCCAGTTGCGCCATACGCCCAGAAAATAGGAGAGCAAGAACGCTCTCCTGAAATGTATAATATAAGCAGCAACGCCACTCATACTATTCTTTAAGTTCAGTAGCAATACCAGATTTAATTAAAAATCTCGTTTCTGCATCAAGCACTTTTTCAATAACTTCTTTATCAAATCCAGTATTCTCATGTATAAAATTTAATATTTCGTCGAACTCGACAAACTGTTCTTCATTATTTGTTTCCATAAATATTTTCCTTTACAATTTATAATGATGTTCATCTACAAGACCATTTCCTTGTTCAAATACAAACATGGAGGCTCCTGCATTTGACACCTTATTAATTGAATAGCTATACGGATTTACACCAATAATCGAACGTACAGAAATATATTCTGAATTAATCCCAACATCTCCAGTAGCCAAACTATGCCAATGACCTGAAATAATATAATCCAAAGGCACTTGATATGTTTTTGAAAAATCTTTCAAAGAATCACCTAGATTTTTTGTCTCAAAATGTCCTCCAAGAATTGTATATGTTGCAAGTTGTGCATATACAAGACCGGTTGGATTTTCTATAATTTCAACATTACGATTATCCTTCAAACGTTCTTTTATAAAAACCAATATGGATTTACTCATATCTTCATCTGGAAAAGCATTTTTAGGCTGTCCTACTAATCTCAGCTGATTGTGATTTGAACGTTTTACCATTTGAAATTTAATTCGAACATGATTACTTAATTCATTAAGCCATGTAGATAAAAAATCAGCATATAATATGGCAGAGTCAATTATTCCATATCTCAACTGCATAAGCTGAGAATTTGCACGAAGAATTCCATCTAAGGCATCGCCTAGTTCAAAAATATTTAAAACTTGAATATGATCTTTTTGAATTTGCTCAATAACTTTATTGTATAAATCCCACATACGATTCTTGAATATTTCCGGACTATATGCATTTAAAATATTTCCATATAAATCTTTAATCTCAAACTCAACTCCAAAATGAGCATCCGAAATTGTAAGAAGATATTCTTTATTCATATGTACTGGAGGAATGTACCCTGGTACATTTAATGGCTGTAATTGATTAACAGCATTTACAATATGTTCGGCAATTAGTTCATCCCTAGAATACTCACGAATCCATTTATTAAATTCTTGCTTTTCAGTCTGTAATTTAATACGTTCTTTTTTTAAAGCTATCTCATCAGAAAATCGTCCTAATTGAATAGAAGAGGATGGGAATAAATCCCATCCTGCATCTATATATTCTAAAAGCAATTTAGACCCTTTACGAATTGTATCGCGGTGCTCTGGCTCTTTACCATGACTAGAACGAAAATCTGCAACATCTTGCCACTCAATAGATGTATCTATTTGTTTTTTCTTAATAAGATCAAGCTGTTCTTTTAGAAATTCGTTATTATCCATATAAAATACCTTAATCTAATTCATCAAGATTGATGATTTCCTCAGTCTTAGTAGTAGTAGACATGTCAAAAGGTTTATCACCATATGCCTTTTCAAAGATATCTAAAATATCAATGATTTCACCATCCATATCTACAAGTTGTTCGTCTACCATATGAAGACCTTTGAGTTTACCATCATATTTAACAGTTTTTTTTAATTCCATGTTATTTTCTCCTTATTCTCCTTGACATATTGAACGTATAATAGTAAAATGATATTTGTGAAAGTTTAAATTAATATTCAGTATTAAAGAATATCTGATAACTCACAATCAATACCAATAATCTTATCTACAATTCCTTTTTCTTTTGCTTCATCTGGGAACATATAATATTCGCGATCCTTGATTTCCTCAAGATATTCTGCAGTCATATTTGTATGTTCTACCATAAAATCATTCAGATGTTGCTCTAATTTATCATAAAATTTCTGAATGTCTTTACCTTTATTAGATGAACTTACATATCCAGTCTGTCCATCATGATAAAGAACTACTGTATTTGGGAAGCAGTAACGTTTATGTCCTGCGGCCAGAATATAACATGCCATAGAAGCACATTTGGCAAATCCCACTGTAATAATTGGAGTAACAGACGTCTTAATAGAGCTTAAAACCTGGTACCCGGAAATAACATCACCACCATCTGAATTGAGATAGAGATAAATTGGTTTCCTACATGATGCCGGAAGTGCCTTATCCTCTTTATTCCATTTCATGATCATTAAACATATATTTTCAATAACATTGTCATCAATAGTTTCGTTGACAATAATTTTTCTTTCTTTTAAATGCTCCTTAATAGTGCTCTGATAGAGACTATCGTCTTCTAAAATGTCTAAAAATTCCATATTCCTTGTTCTCCTATAAATAAATAACCATATCTTTTGATGAAGCAATCACTTTAAATGATTTGTTTTCTTTAGATATGGCTTCTTTTAAGTCTTCCTTTATACTGTTTTTCGCGACAACAGATCCGTGAACTAAAACTAATTTTTCTGTATTTATCTTCGATCCAAATTCAATTAGTTCATTTCTATTGGCATGACTTGAAAATGTACCTAAAGAAATACAGTCAGCTTTATTTTCAACCTTATCGCCACTTATTTTTATAAATTTATTTTCCTTATAATTTTTAATTCGATATGATAAATAAGAATTGTCTGCTCCCGTATATCCACTAAAAATCACCATGCTTTTTTCATCATTCAAATATTCATGTAAATAAGAAAGGATCCTGCCGTTTGTACAGAATCCAGAACTACTTAATATAATTTTTGGTGAATGATTTTTTACACATGCTAAGGAATCTTCTTTTTCTTTTATAAACTTCACATTCTCCCAATTGCATACACTATTCCATAATTTCAAATCGTCTTCAGATAGAAGAGTCGTATATAGATCACAAATATCACATGATAATATTGAATCAACTACAATGTCATATTTGAAATTTATATCATCATGAAAAATGTTATATAAATTGGTAAGAATTTCTTGTGTACGGCTGAAACTAAAACATGGCATGATTACTGTTCCTCCACGTTCTGTAACCGTATCAACTGCTGCTTTTAAATGTTCTAAATCAAATTTTCTTGTCTTTTTATTAATTCTGCCTGGTTCTCCATATGTACATTCCATAATGGATACTTTATTAAAAACATTTGGAATTTCAGTATTTGGAACGTAATGATTTTTTGTATTCAGGGACCCAATATCAGAAGTGTACAATATAGAATTTGATACACCATTTTGATCTTTAAGAATTAATTGAAGTTGTCTAGCTCCGAGACAATGGCTATTTTCAAACCATTTAAAAGAAACTATTTCATCAAGAACATATAATTCATGTACATTATCATATTCATATATATAATTTAAAGTCGTAGCTACATCCTCTTCTGTGTAAATAGGAGAGTAGTTACGTTTATATTTAAATGATAAAGCATTTGCTTCACTCAACAATATAAAAGCACAATTATATAATAATGGTTTCATTAATTGAGCAGTTGCATGTGAAGCGATAATTTTTCCATTAAAACCTTCTTTTATTAACCTTGGAAGTAAACCAATATGATCAACATGTGTATGTCCTACAAAAACATAGTCGATCTCTGAAGGTTTAAATGGAAATTTCTGAGAATTGATATTATATGAATCCAGATAATTATTGTTTTGAAATAATCCGCATTCAAGTAATATTTTTTTTCCATTATATTTTATATAAGTGCAGCTACCTGTAACATCGTCAGCATTTTGACCTATAAAGTAAATGCCATCTTCTTTTTTCTTCCTGCCTATGTCAAACACCAACTTTCAAATTATTTTACTGCTTAAAATCGAAAATCTTTATCTCTCGGTTTTACAGTAAGAAAATCAGTCTGATTGATTGATTCTCTGTATCTGTTTAACATCTCGACACTACGAACATGCTCTACAAGAAAATAGCTTTTTGCTTTACTTTTATGGTGTTTATTACGTACACGCACATCAAAAGCTCTTCCATGATTACGTAAGTATTCTGCTTCTTTTTGACTGATATTAACCAATTAAGTTTCCTCACTTTTATTTATTTGTAGACTCAAAGGCTCATTATCTGTTGCAATCAGAGACAAAAACCTTTAATAAACCCAATCAAAGTGCAAGCACTTTCCATGGTAAAACTTATCTACTTGTTTTATGGAATTTTGATTTAATTTGTCAACCTCATGGGAGAAGAAGGACTCGAACCTTCGATGTTTCTTTGTGGGGGATTTACAGTCCCTTGCCTTCGCCGCTAGGCTACTCTCCCTTGTGTTAAGATGGGCAGCTACCCTTATCGAATATATAACCATAAGTGGAGGTCATATATTCTGTTGGAACCTTAACTTTCCATATAATTTTCGGTAAAATTATTAAAAAACTTAGCCGCGTCTCGTCCTGACTAAATCCCGCCAGATTTTTTCGCTACAAGGTATCTGGAACTTACCTAACACGCCCCCAAAGACTTGAACTCTGACTAACCGGGTTGGAGCCGGTTGTACTACCAATTATACGAAAGGCGCAAATAAAGGTGACTAATGGGATTCGAACCCATATAAGGCGGAACCACAATCCGCTGCATTGCCAAGTCTGCCATAGTCACAACGCTGCACACAGGATTCGAACCTGCAAGCCCTTTCGGACCAACGGTTTTCAAGACCGCTTCCTCACCAACCCGGACATGCAGCAAAATAAAAGGCAGGAGAGTAATCCTGCCTTTCAACCGGAATCAATCCGGTTATCTTTATATTCATGATATGCTACAATCACATAACCAAGAGTTACATGGTAGGATTTTCACCTACGAATTCCCACAGGATGTGGGCTGTAATCTACATATCTTGTAACGCAAAGCAGAGTAATCGAAACTCAATCCTGTCGGATCACATGACTTAGCAGGTCAGTTCCACACCTAGTGAATTTACTTTGCAAAATAACGACTCTACCGGGGTTCGAACCCGGAATCTTCTGATAGACAGTCAGACGGAATAGCCGTTATCCTATAGAGTCAAATTGACTACGTTCTTTTTCGTTTTCACTTTCAGGTACAGGTGCAGACTTCCCGAATAAATCCCCGCTTTACGCCTCTTCTTGCATACCTGATATAACAAGCGTCTTGGGAAATGTCACAAATTAATTGTAAACTTAGAGATGGAGGAGAGGATAATCTGTCCTCTCCATAAAAAAGAACACCAATTCAAAAGACTAAATTTTAAAATCCAAAACTTTTGAGAGTATCCCCATAACTCCCAAATACTACTTCTGGGACTCGAACCCAGACTCCATTATTGGAAGCAGATCTTAAGTCTGCTGCGCCTGCCAATTACGCCAAAGTAGCAAAAAATGTCCGGTACGGGATTTGAACCCATGTTACCGCCTTGAAAGGGCAGTGTCCTATACCGCTAGACTAACCGGACATATTCATCTGGGAAGCAGAGGTGCTGCCCCTCTTTTTATTTTATTACCTACTAAAACACAATTATCCGCGGCTCGTGTTCTTTCAGACCTATTCAAAAAATGCCGCATTTCTATCATAAGTAGCCTCGTATTGGCACTTCCCATATATTTAAGCTGGAAAAGCAGGAGTTGAACCTACATTTGATTCGCGAGATCATGTTTTGCCAGTTAAACTATTTTCCAATATTTTTTATTTATGCTGAGATTACACATAAATATAGAAGCTCTTTCGAAACATTATGGTTTCTTTTCTTATCCACTATACGCCGCTTCGCGCACATATAGTAAGCTTCAACAACCGCCTTGTTTAAGAGTGGCACTTCTCTTTAACCACATAACTACTCTGTTGTCATCATTCCATTGACGCTGCCGCGCCACAAAGTTCCGCTAAGAACACTGTGCAGAATCGGACAAACATATCAGAGTCTTGCGAGACTCATCAATGACCATATTGCATAAAATATACTATGGTATTAGGCTGCTTTCGTTATGCAGAGGTGTAGACTTTCGCTGTATAATATAATATTCTACTTTGTAGTTTCTATTAAATCTTTTAACCTTTTAAAATTCAATAAGTATAAGTAATTATTATCTGAAAAGTCTTCTCTACTGAAGATGTGCTACACCAGACGCTCCGATCCCTTTTGAGGATAAGAATACATCACACCTTCATATCGTTCGGTTATTATCCCTACTAAATGTCCATACAAGCTAATTTGGCACATACCAATTCACTTATACAAATGGCTATCACCTTTGCTTAATAAATGCTCAGATTGAATAGCCTCCTGATTCACCATCATATCTTCACAGTTTGCATGAACTATCCAGTTTGCGGCCGGAAAGTGTTCCTCAGCAGTCGCCCTTGGACCACCTTATCGTTCCCTGTTTCATGATACTATTTCCGCATAGGATTTAATCTTTTCACTTACCTATACGAAACGAGACCTTTTGAGTCTCTGGCATGTCAGTTTTGCTTAGATTGACTGCAATATAATTGCTTATACCGCAGCGACAGTGTGTAAATCTGCCTTTATACGCCTCACAGCGCACTATCGGAGCCAAGCCTCCATAATGTAATTAATTAAACAGAAAGGGTTGGCATATACATTTGTATATACCAAATAGCGGGAGATGGATTCGAACCATCGTCTCTAGGGTATGAACCTAGCAAGGATCCACTCCTCTATCCCGCAGTTGGAATGACACGATTTGAACGTGCGATGTCCTGGTCCCAAACCAGGCGGATTGCCAAACTATCCTACATTCCAATATAGAGCCTGTATTTCTACAGGCTCAAAGTATTATTTACGCATTAACAGCGTCTTTAATTGCCTTACCAAATTTGCATTTTACTGCGTTCTTTGCATCAACCTCAACAGATTCACCTGTTCTTGGGTTACGTGCAATACGTGCATCCTTATGTACAACAGAAAGAGTAACACCATCCATCAGTTTTACCTCGTCGCCTTCAACCAGCGCACCATATGTTACGTCCTGCACAGCTTCCATAATTACTTTAATATCTTTCTGTGTATTATTTGTTGCTTCTGCAACAGCCTTAATTAATTCAACTTTATTCATTGTTAGTTCTCCTTTTTCTCATAAAAATAATAGTTATATAAAGCAAAAGCAGTGTACTGACCAGCACACTGCCTTGAATTATCAATATTTAATTTTCAATTATTCGCTGAAAATGTTTGATGCAATTTCAGCTCCAAGATCGTCTAAAGTACAGAAGGAATTGATATATGATACCATTTCATTACCGTCTTTATCTTCGCGCTTGATTTCAATCCCTTTACATTCAGGATTTTTACAAGCCATAACATTACCATGTATATATGTCATTGGGGTGCCACATGCTTTACACTTATGTTTACTAAGAAATCTTTCCTGCTGTTCTTTTAATTTCTTCTTATCAGAAGTTTTCTTTGTCACGGGCTTCATTCCCCATGCAGTTCTCATTTCTTCAAGTGATGTAAAGTGTTCTGTTGTCCCTTTGGACATTCTATAATTACTCATGATCTTTCTCCTTGTAGTCAAATATATTTGATTTTTTTTAGCCGTGTATTTAACGCCCACGGCAGGCTACTACACAAAAAAATTCGAATCCCATATTTAAACACGCATTGGAGACAGCGCGGAGAGTTTCGCTTTTCTTCAAACAGCTGTCTGCATACATGTACACATATCCTGCGCAAAATATGTGCCTGAAGATGCAACGAAGCGAAAAGTTATTCCCCTCATATACCGGACGAATTTGTATTTACGATTTTTGTTACTTTTAAAGGGTTTTAGGCTGATTTTTTTTCAGACATTCTGCAGTTTTTCGAGAAATTTTGTAAGAATGCTTCTCTGTCCATTCTATATAATAGATTAAGAAGATTTCTTGTATAACGTGAATAATCCTTTTTTCTTCCCATATTACTTGTATTAAGAGCAATTTCAATCAATCTGCTCATAGTCTTTGGATTTTTTATTTTTATTTTTCTTAATTCCGCTAAAATCTGATCGAATCTCTCGGTATATGCAAGAATTTCATCATCAGACATATTATCTTTACTTAAAAGCTCAAGTTCTTTTGCATATCCTAAAATTTTTTCCATTTGCCTAGCGTTTGCTTTGCCTTTTACTTTTATTACAAGATCTTCAGTAGGAATAGTATTAGTAGAATGTATCGGCTTGATATCATTCATAACAATCTGTAAACTATTCATCGGACATATATAATAGGAAGAAATTCTTCCAGATAACTTTTCTTTCTGCTGATCAACCAATTCTCTTTCCACCTCTTTACCGTTCTTTGTATATTGAATCTTACGCGTATATCTCATGAATTCTGGAAAATCTCGACGCACCTGTTTCTTATTACCAAATTCGTCCTCAACTTCCTCTAACTGCTGCATACAAGGAAGTTTTTTAATACGCTTTATTTCTTCTATAGCATCCACTTCATATTCACGTTTACATCCGTCAATAATAACCTGAGCTAGTACCGAAAGAATAACAAAGTTGTCATATAATTCACGACTTGGGTTAGTCCAATAATAAGTCATTGCAAGCTGTGCGAGATTACTTGATTCTCCAATACCAATACGTGATTTGGCGAATTTATTATCCATACGAGCGTATTCTTTCATTGTATTCTTATATGTAAGGCCACTTTCTTTGAGTTTATTAACAATAGTAGGATACTGTTCATATGCAGCCTTAGCACTTTTAACCATTACTTCATTATTTGTCACAAAAAAGAAATCTGAATCAAAGTCGCAGCCGTTGGCACGATCCTGAATATCTGTATGAATACAATTCACTGCCATAATGTTATTACTGAATACAAAATATCGCTGCATTTCGTCACTATATGTATTATGTAAATAACAAATGTTATTTGGACTGTTATGTGGATTTCTAATACCACAAAGATATTCTCCGTCCTGAAAACGTTTTGTATAGCACTGAATAGTTCCTGGCTCAATATTAAGAGTAGGATCTGATTCCGGATCCATTCCTACAGATTTGAGTAGAAGAGCATATGGATTTCCAAATATTGTAAGATTATCTCCATCAATTGTAATTTTGCCTGTTCTAAGCCTGGTTACATATTGATTGATAATTTTACGTTTCTCTAATCGGAACCATGTACTATTTCCAAAATCCTCATTCCAATCATATAAATCTGCCAGCATCTCATAATGATTTATTATCGTAGCATTCTTCCTAAGATACTGTACATAAAGATTGTTATCATCTTTCATCCCCTCTACATAATCCACACTGGTTTTTGCCAGTTTACGCACATCATCAGTAGAGCAAGGAGATGGAACATCTATATTATAGGAAGGAAGAGTATTAACCATCTGATAACTCATCTGCTGCACACCGCCTAATTTACTTGGATGATCGGTCTTTACTATCCCCCAGTAAGATCCATCGGCATTTACGCGATCACACCAATACTTATAAGCTTCAGCAGGAGTATTACCCATTAAATTCATGAATTTCTTCCATTTAATAGCATTATCAGTTGTAATCATGCGAATATCCTTGAGCTTATGCCAAACTCCGAACATATCTTGTACTGCATAAGTTTCATAATCATGTCCAGTTTTTTCACACCAATCTTTAAAGAATAACTGAATATGAGTACGAATTCCGCATGCCTTAAAGAAATGCTGCCTTAAAAGAGCCATACCATTAACCCATTCCGGCAAAATATCAGATTCAATCAGCATTTCTCCATCCCAGAGAGTATTTTTTACCTCGGTTTCTTCATCATGAACGACACATTTCTTTTTTATAACATTTACTCGTTTATATCTCTTAGTATATTTCGGAGTAACACCGTCTTTTAAAAATTTTCCTTCAGCAATAGCTCTTTGCTTTGCAATTTCTGTAGCAGTTTCATCCAGAACTTTTTCTTGAACTACATAATCCTCAGCTTTTACGATCTTGGCTATTGTCTTGTAGAAACTATCCGTATCTTTAATAATAAGAATGGCTTCTACAGGACAATAGAACTTTCCAACTATTGTACTGGTTGTAAGAGGAGCATATGCCGACATCTCTACAATCTTAGCATTTTCCATCGGCATTTTCTTTCCAAGACCCATCGTCAGCCAGTTATATGCTTTTTTATAAAGCTTTGAGTTAATAAACATCACCTGTCCGACTTTTGCCTTAGAAGAGTTGCGGTATAGCATTTTATAATTAATAACAGTCTTTTTTTCACCTTCTTTCTTTGTATATGAAGAAATGTATTCAACATTTACACCGTTTTCATAGAATATTTCCCGGATTTCATCTTTGGAACATTTCATATAATTGTCTTTATTATCAATTACATTTCGAAATATTGCTCGAATACGTTCCTTGGATTCCTCAGATAAAGATTTGTCATGTTCAAATGGTCCAAACTGCTTTAGCAAATGATCCATTTCTTCTTCATAACTACGACTTCCAAAATCAAAATCAAGACAAATAATGTCTCGTGTACTGGTATCATTCCAAACATTAAGTCCATTCTGTATAATATAATCACTGAATAGACTGTTACTGAACATTGCTTCAGTATAATCGTACCGGTTTCTGACTCCCTGGTTATATCCAAAGAGAGTACCGGCCTTTATATTTTTTATTTTTAATCCGAATTCAGACAAATGATATTTCTCCTTCCTCTATGTTGTATTGCATCAATAACATTTCCAATAGTAGGATATGGTTTTGTATATTTCTGCATAATAGTAATCCTTTCGTATTTTATTTAAATTATAGGATTTAGATTTCTAGTACTGACTGTTCCATAATTATTATTAGAAATTGCAGGTATACAGATAGAAGTTGTTTCAGATTCTACAATTCTACGTTTCATTTTTATAAGTTTCTTCTCTTTTTTATTTAATTCTTTATATTCTCTCTTCAAATTACAATACTCCTGCTGTAACTTAGTTTTTTGGAAGAAATTTTTACTATTTTTTAATTCTGACTTTAATTTAGAGATTCGTTTACGAATTTGTTTCACAGTCGATCCGTTTATATCTTTTACTTTTTTCTGATACCTAAATTCATAATACTTACGTAATTCAGAAGAAAAACAATTCATCAGATCAGACCATTTTGCTAATTCAATCTCTTCAATATCAACAGACTTAGCATAATCAATAATATCCTTTACAAACTCTAATGTAAGAATAAATGTTTCATATTTTAAAGTGCTTTTAAACATACGAAATTCAATGGTATCCTTATGCTGTAAATTCAATGCAGCACGTTTACCTTTATCCTTATACTTACCATACAGTTCAACTATTGAATCTTCATTTTGCTTTTCACCGGCAAATTCACTATAGTCATTGTCGCGCCTTGCAATCACACAAATTTCATCATTAAATTTTTCAAGAATATACAGAATCTTAGATATAACTAACTCTTGTGATATTCTTGATTTCCCTAAATAGCTACGATTCGCATGAATATGTAATCCGGCAGTTTCACAATCATGACCTTTATATCCTTCTTTATCAAGATATTCGAACATTTCACGGTAGTTCATTTTGTTCTTATGAAATTCCAAACTGCATGGCATAGTGTCAAATTCAATCTGTACAGTACTATCATGTGTACTGTAAATAAGATTTTCTTCATCACTATCAGATCCATTCATAATCTGAATACATTTTTTTACTGTGGAATTTTTATCATTATCAGAAGAGATATTATTATTTCCACCTACTTCAATCTCTGCTCCGAGCAGGAGAGTAGTATCTTCTGATTCTCCAGGCATAAAATGTTTTATGTATTTTGGTACATAATTAAATTGATGAATGTATGTTTTGAATCGGCTTGAGACAAAACTACGAAAGTATCCTCTCTCAAATTCATAACTATTAGAAGATGCCCTTACATTATCTATCAGCCTATTAAAATTGTTAATATTGTTAATATTAAGTTCCTCTTCAAAAGTAGATGTTACTTCAGACCTACGACCTCTTTGCGTAGATGATGGTTCAAGGTGACACAAACGTATAGCACAAAGTATGGTTCCATCACAGTTATATACATATGCTTTATTGCACGTAGTATCGTATAAGATTCTGCCATGAATACAATTGCTGTTTCTACTTTGTTCTGCCAATACACTATTAAGTAATTCAAAATCATTCCCGCCATATTCACGTCTATTCATATTTTCGAGTTTTGTTATTATTTGACGTCTATGTGAATTTGTGTCACATTCATGATAGATATTGCTATGTAATTTTAATGCATCATTAATAATTTCAGCGTAATCATGAGGAAGATAATATGTATTATATTCATTATCAACAATATAACAGGCATCACCTCTATATCCTAAATGAGTATAATTAATAATTTTCCCATTTACTGAATATGGATAATGTAAATTTAAATCGAATGTTTGCCATCTATTTTTAAATCTTATGATTGGTAAATAACTCATATTTTTAATAGGTAAGAGCACCGGCAGGCACTCTTACCATTCCCTCCTTATCTTAAAGTACACGTTTCCAGTATTCTTCGTCTTCATATTCTTCATCAGTCATACGTAATAAATGCATTTCCTGCATAAGCTGTGTAAAATCAGATTCGAAAAGTTTTACTGCTAGGTCATATAATTCATCAAGCATATTAAGTACTTTTTCAATAAAATCAAGAATAGAATAGCATTTTCTATGTCCTGGTTCTGCATTATAATTTTTCATGCGGATCTTAACATTTTTATGATAAATCTCGTCAAACCTTGCGTATAAGTAAGACCATCGACTCTGGGCCAGCTCTGGGGATCGTCGTCTCATTACTCTGTTCAGCATCATACGTTTTGTTGGAGCCGGTACATTTCTGGAAATAGCATTAATGACATCCTGTTTTTCAGCTATTGTCTGAGTCAGCCTGCCACAACGATTATTTAAATGTACAATTTCTTTCTCCCTTTCTTCAATAATTTTCTGAGCAGCAATAAGACCACGAGCCACGATCTCTGCCGGAGTCATATTTTCCTGATTACGGATGTAAGCACCATTCTTACGGATAGACGGGAGTACTTCAGAAGTAACCCAGTGTTTGAACTCTTTTGCTGATGGAAGCTTGCTGCTGAGGATGAGAGAGTAGAGACCGGATTCATTAATAATGGTCATCTGCTGGGTTCCTCCAAGGGTGTCCCATTTCGTTACCCCCTTGTCTTCTGCATCAACATGTACTAAAACAGCTTTCCTTGCATTACTATATCCCAGAGCTTCCGCTACATCTTTTCCTACGAACCACGGCTCACCGTCAATCTCAACAGTTCTCAGTTCTCCAAACTCTGGATGAACCAGATTCTTGAAAACTGTCACCTCTGGGGCAGCAGTGGTGGTAGTAGAAGAAGATGTAGAAGAGTTATTTTTGTTCTGCATATAATCAAACATTGAAATCTGCTTATTATCATCCACCGGAGTATTCATCCCTGGGATAGGATCCATTCCAAGTGCTGTTCTCATTGTTGGGTCTGTAAGAACTTCTTCTGGTACGTCTTCAAATTTGGAATCTGGTTTTGTGTTTGTTGTGTAAGTGCTCATTTTGTTTGTCTCCTTTATTGTTTAATTAAATTTGTTATCATCATTTTGATCATATTTAATTTCTTCATCATCATATTCATCAGTATCAGATGCAGCACATAAAGCCCAACATCCAATACCGGTTAATACAAATAAAAGAATACATATAAGTATTACCATGATTTATTCTCCTATTGTGCTATATTACATATTGAAATTTCTTTTTCTCCTATAATATTGAAGAAATCAGGTTCATTATGAGTTTCTTCCAGCCAAGTTTTAATTACCCCCGTTAGGCGTTCAGAAAGATCATTGAGTTGTTCAGTAGTATAAGCTGTTCTACTATCTAACCAGTCATCTACAAGATCACCAACGTTTGCCTCTGCTTCCTCCCAGACAACCTCAAGAACTCTTTCTGCATCAACAGAGATTTCATATGGTCTAAGTTCCTGAATTGTAATTGATTTGATTTTTATATTTTCTTCTGCAAAGTAGTCTTGAGCATCTGCAATGCATTCTTCTATGGAGTCAAATGCTGTAGCAGAAGTGTAATCACTGTCACGTTCTAACTGCCAAGCATATTTTGTATCTTTATGTTCTTTGCTCTGCATAATTTAATTATTTCCGTCCTTTCGAGAAGTAGTGTTGTTTGGATCATCCGGATACAGATATCTTTCTATATAATTGCGACCTTCACCTATGAATCGTGGAATATCGAAGTCATGAGACCATGTATCTGCTGTAATTTGTTTACCATTTAATAAGAAAGAACTATGAGCAGATCTGATGATACAGGTACCGCGCTGTTTGTAAATTTTAAGTTTGTTCCAGTCAATATCTTTTTGCTGAATAAGCATGTCTATGATTTCTTGATTACATTTACCATTTAGTTCGGTTTGAGAAAAATGTGCTTGACCAACCATTTGAATAGAGTTACGAATTGCATCCTGCTGTCTCCAGTTAAAGTAATTTGTGACTTCTTCTCGTGGGAGATTGAACACACATGCAGCAAATTCTGCTCCTTTGAGTAATGCACGATCATAGCTGTGGTTTGGAGAATAATATCTTCTGCCGATAATTTTTACTAATTCTTTAAATTTTTGATTGAAATAATTAGTGGCCATAGATGCTGCTATAGAAGCAAGTTTCTGGACCCGGTTATCAAACCATGGTGAAGTTTCAAGTTTCTCATAATCAATAAGAAGAAGATTAATTTCATCTGATTGAGTATAAGCCAGAACACAGCCCTGGATATTTCTACAGAGGTATTCTGCAGTATAGCGCATAGCAGCCATAAGTACCTGATCAAATGGTTTTTTGAACCCCCTGGTAAAAGTATGGAATGCACGACCATCGATTTGGATGATCACTGGGGTACGAGGGATTAGATGAGCATCTGTAATTGATTTGTAGGATCTCATTCTGAGATCGTATTCTGTTTGATGTGACATTTTGGTTTGTCCTCCTGTTATTTATTGCTAAGATTTACGAGTTATTGATGTGTTATTTAATGTTATTGAATGATCAAAACAAGTTGTGGATATTTGGATTTTGTAGATTTTCTTTGCATACCGAGTTAATTTAGCTTGTTTTGATAATGAGATAATAGCACAGGAAGATGGATTTGTCAAGAAAAGAAGCTAAATTAACTGAAATATTTGAGATTATGCGTTTGAAAATATGGACGGTAGATGGGGGTTGGAAGGTAGTGTGAGGTAAGATTTGGGGAGCGTGGAACAATATGGGCGGTGATTATAGGAGTTTGGCGATGTGGGGAGCGTTACATTTTAATAGGAAGAGAGGGCGTATTTTTCAAGCCAGTGTGGAAGTTAACCGGCTTAGGTCTTTCTGGGTAATTTTAGCCCATTTTGGCGTTAAAAGTACCCCCTTTTTGAGTAATTCCAATTACTGCTAATTTTATGCATAATATAGCTAATTTTATGCATATATACATGTTTTATGCACGAATTATGTATTTATATGAATAAATATTCTATAACTTTTTTTATACATTTTCATTTTTAGACAAATGATTTTGGTATTATATAGTTGTCCGAAGGGACGGTAAACACTTGAGCGGTTCAATTGAATATCGCGAACATGCAAATGCATGTGATATGTCCAATGCCCATGTGGGGCGCATATCATAAGTAAAAGCATTTTCAAAGTATTCCGTAGTATCGCAATTAGGACGCTGATTTTTCAGCAGTCCATCCCCCTTTATCATACAGGGCTAAAGTGTGGTTCGTGACAGTCGCTGTCAAGAAATGAAAATGCGACAGGGAATAGCAACCCTATATCAATGCTACCATATGTCGAAAAGGCACTTGCATGGAAATTTCTATGTGAATGCGGTATGTTTAATCTAAGTGATGGACAGACGGACGGTTTGCGCTAATATAGGCAAGAAAAAAGTTTTGAAAGTCACTGAAAAACATGGTAGGCAACAACCCTAACAAGGGGGACGCGGAAAAAGCGTTAAAATACTGTAAGTGGGCGGTATAGTCGGCAGTAGTCGACACGGACTTGCAACTCGTCAATCAGGCTCATAGAACACAACTCACATATAGGTGAATGTTTCTAAACAACGTTACAATTTCAATCAGGCGTCTTGTTTAGAGTTACTGCCTATGGCAGTATTGTACATGTTTACGACAAGTGCAACTTTCACCGTGTTTTGTCTCTTGATGTAGCACACGCAACAGTGTGTAGAACGTTGGTAAAACACGTTTATACAAGTACATATTAGTCATGGTATAGTAACCATAGCTGAAATAAAGCATGGCGAACAACTGACAACTAAAATCTTAGAATAAAAGAGGTAGATAATTATGGCAAAAACATTCGATAGCACACGTATTCAGGTCAAAGCAGTTAACGTTATTCCAGAAAAAGCGACAGAAGTTTACAATCATGTTCGTTTTCTGGTGTATCAGTCTTTACGCGACAGCGCAAAAAAGACTTATGATACATATACAAAAATCCTCGAAGAAACAACGTTGAAAGACGCTGACTTTGAGACAGTGACACGTGAAGAACTGTACAGCGTGCATGATGAGAAATTCGACATTAACAAATTTCTCGACGCACGTACAAATTTAATTGACGCACGTCGAGAACTTGCCGCCCTTAACAGTAAAGGCGTTAATATTGAAACTTTTAACGCTTTATCAGAAATTGATAGAACATTCTTGATGCTTCAGGCACATACTTGTATTTCATCAATTAAACTTGATGAAAAATGCTTGATTGACGGTAAAGATGAAAATGGCAATGATAAAATGTGTGATTTCTCAACCCTGATTACAGCATACTATAAAAAAGGGACAGGGGTAACAGCATTTAAGAAAATGCTTACAAGTATTTTCCATAGAATGTTTGCAGAATCCGGTATTATGTTCTACGGTGTTAATGTTAAAAAATCTGATATTTCAGAGGAATGTGTCCGTCACTTCATTGCAAGTTTTGGCGGTACCGCTTCTAGAAATAGCCATAAAGATGGCGATACAACCGTATGGGATAACTACACCTATCAGGTGAAAAATGATAAACAAAAAGTACTGTCTTCACTAACAGACCTTTTTGCGGTCATCTTCGACAGTGGAAAAATCGCAGTCAATAGACCAGATGAAACACCGGAAACACCGAAAACAGAGGAAAAAGAGTCCTAACAAGGACTCTTTTTTAGTGCAATAAAAATAATATGCCTATATTATAGTACAAAATGTATTAGGCGGAAAGAGGTATAAAATGGGTAAAAAAGGTATAAAACAATATGCTCGTATTGCGTCAAAATACGGGACAAAATTCGAGGGATATAATGTGCCAGTTGGCGCGATTTACGGACGTGTTTTAATTCCATATGAAAAAGGCACAGAGTATATCTTTTTTATCTGTACTCAACCTAAAAATATTCGCAAGGATACTATGCCAATTTATGTTTTAAAACCGTCATGGGTAAGCAACAGATGGCGCGAAATGCTCATAGGACGTGAACATCCGGCATTTACCGCAGTCGCAAATATTTGTCACGAAATAGGCGGAATACCTAAAATCAAGACATTTCAAGACCCAAAAGTAACCGAAAAACGCGCCGAAAAAGCCATTGACAGAGCTTATAAACAGGTTTCACGTCAATATGGTTTACGTCCGGTTCCGTGTAATGGCGTTCGTATTAAACCAGAATATGATAGTTATGTAACGCCACAGCAGGCGCGTATTCCGTGGGATGAATTAGTACATGATGAAGAACAAGTGTCATATAACAATGATATTATTTGTCCTGAATCTATATCTTTCAGACCTTTTGAAGGATACACTGATACCTATGAAGCACGTCGCAGAGACGGCATGAAAATCAATCAGATTAAGTGCCGTCCTGAGAAAGTTGAAAAACGTGCTACAATTGTAGTAAAAATTAATGGTAAAATCATTGATTAATCATACAATTCCACCTATAATGAGAGGAGATGATGTCGTGGAGGTGAACTAATATGATAATTGATACTAAACAATATAATTTTTCAGAGTGGGATTCCAAACGCCGCGAGCGTGCGTTGCATATTATGGATGAACATGTGAAAAAATACTGTCAACCGTCAACCTATGATTATTGGTCTTGGCATTCCGTCGGCAGTGAGGGTAAAAAACCAGAACAAATAGCTTCTGAATACAAAGAATATTCAGAAGATGAGAGTAAATTTATACAAGCTCTTTGGGCATTTTACATCTCAATGACTGCTAAAGATGAATATGCATGGTCCAGTGACATAGCAAAAGCGTTTACAAAATAATAAAGCTTCTAAAAAGGAGAGCGTAAGCTCTCTTTTTTAGTACACAAAAATCAGAAAGGCAAATAAATGTTATCACGCATAATATCAAATCCACCAATCCATCCCAAATATCAGATCTGTCTCATCACACCAGCGGGCAGATCCGGTACAATCTTACGTCACCTATATACATCACCACGTACAGGTGCGACATATTTCAGTCGCCATCATGCTAATAACTACACACATGAACAGGCGACAGCAGTATTACAAAATCTGCCGTATCCAGACGCGTTCATCCAGTCTGAATACGACTGTCATTACCGTGAGACAGACGAACGCGGTAACATCAAAGATTACATGTGTGCATAACAGCACATAAGTAATAAGTAACTAATTAACCATTAAACTTGCTATCCCTTATTCCTGTGAGGAGCAGACTTTTTCCTATCGGAAATTGCAAGGTCAAACCTTGATAAGGGATTTTTCTATGCTCTTCTATAATGCCCATGAAGAGTATAGATTTTACCAACGGAAACAAAAAAATATAAGGTTATGCCTAAACCCAAAAGGCAAGAAGGAGAATTATCATGACAAACATAAGAATTAACGCATCCCTTAACACAGCAAAAGAAATTATCAACGCACTTATGAACTCAGAAGAAATCTTCTATGACCGCACAGAGGGTAATGAGTTATCCGGACGCTTTAGTGTCCAGATGACATTTGCAGAAGCGATCTGCTATCGTCCACAGTACACAGTGCGCAAGCTCCGTAATCTTGTTCTTAACAGACATGGTTCCCTTTCAATTCGTACCAGAATTGCACTTGCAGCAGTACTGTCTCAGTGTGAATTCGACACACACGAGAATGCACTTATTCCGGTGCTGTTCACAAGTAACGAAAAACTTATTCCAGTCTACAAACAGTTCGAGAAGAACTGGGGTAAGTTCAACTTCAAAGTATCATTCATACAGGATGATGACTACGAAGATTTAGCTCCACGTTATGAAATCAACTTCATGACCGGTGAATGGACAGACATCTATGAGGAGGTAAGATAATGAAGAAATTAAAGAAATTTTTCACAGAAGAAAGAGTTGACGAAATTTATGAAACCATGTTTGATTTAGCCATGGGACTGGGACCAGTACTCATGGTAGTAATCCCAATCCTTTACGATGCGTTTAAATAATAATAATTTAAGGTTATGCTTCAGCCTTAAAAGCACAGGAGGAAATCATATGAAAAAATCAGAAATAATCAAAGCTTTTAATGAATTCGTATCCCGTAACTTCTTCGGATACAGTGCCCATACACTGTATCAGGAACTCTGCCATTCATATCCGGCAGAAGTAGCATCCCAGTGGGTGTATGTCAATATATGGCACACATTCATTGATAATGATACACCTGAAGATATTGATATAGCTCGTCGTGTAGCTTGCATTATCATTGGTGATCCGAACTTTGAAATCCGAGCACTTGATGCTCGTGATTACATTGATTACTGCATGGCTACTCATGAATATGAGCGCCTTGCAGTTCTTGCAAATGATGCACTTGACTTGTATCTCAAGGGCGTAATCAGTCTGCATGAATTTAAGCTAATCATTGCAACTAATAAAAACTAATTAAATTATCTACCGGTCTATATAATTTTCCTTGACTGGCGGATTTGAAAAACGGAAACAAATTGAGAATTGATTTTTCTGGACGGGATACCCCCATGTACAGGGAAATTGATTCTAATATACAGGGAAATAAAAATAAATCAGCTGTCCTATCGGCATACGGGGAGAATGGAGAATAGCCATGACAACAACAACTAATAATTTCAACTTCGTAACATTCTCAAATAACGTAACAGTAGTGAACACTACTCCGCATCCGGTAACAATACAGGATGTAAATGGAAGTCTGATTTCAGTGCCTACAAGTGTGTTGATTAACGCAAAGGCAATTGAAAAACAGGTATCACCTCTGTTTGTAAAGACAGAGTTTGTAGGTACTGATGAAGGAAGGGAAATCATTTCTTCCATCAAAGAGTCTTTCAACCAGAACGCTGTGGCTGGGGAGACTTTAGTAATCATTGGTAGCATTATTGCTGCTCAGGCATATCCGGGAGAAGTATTTGGACTCACTCCAGTCCCAGGTTACGAAAGAGTGGCACCAGATGACAAGAGAATGCGTTGTGACAAGTTCACAACTTTCGCGTAAGGGAGGGAAATAGCCATGACTAAAACAACAAAAACTATCGTTACTGCAATCGTAGTAACAACAACATTATTCTCAAGCTGTACTCCGGTATCAGCAAGAGAAATCACTTCCGTTAATCGTACAGAAACCGGAACTCTTTATGGTTTCAGTGACGGAACCGGATATTATACAGAGGATATTGAGGGAATCAGCACCCTTGATAATCTTTACCCTCTTACCGGAATTGTTACAGAAATCGAATACGATGTAGAACCGGAAGTTGATCTTGTAACAATCACCTGCTCCAACGGAAATATGTTCTCATGGTATGCAGATGCCGGAGATTATGAAATCAATGACCTTGCGTCCTGTATCATGGATTCCAAGGGAACTAAATATGTAACTGATGACGAAGTGTTGCTGGCCCATTATGCAGGTGGATTAAAACACTTCGAACAGTATGCAAATTAAATTGAGCACATAAAGGAGAAAATAAATGACAAGAACAGAATATAATCAGCGTGTGATTACACGCAAAAAACGATCAACCCTTATTAAAGGCAGCTTAGGAATAGCTGCTTTTTTAATGTTCGCAAGTATTGTCGGACATATTGATTCTGACGTATATGCCGGAATCCATTCTGTCAAGGGAACTGTTTCCGCATCAGGAAACTATATCCTTGATGAGAATGGAAAAGCATATGATGTATCCGGATTCCAGAGCGGATCCGAAGTAACAGTAAAACTTGACAAACAGGGAAACATCCTGTCTGTTATAAGCAAATAGAAACGAGGTGAATCATATGGAACGCAACTATAAACTCCGGATCTATTACAAATCCGGTGCGCAGAAGGGAAACTTAAAAAGAGAAGAGTTCTTCTCAACCAAAGAATCCATGCAGCAGAGATACAGAGAATTGTTTAAACCAAAAGAATATGCTCTGAATCCCACAGCATGGGAAAGAATAAATGGAGAATGGCTGAGAATGTTTATTACATCTGCCGCATAAAAAGGGAGAATAATCATGATACCAAAACAAAAGAAATTAGATGCACTTAATGCCGACATCAGAGGAATGGTGAAAGCAATCAAAGACTTCAAGGCAAAGAGAAAATCTGCTATTGAAGCAAATGATTATGAGACAGCAGAGCAGATATGGCATAACGAAAAAGTAATGACGCAGAATCTAGCTGAAGCAAACTACCAGAAGATTAGACTGTACTATTCCAAGGCAGATGCTATCTATGAAGACAAGATTATTGCAATCTGCAGCCTGCCAGGGTTGATAGGCATGAAGGAAGCGAAATTAATTGAATGCTGTGCCAATATCAACGGTCGCAAGCTCTATGCAATTTAGAAAGAGAGGTGAACAACATGAAAGGCAACGGAAGCATAGGGAATATCGTAACCATGGGAGAATTTCCATTATATGGATGTACAAACATCCAAAAGAAGCATTACGAAGAAGCTCAAAGTCGATTCTTTTGGGATGAAGAAATCCGTAACTTAATGGAAGACTTCAAAATCCCTAAAGATGTGATTAACAAAGTCATTCGAACAACAGAAACCGAATGTGAAAACCAGACATCAAGGCAAAAGTACGATCATGCCTGGAGAAAGTTCTGGACATTGATCGGTTAAAAACTAAATAAAAATTAAATAAAAGAAAGAGGTAGATTAAAATGATGAACTACAAAGCAATCGAAAAATTACTTACAGGAGAAACAGAGAAAGAAAGCAAAGTAATCAGACCGGAAGTATTCAAAGATCAGACAGCATACAACACGGTGATGAATAACTGCCAGAGAATCGGAGGCAAAAGATTCTGCTGTATTCCATTGGAGCTTCTGGAAATTGATGAAGATTACCAAAGAGTATATTGTATTAACATGGAGAAAGTATACTCTCTGGTACGCAAATGGGACTTCAATAAATGCGAACCAATTCTGGTATCTCCACATCCAGAAACAGCAACATTCGCAGTAATTGATGGATCTCATAGAATGCTGGCAGCAGGCATTCGGGAAGAGAAATATGTTATTGCGGTACTTACAGAAGGATTACCTGTGGATCCTATGGAAAGGAAAATGAAAGAAGCCGCATTATTTTCCGAACAGGGAGATGATGTTGATAAATTATCGCTTGCTCAGAAACACAGAGCAAATGTCACTATGGGTGTCAAAAAATATTGCGTTCTTGACAATTGCCTTAAAGGAAGAAAATTACTTTTAAGTGTGCATGAACTGAAGAATCTTCCAAAAGAGAAACGAGATGCATTAAAAGCAGCTGATTACAAAGTCCTCACAGGATATGCAGCAGCAAGAGATGCAGCAGCTCTTACTAATGGTGAAGAGACTCTCAATAATATCTTCGATATTATCGAAAAAGCTGGATGGCATACAGAGCCAAATGGATATGCAGCAAATGTTATTCGCCCAGTAAAAAGTGTTTTGAACATGCATGATAATGATCCACGAGTTGTTAATGCAATTATTGGAATATTTGAGCCAATCAAACCGAACACATTTTTCGCTGATGCACTTTCGAAATATCATGGCAGAAGACCAGCGGAATACCTCACAATGCATCTGGAAAAAGAAGTTGCTAAGAAATTAGGGATTCAACCTTTATATACCGGCGGTGACTTAAGAAAAGTTACTTCTGCAATTAATAGTCAGCGTCACTATAAAGCAACTGGAACAGAAAACAAATAAAACAAATTAAATTATACAGAATATAGCACTTGCATTTTAGTACCGTAAGTGCTATACTCTGCTCAAAGGTAAACAAACGTTCTGAAATGGAGGAAAAATTATGTTTACTGCAATTACTTATATTTATCAGAGTGAAAATATCGTGTATCCAGACAAAAACACCGGTAAAATGATGCCGTGTCAACTTTATGTTACAATGACTTCAGCAATTGTAAGTAAAGAGAAAGGTGATATCAATTGTAGAGAATTATCTATCCGTGGCCTTCGTAATCCGTTCCCATTTACTAAGATTATTGTAGAAGAAAGAAGTTTCGATTTTGATAAATGGCTTTATAATAGCCCGTATAAATATAAAAAAGTAGGAGTAGTAAGGCACTCAAAATAATTTAATTAAACAAAATCAAAATATACTCTGTACCATAATCCAAAATAGCGGTACAACCTCAAGTCGAAGGTACGTTTTTTCTCATAGGGAAAATGGTGCAGAGTATCATATTGTTCGATATCATAATTCAGCTTCGGCATATGCGGCGTGAAATTTAGAGCCGCTCTCCTTCTAAATCGTAGCTGAATTATGCTATTGAGCATAAGAATAGGAGAGAAAGCAAATGAATAAAGCAGAAGCAAAAGCAGTAGTAACAATTCCAATGAAGGGAAGATACTTTCTTCATAAAAACGGAAGTATTATTCCGGTCACAGACCTGATCAATGCGATCTATCTCATGACAGGTGATGAGAAAATTAATGAATGGGATCCGGATCTTGAATTCTATATCCGTACATTCTTTGGAAACATTGTAAGGGAAATGTCTCCTACAGAAATTACTGTACAGAATTTCTTGAAACATCACGAAAAAGTGAAAGCAATCAGATTGTATTATCACATGCACAACACAGAGTCGCAGAAATGTACATTGGTAGAAGCCAGAGATTATGTGGAACAGTTGAAAACAAAAATGAAAGAGAGAGGTGAACTGTAATGACAAAGATTAAAGAAGCAGTAGATAATCATAAAAATTACGAAAAATTCCATGTGGAAACAATCGTTGCCCACAATGGAGTGCTGGTTGACATTGTAATTTCTGCCTCATACGAAGAAACAAAATTCGATAAAATCATGGCAGACTGTAAGCGCCAGGAAGAAGAACGTAAGCGTGAACGACGTAGAGAAAAAATTAAATTAATCAATCTGTTTACAGGAAAAAGAGAAAAGAGGGAAATCGCATGATAACAAGTAATAAAATGCCGGAGCTGGCAGCTACAGATATTGTAAAGTTAAGAAATGGAAAAATTGGGATTGTGTTAGGAAATAAGAATTCTAATAACCATCTTGCCATTTATACTAACAATACTACATGTGTATCTTGTGAAGAATATTTAAGTAATTATGAGTCAAACAGACATAATAATGATCGCAACATTGACATTATCAAAGTATGGAAATCAAATTTTGAAAGGCAATGTGCTTTAATTGATGAATTCTATACAAAAAACAATGCTCCAACATACATGGATCCTGATTGGGAAGAACCAACTACAATGACTGTAAAAGAAATTGAAAAAATTATCGGTCATCCGTTCACGGTCATTGAGGAAGAGGTGGGTGAAGATGAATGAAACACTGTCATTCGCAGGATGGAGACCAGGCAATCCGGATCAAATCATCCCGTGGAAAGAGAAATTCGATGAAGAATATAGCGACGGAGGCCAGTTAACATTACTGTCAAAAGAAATCTATCAGGCAGAAGCAGATGAAGATATGCCGGCTTTCGAATATCGCTATATTATTAAAGCAATGGATCTGCAGGCGTTTGGATCAGATCAGAAAACAATTTGTTTCCGCTTATATATGTGTCCATTACCACAGTATTGGAAGCCAGAAGTATTAAAGGATCTTTCGGAAGATAACAGCGCAGATTGGTTCTTCGAAGACGCGGTAAATTCAGATGTCCTTCCATATATAGGAGAAGAGTATTTGAATTATACAGATAATGATGTTTTGCCGGATGAGAACGGTAATAAATGGTACGATTACTTTTATCACATCACTGATTGGGCCAAAGCAAATGAATTATTCAACATTATTGCAACAGTTCTGTATCCGATGGACAGTACACGCGGTCACGGTCTTGACCAGGCATGGAACCAACTGGGAAACACCGGTTGGGATTTGCTTGAACACATTCTGAATGGAAAAGATTATATTAAGGCAGCATTATCAAGATTAAATAACTGCAATAATTAACTTTACAATACGAGAGAAGAATGATATATTAATCATAACAAGTTAAATTAACTATATATAAGGAGAAAAATACAATGAAGACAAAGGCAGTCCGCAGCCAGAGAATCGCATGGCTGTTGAGGAAAGAGGGATTTAAAATTCTTGGCATCACGCCAAATAGAAGACGTCCAAATCTGGATGTTTATATATTTGAAGCAACACCAGAGTTATGTGCTTCACTGGATACTCATATCCAAAATAAAGACAACAGAAGGGATAACTAACGAAAGTAAATCGGAGGGAAAATCATGAGTGAAAAAGAATTTGACCGCGGTAAGTGTTTTACATTCTTTGCTTCGTATAGGAAACAGGGCGAAAGAATAAAAGAAATTCTTGGGCCGGAGAAAGCTCTGGAATATTATGAGGCGGTCATAGACTATGGACTGTACGCCAAACCGATAGATAATAATCTCCTATTATATGTAGGAGATACCTTACTTGAAACGATCGACTCATCCCAAGAGAAGCGGTCACGAGCATTTGGTGAGAACATGACCATAACCCGGTCAATCTTAGAAACTGTGCGTGACCACCCAGAATATTCACAGAATCAGGTGGCTCAGGAACTTCAAATAAGCAAAGGCAAAGTAAATAAAGTACTCACAAAGTACAGAGCTGGCGGTTATGCAGATGATGTGGACTTTAACCTGGTAATTAATAAGGTAGAATATACACCTGACGGTACTGTGGTCAGCGGTACTGGTACTAATTATAATACTAATACTAATTATAATAATAATAATAATAGTACCGACCGGTACCGTGACCACCAGCGTGACCGCTTGGATGGTCTGGTAGCCGGATCGCTCGGAAGAGTCGCTGGCGCTCCAAATGTCGTCGCTTCCGCTCCTAACTCCGCTGACGCTGCGCGCTTACGCTTGCCGGATGATCTGCCGGAAGATATTCGCAATATAAAATTCGAAGCGAGAATAGATGACAAATCTATGTTAGAGGTTATGGATCGTGATTATCGTGATTATTTAGATGATGGTTGGGAGACTCACGAGGATATTAGAGATAAGCTTATCGAGAAGTTTACTACCGGATTCTATTGTGGTGATAAGGATAAAGTAACTGCTTATGCAGAGTTCTTGATGGAACACTATAAAATTTAATTAAACAAACAGGAGGAAGATATGAAAGTATTTTTATTATGTAGTCTTAATGATGAAGATTACAGACGTCCATGCTTTGAATTCTTTAAGAGTCTTTCTGAAGCTCACCAATCTGTCATAGATTATATTGCGAATGATATTAAAGATGATAAATATGGTGCGGATAGAGAAATTAAATATGTTATGGATATAAGTTTTCCCAAAAATCGCAGAATGCGTATAGATTATTCTTATGGAAATGAACATTTCTTAGTATTTGAAGTCTTCGAAATTCAAGTATCTGATGGAGATTTTCTATGCATTTTTCATCATGCTTATGATGGCGTTGGTTTTTGCATTGAGAAAATTGGAACATTTGAAGAATGTAGAAACCAAATGTTAGATTCAGCAGCTCAGACGGCAAATGATTTTGATATAGATATAACAAATGATGATGTGTTTGAAGTAAATGAAGGTGATTCATGTGTAGATACCGGTGAAGAATGGCACATGTGTAATGTTGTTCAATTTAATTTAAATGATATTCAGGACGAGCAAGATAAACAGAAATATGATGAAAACGTATATCGTGACATGGAAGAAATATGTAGTCCTATATATCCCAACCCTGTTCATACAAAAACAGAAAAAATAACAGACGATTTCATCAAAGAAGTCGATAAAATGGAATCACATGAAGTATTTAAAGAATTATGTGAATACCATGGAGTAACACCTGGGCTGGTAGAATATTTATATGAATCAGTGTACGGACGACCAAAAGAGAAAACGAAAGGATGTTATATAGAATAAGAAAGGAGAATAATATGAGTGCAACAGCTGATTTTGCTCGTGATTATAATATTGATGTATTTGAGGTAAATGAATATGATTCATGCATAGACACTGAAGATGAATGAAAAATGTATAATGTTGTTCAATTTAATAAAAGCGAAGCTTAAATGGAGATAATATCACATAAAAATAAGGAGAGATAAGTATGGGATTTTTAAATGTTAAAACAAGCTATTCAGTATACAAGAATTGTATGCTGCGTTTAGGAAAATATATGATGGATGAAAGTCTGGCTGTTGAGATTTACAACAGACAGGATGGAGAGATTGCAAGACTGACGACTTGCTTGTGTGATCCTACATTACCTGAAGATGTGGCATATGTGGACACAAATAATTGCCCTTGGGCGGTGGCTTTCCTTGAGGAAAATGGTTTGGCAGAGAAGACAGGGAGAACAAAAAGAAGTGGATATTGTGTTTATCCGGCAATGAGATTTAACAGAGAAAAAATAGCACAGTTTGAGGAAGAAGAAAATTAAATGGAGGTAGTAATATGAGTGCAACAGTACCTATTTCTGTATGGAATAATGTAAAAGAATATTTCAAAGAACATCTGGATGACAGATATGATCTTCAGGATGTAATCCGTTATAAAGATCCAATGGACTCATACCTGTATATGGTAATTGCAAAACATAAGAATTATTCAGCAATTAAGGCATCTATAGGTGGTGGACCATGGGTTGTATGGACTACTTGGAATGAATCTACACAATCACTGAATGGTGGACATTATGATATCAAAACATATGAAGACGCTTTGTCAATCTGTGAAGCGAGAAGAAAATAAAGAAAAGTGAGGGATAAGAAATGTCAGCATTAAATAATTATAAGGAAGTAAAACAGAAACTTGATGAGGTAAGAACAATTACGGGAGACTTAGAATTTAATACTGCCGTCACATTCTTAATGCAGATCGGATGGAGTAATAAGAGAGATGTTATCTCCTTATGCAATAAATATAATACCGAGCCGGAAGAGAATATAAAGAAAAAGGTTGCAAATGCAGCTTTAATGATTAGTCATATTGCACAGCCAATCGAAATCCTTACATATGTAAAGCTTGAGTGCCCACTTTGGACTGAGGGAATTGAATCGAAGCGTCTCAAGAAAATCGCAGAAGATGTAATCAACGCCGGATATAAATACTGCAAGGATCCGCGAGTTGACACTTTTGAAGACTGGAAAGAGCTTCTGGAACAACAGTATGGAATTACGCATGAAGAGTTACAAAAAATTCTGTATCTGAACGAGAGAGGAGAAATGTAAAATGACAGAAAAATATTATAACGAGATTAATGCAGCAGCGAAAATCCTTTGTGAATACTGCGAAAATGATGAATGCGAAAACTGTCAGGTAACGAGACTGACAGACGACGCTTATCTTGATGCCATAGAAGAAGGTATTATTGATGATTGTTGATCTGAATGAGAGAGGAGAGGTGTAATGAAAAAAGTTACGAATATTAAATGGGATACTGATGGAGATCAGAGCGTTTTTGATTATCTTCCGCAAGAAATTATGCTTCCAGAACAATTTTCAAAAGAAAATTATGTAGATGAAGATGGTCGTTTCGGAGAGGCTGAAAGGAATGCAATGTTAGATGATATTTCAGATTGGCTTTCTGACCAATATGGATTTTGCCACGATGGATTTGAGATTAAAGAATTATAAGTGAGGTGTTAAGAATGGCAGATTACAAAGAGAAAATCAAAAAACTTTTGGCGTTAAGTAAGAGTCCGAATGAACATGAAGCACAGTCAGCTCTTGCAAAGGCACAGCAGCTTATGGCAGAACATAAAATCTCTATGGCAGAAGTCGAAGATAAAGAAAAAAGAAAGGCAAATGAACATTCAGCTGGAATTACTTATTCGACTAGAAGAGATCCCTGGGTACTGAGATTGTCTAAAGTTATTAGTAAGAATTACTGCTGTGAAAGTTTTTCTCGTAGAGAAAAAGGTAAACAAACGTATAAATTATATTTTTGTGGGTTAAATGAAGACGTTGAAATTTGTATGATTGCATTCAAATATGCAACTGATTGTATTCAATCAGAAATTAAAAAGAGAAAACAAAAAGGTAAGCTATTTAATTATACAAACGAACTGGTTACATCCATGTGTAATGGATATGCTTATGGTTTCATTAAAGGACTTGATGAAGCGTTTGAAGAACAAAAAAGAGCAGCCGCACAGTCAGAAGCAAATTGGGGCTTAGTGTTATCTACTCCTCCAGAAGTAAAGCAAAGAATGTCTGAGCTTGGATTAAAGACAACTACGTTCCGGTCTAAGCAAGCTGCAAAAGTATCAAAATCAGATTATGAAGCCGGTAAGAAGGACGGAAGAGATTTTGATATTACTAAAAGAGTGGCCGGTGAGTAAAGTAAATAAATAAAACAGAATAAAAATTTAATTAAACAAAGGAGATGTATATTATGATGGACAATACAATCGAAAGAAGAACAAATAATCTTACACAGGTAGAGACAATGTTTGATGCAAGAAGAACTCCATGGGACGGACTTGGCAAGAGAATTGCCGGGGCAGTTACATCAAGAGATGCAATCAGATTAGCAGGTCTGGACTGGAATGTAGTTCCAACAGATATTATTTCTGAAGCTACAGGATTAAAGATTCCTGGTTATAAGGCAAATGTAAGAGATATTGATAATAAAACGTTAGGTATTGTTACTGAGCGTTACAAAATTGTACAAAATGAAGAAGCATTTGCTTTTACAGATGAGCTTCTTGGCGAAGGAGTGACATATGAAACTGCAGGTGCTCTTCAGAGCGGTAAGAAAGTATGGATGCTTGCAAGACTGGAAGGCAGAATGATTACTGATGAAAAGATTGATCCGTTCTTAGTATTCACGAACAGTCATGATGGAAAAGGATCAGTCAGAGTAGCTATCACACCGGTACGTGTATGGTGTCAGAATACGCTTAATCTGGCTCTTAAAGAGGCTGAAAGACAGTGGGTATGCAAACATACTGGACGCATTGATGAGAAACTTGTAGAGGCGAAATACACGCTCATGAACACTGAACACTATCTTGAAGCTTTAGAAACAGAATTCGGAAAGATGAAGATGAAAAAGCTTGATGTTGATAAGGTACATAAGTTTGTTAAGATGTTACTTCCTATCAGCGAGAAAGATGGAGATCGTAAGGTGGCAAACATTCAAGAAATGCGAAACGAACTTATGATGAGATATCTTAATGCTCCGGATCTGCAGGTGCTTGAGCCATCTGCTTATAGATTTGTGAATGCTGTTTCTGACTTTTCTACGCATCGAAAACCTTCCAGAGGAAGTGAATATTATCAGGAAAACATGTTCATGAAAGTAGTAGACGGAGATGAACTTATCGATAAGGCTTACGCAATTTGTGATGCTGAGGTTTGATACCTCGGTATCACGGAAGGGAGTAATGCAATGGAAGCAGTAAATAAAACTAATGGAAATATTTACAGTATTCAGCAAGATACAAATGGTAAATGGTTTGGTTATTGTGATCGGACAAAAGAATACACTCCAGCGTTTGTAAAATTGAAAGGATTGATAGGATTGTTTGAATTGAAAGGATATGAGGTGGTTGAAGAATGTTAAAAGAAAAATTAGTTATTAAAAGAAAAGCAGCTACATTGATCACAGTAGATTTTACAGCGCCGGAGATCGAAGGATATGCTATGGCGTGGCTGAAGTTATGTAATAACGCAAGAGAACTGAAACGTATTATTTGGAAGATTGAAAATGATGCGAAGAATAAAGTGTATGTATGGTGTGATCCACATTATAAAGATGAAATGATAGATTTCCTTACAGGTATTGTATATTTCCATAAAGACGAAAAACCTATCCCAATAGGTAAAGTTTTAAATATATCTGATGACACAATTGGCGTTCCAGTATATGAGTATGAAAGTACTTGCGACTCAAATGATGAACAATGGTATAAGGATATTGATCATGCTATTTCAAATTGGACTGCGATACAAGAAGTTTTTGATTAAAAGGAGGATTAGGTCATGAAAAAAATCATTAACGGAAGAAAATATGATACAGAAACGGCAAAAGAAATTGGTTATTGGAGCAATGGATATCCATGTTCTGACTTCAATCATTGCGAGGAAACCTTATATCTTAAGAAAACAGGAGAATATTTTCTGTACGGAGAAGGTGGTGCTTTAACTGAATATGCAAGAAGTGTATGTGGCGGAAGCACTGGTGGATCTCGAATTATTCCTATGACTGAAGAAAGCGCAAAGGAATGGGCTATGGAACATCTGGAATGTGATGAATATGAAGCGTTGTTTGGAGAGGTAGAAGAATGAAATTTAATGGAAAATGTAAGATTCGATTACTTAGAGATTTTCCAACAATCAATTTGAGAATGGGTGACAGCCTTACTGTTTATAAATATAAGTATAAAAAGTGTTCCGATGAAATTACATATGTTCATCCAAGAACATATCTTAGATTTACCCCAGAAGATGTGAAGGAACTGTCGGATGACGCAAAAGAATATGAATTCAAAGTGTTTATGGGACCAGACGGAATAGATGGTCCGTGTCTTGGGAAAATGTGTGTAACTGAAAATTCTTCTGACGAAGCTTATAATGTAATGCTTGATATTATCGGTTGTAGATTGGTAGAGTCGTTTCCGGAACTTGATATTCCGTATTCTATTGAATTGGTCGAAGAAAGTGAGGATGAATAATTATGCAAAACGTGTATATTACCAGAAATGGAAAGCAGATTCAGCTCACAGTGGATGAAATTAAGGCAGCTTGGGCTGCCTGGGATGCAGAATTGAGAGAGGAGCAGTTGGATATTTACAAAGAAGAAGTAAAACGAACATTGTTGAAATTAAGTAAGGAAAATGACAAACCTGAATATGAAAAGGCTGCGGATAATGACGACATTGTAGATGAAATTGCTAGAGATATTAGAAGAGCCATTGAAAATGGATGTGATTATGATTGGTGTTTTGATACCAGTAAGTATGGAGGTTTTATGGATAGTTATAATACTGCGATAGTAGTTTGGGGAAAGGCGGATGACATAGATGAGACTAATTATTGAAGGTAAAACAAATAGAGATGACGTAATGGTAAATACAGCGAAAGTAACATTACCATCTGGAGATGTGTATACGATTGACAGGGATTGTACTGAATACACTATTGATACAGTAACCGGGTATTTATCAATGACTTGGGATATGTGTTATCTACATATGATTAACGATATTTTATTATTTGATAATACCGCTTATCTCTCAAGCGATGATGGATTTCAGGATATTCTTAATGAAGGGACGTTGGAACTTGAACTTGAGGATGATGCTGGTTCAGATTATGTTGTTGAAGTTGCTAAATGGAGCTTTTGTTGAAAGGAGTTAAATTATGGGATCAGTATATTCTATATATTCACAGATGAAATTCAAAGATAAGAACAAAGCAATTAAAATACTGCAAGCAAAAATCAGCAGAGGAAAAGAAGAGCATACTGATTATGGACTGGATACATATAGAAAATCAGAGAACTTAGACATTAACGATATTGATGATTTGATTGCTGTGTTTATTGGTATAGGAAGAATGTTCGATGTTGCTAATGATGATAATGGTTGGACTACTTACTCTAATGGATTTGACGCCACTTATGGATGGGAATCTGTCATGATGGAAATGTTTGAAGAACTTGCACCAGTGTTAGAAGACGGATCTGACCTTTTCATTAATTGTGATGATGGAGCCGATGTGTTGGTTATTAAAGATGGAAAATGTATTCAAGAGAAATGAGGTGATGAGATGAAGGATATTTTGCTAGAGAAAGTGTTTGAAGCAGAAAGATGGGAAGCAGCAATTAATAAAGGGTTTTTCAAGGGAATTGATAAAGGAGAGCTGCGTCAACTTTGTGGTCCAGAGACAAGAGTAAGATTGGCAATGGCAATTCTGGAAGATAATTATGAAATTGCTCCGCCACATCAGGCATTAATTCCAAAGGACAATGGAGAGTTTCGAACAGTATATGTGAATGAAAATATTGATCGAATCTTCTTATCTATCGTAAATGATTTGCTATTTGAATTGTGTTCAGATATGATTCATCCAGCTTGCAAAAGTTATCAGAAGGGAATCGGCTGCGGCAAAGTCGTACAGGAGATATCTCGTAAACTTAAGCCAAATCCATATCAGAATCCAAACGGCATATTAGGTTTCAAAGCAGATTTAAGTAAATATTTTGATTCTGTGCCGATTGAATTTATTGACGATGCGTTTGACCAGGTAGAACGAAAAATTGGAAAATCAAAGGTTATTACAGTATTGCGAAAGTATTATCACACAGACCTTTGTTTTGATCCTGACGGAAATCTGATTGAGCATTATCAGAGTTTAAAACAGGGATGTGCAGTAGCTTCATTTCTGGCAGATGTAATGTTATTTCACATTGATTTTGAACTTTATAAATATTCATTTATGAACATGGCCAGTATGTATACAAGATATTCAGATGATATTTTATATATTGGTTCTGGGTATGAGAAGGCTATGGGATTTCTTGAGAAAGAACTTCAGAAAATGTCAATGAAATTAAATCCGAAAAAAGTAGAATATCTTACACATGATAAATGGTTTAAGTTCTTAGGTTTCATGATTAAAGATGATCAGATTACATTATCGCATAATCGTATAAAAGGTTTTCAGAAAGAAATCGAAAAACGCAGCATTAAAAATCGTCATGCTACAGGAAAATCTGCGCTTAATTCTATCAATCGATACTTATATAAAGGAGATGGAACTTATTCCTGGGCGACACAGGTACTTCCGATTATCAATGTTGAAAAGGATATTGATACATTGAATGAATTTGTTATGGATTGTATCCGAGCCTGCCAGACAGGTAAAAGAAATATTGGTGGATTAGGGACTGTAACTAATCGAAAAGATTGCACGATTCTTAGAGGAACCGGAAAAAATGTATCTGCCAATAGAAAGAACACAGAAAAAGAAATTGAAGGATATTACAGTATTCGGTGTATGCAGAAAGCTTTGAATATCTGCAGACCGGTATACGATACAATTGTAAGGGAGATGTGAGTATGTATATTGTACCGAAAATTGAAGTAAGAGAAGCGGAAGACATTGCAGATTTCGCTACAACAATGGATTCAGACATGAATCAGTATTTTGAAGAAAAGAAAACATTGTTGGAAGATATACCAAGAGGTGAGAATCCCGGAACTGCATATTATTCGTTTTATCCAGCGGTAATAAATCCTAAGCTGTTTTATGCGTACATTTTGGCAATTAAGTATTTTCGAGATGGTACATGTAAATGGAAATTATGTTTAACATCTAGGGAAAATGAAGAGTGCCATATGACATTAGGAATTATGCGTGGTACTGAAGAAGAAGCGAAAGAACGACTTGCAACAATTCTTTCTTCTGGAAGTATTAAATGAGGTGATTATATGAGCAAACATTTATTTTTATATAGAGTTAAAGATTCTGATGATCGTGATTGTTGCGCATATATTGATGCAGCCGGTCCAAAATTTGAATGTAACCACTATTTCAGCTCAATTAGATTATGTGGAAGTTGTTATTCTAGTGGGAAGTTTCCTGAGTATGAAGAAATTGAAACAATTCTCACAAAAGATGAATATGAAGAAATTATTTCATTCAATATATTTATCAAAGCACTTGATTATGGAATCACGAAGGGTGATAACCGATATAAAGCAGGTATTAAACTTATTGATTCTATCAAGCATATCTATGACAAATTAAATTCTGATGAGGCGCTTGCCTTCTTTGAAAAAATTCAGAAAAGCGAAATGAAATATCTGAAAAAAGAGTACAATTTATCAGATCGTAATATTGAAGAGATATTTAATGAATACGCAGAAGACTTTAGAGATCGTAGTATTGTAAGTTATGTATATGATGATAGTGAAGAAGCTGGACGCGAAGAAGCTTGGCAGTTAGGATATGTCAAAGATGATGATCCAATTTCTTCTAAATATTTTGACTATGAGAAATTTGGAGAAGACTTAGTTGAGGATGATGAATACTTTATGGAATTATGTGATGGAAGAGTTGTAAGGTTGAGTTATTAAAATTTAATTAAACAAAATGGAGGTGATTTTATGTTGATTTTAACGACAAAATTAAAAAACGCAATTAACAAAAAGAAACCTGGTATGGAGTTTTCATTGCATCAAATTTCTGTAAATGGAAATAAACGTGGTACCAGTGGATGGATTAGAAATCCAGAGATAATTCAGTAGTATATGTTAATACAGAAGGAATTAAATGGAACGGTCAACCTATAAAATATATGTACAGGTATGCTGACGATATGAAAGATACTCATGGTTATCATAATAGATGGGCTACTTCATTAGATGAATTAGTAAATGGAATTACAGAATTACTTTTGTTTTCGGTAAGCGAAGTAAAAGATTGTCGAATATAAAAGAGAGGATGTGGGATTATGCCAGAGAAGAAATTGATTGAAGTTACCGTAGAAAAACGATTTAGAGTATGCAAAGAGATCGAGGCTACAGAAGAAGAAATTGAATTTCTTAGACGAGGAGAAAATCCTTTTGAAAGTGAATTTAGTGACGATGAGATGGAGCATGGCGATATTGAATGGGATTTTGCAGCTGCTGATGAGTACGGTAGAACAATTGTAGGTTGGGATTAATTAATCAAATAGATAAAAGCGAGGAAAGCGAATATGAATAGCGAATTAATAGTAAAAGATGTGGAATTCCATGGAGATATGTTAAGAGCAGCGCAGGATCCTGACGGAAAAGTTTGGGTTGGTGTTCGATGGGTGTGTCAAGGAATTGGTTTTGGAGAGGATAAAATTGATAATGAACGAAAGAAAATTCAGAAAGATGTTGTTATATCCCAAGGAGTAAAATTTCACTCCTTGGGATCTGGGAATTCAAATACAAAGGTTCTTTGTCTTGATCTCGATTATGTACCATTATGGCTTGCTAAAATTGCTATCACACCAACAATGCAGAGAGAAAATCCTGTATTAGTAAATAAACTAATCGATTATCAGTTAAAGGCAAAAGATGTCCTTGCAGCTGCATTCTTAGGAGACAAGAAAACAACAGAAGATATTATCCCGGTATATAAACCACAGGGAAATATGATTCAACTGCAATTTCCTGATATTCAGATGCCTACAATTCCGGATTATTCAAATCGACTCGACGAAATTAATAACAAGATTGATAAATTATATGCTGAAATGGGAAAGTTTGCAACAGCAATGATGAATAAGAATGCTGATCCGGTTAAATTAAACAATGCAATATCTGTTAAAAAAGAAGATAAAAAGAAAGTTTTATCACCAACAGAACAGGAATATTACGATTGGAAGAAAAGAACGAATGAATTTGTCGACAAGCTTTCAGAAAGTTCTAAATTTACTGATCGAAATAGTGTTTTAAAATATTTATATGATTATATAAATAAAACATATGGAATTGTATGGGACCAGGAGAAGAGAGAGTACAGAAGAAGACATTCCAATATTTCTAAAGTTTCTACATTTGATGTTATTTATGAAGATGAACAATTGCGTTCAATTTTCGATTGTGCTTTAGCAGATATGGCTGAAAAGTATAAAAATACATGCAAAGTCGATTTAGTTATGCAACCTCTAATAAAAAAGATAAATGATGAAAGCGCAAATTACACTATAAGTTATCGAAAAGTATACGCAATGCTTAGAAAAACAGATCCTAATATTAATTGGGCAAATCTGAAAAAGAGATATGTTTCTAAACATGGAAGTGCTGGGTATAGTAGAAAAAAGGTCGTTGATAGCAATCCAGAGTTACGTGCGAAATTTGAAAAAGCAGTTAACCTTGTATTAATGGAGGAGGATAAAAAACATGAAGGTGGAAGAAAATAACATTCAAACATTTTGCGGAAAAGATCTCTTTAAATGGGAAAGCTGGGATGAGGTAGATACAGGAACCTTACAGTTCTACGGAGTAGAATTCTGCATTGATTATTTAAAGAAATATAATGGAATGTGTGTGGTTTTAAGTATGGAAGGACAGCTTGATATATTTTCAGAAGATGAATCTGGGAATTCGGTGCAGGAATGGTCCGGATTTATAACAAAGATTCCAGGATTCTTAGCGGGGGAAGAAGTTTATAGAGTAGTCCATGAATATGACGATGAATTTGGATTTCATGAGACAGAAACAATAGCTGTTTGTGCAACAGAAGAGAAGGCTGATGAAATTGTCGAAGAGAATAAAAAAGATGGACTTGATGAAAACGAAAGTTATTGGAGTTTGGTTGAGGAATTGGAGGGATAAAGAATGTACTTAATAACATTTTTGCCATGCGGAACAAAATTTCTTGTTAATCAATCATCAGAAGAAGAAGCTTTGAAATCTGCTGTGAAGGCTAATGAAACCGTTGGTGAAATAGAAGATGTTGATTTAACATTAAAATCATTATACATAATTGAACCTGCAGATTTCTCAACATTAATTCAGCTTTTTCAAAAAGAACCATATTGGGGAAACACAGATGATACAATTATTTTCGATGATTAGGGAGGGATAAAGGTATGCCGGATAATATTTGGTTGTATGGGTTTGATGGATTCAACGGTCTGAAGACAGTTGGTTTTGTTATAGCTAATACGGATACAGAAGCCGAACATAAGGTTTGGCGAATGTATAATGATTTCGGTACTGATGAATATGATCTGGATGATCTGGTTGTATGGCAACCAAGAAATGATGAAGATTATAGAGAAGATTATCCTGATGTAATGGAAATAGTTTATTAGGAAAGGGATTAATAATATGAAAATTATAGATAAAAGAACTGAGAAAAAAGAATATACATTTAAAGATTTAGTGTGCGGAAATGTGTTCGAATATTCAGGAGATATTTATTTAAAGTTAGATACTTCTGGTGAGGATAATAATGCATACAATCTTAATACATGCAAATTTGCAACATTATCAGACGATGCTGTGATGCCAATTGAAACAGAACTCGTAATACGAGATACAAAAAACATGACTGGCCAGAATGACAAAACAGAACTTATTGGAGGTATTATTGATATCTTTGAAGATTTTTTAGATAAAAAGGGTGTGACTTTGGAGCCTCCTAAAAAAAGCTATGAAATGGAATTAGATGGTAGCATGAATGCTAATATTTATGGCACTGATTATGATTCTATTTCAGATTCATTAGAGTCACTTCTACGAAGTTGGAAAGTAATTGAATAAGTAATTTAATTAAACGAGAACACACTCGGAATATACAAGGTGAATATGATTTAATTGCGCTGCAATTAGTCCTGGTTACGGATCTGAAATCCGGTCTACCGAACCGGATTTAAGATCCTCCACCAGGAGAATCGCAGCTCAATATGACTCTGTTAAAGAAATGTGCCAGATTAATTGAGTATATTCAGTCCGGAGTATAACGGAATGCAAATAAGATATTTAAGATTTAATAATGCAGGCTAAGATAGATGTCTTCTTCAGGAACCTCTGGGTATCCCCAGCACTTCCTGAAGATTACATCTCCAGTAACCTGCATTATATGAAACAATTATAGAAATATACCGTAAGTATTGAGTTTGCATAATAAATTAATTTAGGAGCATACCAAGTATAAGCAAGATATATTCTATTTAATGAAGCGGCACATGACGATGACCCAATTCTGTCAGATATCTCTGAAGAAATGCGTCATCGCATTCCGCCTAATATTGATCCATTAAAGAAATATGCCACATATGTAGAGCTTATACAAAAAATCACAAGACAGTGAAATATTAACAAAGCATTTTAATTTTAATCATGGAGGCAAATATTGGAGGAGGCTGCCGGATTTATCAGTCCGGCTGCCACCTCCCTTGCCTCCATAATATGAAACAATTATAGAAATGTCTTAAAAATGTTGAGTTAATATAAAAAAAAATCGTAAGGTAACGAGTATCAATAAGACATTTAATTTAATTTCAGAAACAACTACCTGAGGCAATAAATTGCCTCACGACTTGCTCTGGAGATATGAAATGATTATAGTGATACCTCAGAAATGTTGAATTGATATAAAACCACAAGACAGTGGATATTAACAAGGTATTTAATATTTAATATGAAGGTGATGATTGGAGGAAATCAAGCCCCTAACGGAGCTAGATATCCTCCGGATCATCTTCATATATGAAACTATTAAAGGAATGTCTCAGAAATACGGAGTTAATATAAAATAAAATGAAAGGAAGTAGATAGAATGAGTATTTACGGAGATTTCTTATCTGATCTTAAAATCAGTGAAACCAAAAGATGGAAAGCGGATTTAAAGAATAAAACATTAATTTGTGAAGGTAAAAAATATATAGAATCTTCTATGTATGATATTCGTCACGATTTAATTGTTATTGACGGAATTAACTCTGATACATCAAGAAAAGAATGTAATGAAATATGTTTTGAGATCATTGAAAATCTGTATCACAAATATAAATATTCAATTCCAAGTGAAAGGAGTGAGAAGTACAGACAAAGAGAATATTTTCGTGCATTAAAGCCAGACGAAATGACAGATGAACAGTTAGTTACTGGCGAAGATCGAAATTATACAAGAGCCGCACTTGAAGCATTCATTCTTTGTGCTTCTCTGGCAGGATATTTGACTTGGGATGAAGAGCAGATGGGCAGCCATTGGTTTTATCAGGGGAAAGATAAAGATTTAATTATACTGAAGAAGTGGATTGAATGTTAAAGGAGTAAAAATATGCTTGAATTAAACGGAAAATACAACACCGCAAAGGTTTTCACTGACAATGTTGACAATGAGACCATCAGCCAGGTAATAGAACTGCTGAACCAGGATTACATCAATGATGCGAAAATCAGAATCATGCCTGACTGCCATGCAGGTGCCGGATGCGTCATCGGTACGACAATGACAATTTCTGATAAGGTATGCCCGAATCTGGTTGGGGTAGACATCGGCTGCGGTATGCTTGCTGTCAGGATTGCAGAAAAGGATGTTGACCTTCCAAAACTGGATGATGTAATTAATACATATGTTCCGGCAGGGTTCAATGTAAACAATGAACCGCTTGGCAATTTCAGCCATTTGAATGACTTGGTTGCTCCGGCTAATATATCGCTGGCTTATTGCAGCATTGGAAGCCTTGGAGGTGGCAATCATTTTATCGAACTTGATAAGGATGATGACGGAAACTTGTGGCTTGTAATCCATACTGGTTCCAGACATCTCGGACTGGAAGTTGCGAAACACTACCAAGAGCTTGCATACAAACAGCTAAAAAATACAGATATTGGAAATAAAATCAAGGCTGTGATTGCAGACCTGAAAGCAAAAGGAAGGGAAAAAGAAATTGAAAAAACAATCCAGGCGTTAAAGATGCAGGAACCGCATATCCCGAAATCCTTGTGCTATGTTTCCGGACAGGCGTTCAAAGACTATATCCACGATATGGAAATTGTCCAGAAGCATGCAGAACTAAACAGGAAATATATTGCCGATACGGTCATTGAAAAAATGGGCTGGCATATTTGTGAGGAGTTTCAGACAATACACAATTACATTGACACAAAAAACCTGATTCTCCGCAAGGGTTCTGTGTCTGCACGGGATGGCGAAAAGCTGATAATCCCGATAAATATGAGAGATGGGTCTTTGGTTTGTGTTGGAAAAGGCAATCCTGACTGGAATTATTCTGCGCCGCATGGTGCCGGAAGGATTTTGTCAAGGAGTGAAGCAAAAGATGCTGTTGGGATTGATGAGTTCAGGGAGTCCATGAAGGGGATATATTCTTCTTCTGTAATGGAATCTACAATTGACGAGTCACCGATGGTGTATAAACCGATGGACGAGATAATGGAAAACATTAAAGACACTGTAGACATTGTGAAAGTAATTAAGCCAGTATACAATTTTAAAGCACATTAAGCAAGAAGAACAGTGAAGGAAATCGCGAAAGAGATGCTTTGATTGGAATTATAATAATGAGGTGATCATATTGACAATAAAACAGTTAATTAAACAATAGAGAAATTATTGGAGCAGGATTTTTAATGTGAGAAAGGATAAATATTAGAAATGATTAGAATTTATATAAGTACACCTGATATTGAAACACTTCATGATATTGAATACCGGCTTGAAGACGCTGGCATTGATTATGAATATGACAGCGGAGAGCGTCTTATTGTTGATAATGAAGACGTAGATGCAACTATCGAAATAATTGAAGATTGTGGTGGAGATCCAGAAATTATTTAAATTATAAGGAGAATGTAGATTATGAGTTGGAATTATGGTAATACCCCAGAATTATATAAGGAAGTAGAAATTCTTTTAAAAAATGGAACTATAGTAAAAGACATGATGATCAAAGGTAAATATGGCAATTATGAATGGCGTAATTATACAGATCGCGCTGTACTTGGTTGGAGAAAAATCACAGAAAATAAAACAAATACAAAGGAGAATAAAACTATGAAAAATTCAAGAGAAAACAGAATGGAAGCATTAAAGGCAGCAAACATTGAAACAGGAAAATACTTCAGCGTAACATTACCGGAAGGTTTAAAATCTGGCAGTACAATTAATGTAACAATCAGCGAAGACGGAAGTCCTGTCATTGTAAGTCCAGAGAAGAAAAGGAATTCAGAAGAGGAGTCTTTCTTATCTCAGATTTATGAAGATGGGTATGTAAGAAATACTCGTCTTCATAGAAGATGGGTCATGGCACAAATGTTCAGAATGCTGAATTACAAGAGTTATTATACAGGTAAATCTGGATATGACGCATATTTAAATGATCACTATGGATATCAGTATCAGTTTGAAATGATGTTAGAAGAAATCCGAGTATTAGCCGAATTACAGGATAGAGATATAAAAGCTTTTGCTGAAAGGTCAAGATTCTTTATTCCGGATGTTGTTTCTGCTACCTGCAATGATTATATAAATAAACTTGAGATTTATGTTAATAAACTTCCGGTGCATAAATGTAAAGGTGTTCCTTATAAGAAGGTTTTTGGTAGAAATATATTTGTTGAAGATCTTAACAAATATGTATATTATCCACAGAAAAGCAACTTTGCAGATGTAAAACGAGTAGTTATTAACATCAGAAATCACTCAATGACATTTTCATATAAAGATTTATATAGAGTATTAAGAAAGTTCTGTGCCAATATGTATAAACTGCCTAATGAAACTCCTAAATGTAGAGAATGGAAAGATGCATTCAAGGGAGAAGGTTCTTATTATACACTTATGAATTTAATTAAGTTTCATGGATGCAGAGTTCCTGGTGTTAAAGGCAATATGATGTCTTTGAATGATTCTCTTGCAGATGTAGAAAGTGCAGTAGATTGCTATAGGGGTGTATACTACAGATTATTTGCTTACATGAAACGCGTTATTGAAGCAAATAATTTTGATTTCAATAAGAGGATGAAAGAGCTGTATCCTAAAAAATCTGTATAAATCGAAAATATGTTCGATTAAATATTGACCTCAGCCTCTCAGTATGGTATAACAATAATATCAAAAAACAGAACGAACGTTCGTATATAACTGGGAGGCTGGGATAACATGAAGAAGATAAGCGTAATTATTATACATAGCAATAAGAAAGTAGAGGTGATAGAGTGTTCAAACATTAGTGATGCAACAGAATATATGAAACAGCGATATGTAGATGAAATTCGAAAGGCACCGTTTTATGATTATGAGCATTCATTTATATCCAGAAGTTTTAAATATGCTCAGGTATCTGCTGGTGTATTCGGTGTAAAAATGTGGATCTGCTGTAATAGCAGATATTATAAGCGAAAGGCAGGTAAGTGGAATGGAAAACGTAAAAGATACAAAAGAAGCAAAAACAAGAGTAGTTTTGATTAATCAAATAATTGATAGAGCAGCGGAGCTGGGAATTATGTATGATTCCCGGCTCAGTCATTCTATGGACATTAATTATGCAGTACAGGTATTTGATATTGATTTAAAGGCTTGGTTAGATTCTACTAATAATGATTTTATTCATGATTACGTTGGAATCTATAAAAATATTGACCGTAATGCAATTTCTTCAAAACATTTTGCTGCCAAAAATGATTTTGGAACATTTGTTCCACGATTTGCAAGAAACGAAAATAATTTAATCAAAGATTGTTATGAATCATATAAAAATTTATTGAAATTAGAAAAGAAAATTCATGAGTCGGCAATTTTATTTCAGACAGTGGCTCTTACTCTGGCAGAAATGCAACAAAAATATGAAGATGGAATTGAGGTAAAACGCCAGGGAGATGATGCTGATGATGAAATTTTATGTCCGGAATGCGGTTATTCATTAGCTAGAAATGATGAGAAAGAAGAGTTACGTCCCAAGCATTGTCCGGAATGTGGAACAAAGTTGATTTATTGACGGAGAATATGGGAATAGAAAATTATGACAAATAAACAGTATGAAAATGGAGAGCATTTGAATATATATAATGCTACAAAAGAACAGTTAAAGCTTATGGTGAAGGACAGAGATGAGACGATAAAGAGATTACAAAAAGAATTGAATGCAAAACAGACAGCGTTAAATGAAGCGATAGAAATGCTAAAGAATTGTATTTGAAACAAAAGTTTTAGGTTGAAAATGGAAGAAATTATGAAAGGGCGGTATTCAAATGGCGGATTTAACACATTTGTTTAAAGTGGGTCAAATAGTAAAATGCAGGCTTGATGGAGATACACATACAGGTACAGTAAAGGAAACATATACAGATCATATTATTGTAGATATTCCAGATGTATCAGATCATTGTTGGTTTGAGAATGGATTTAACATTGGTGATGTTCAGCCGGTATATGATTTTTGTAGTGGAGGAAAGAAATTATGATTACAAGGGAAATGGTTAAGAAGGGTTTTTGAACTTGAAAAAAATTTAATCGAAAATGAATATGCAGGATGTATTGGAATATGCTGTAGAATTTATGATAATGCATTTTATTTTCTTGGATCAGCAGAAGAAAATGGAATTTATGAAACCGAATTTAATTATTATAAAGCTGTGTTGTCATGAAATATGAGTTTTACGGAGGATAGAAATTATGTATATTTTTACAATCACTTATAATTTTGATACAGATAGCGTAGTAAGAAAGTGTGAAACAAAAGAAGAAACATTAAAAATAATGCATGAGTATTTAAATGAGGAAATAAAAACCATTAAGAACGAATCTGAATATACTCCATCTGTTTTGGAATTTGAGGAAGACGATATAGTTCTTGTATATGCATCAGGATATGAAATAAATGAGTTAAATAGAAGTTATGCACTAGAAGATTGTGCATATTATAGAATTTTCGAAGTATGAATTATATTAATAAAACAATTAATAATAAGGGGTGAATTTATGAAAAATAAATTGATTGAAGCGGCTATTTTTATAAAGAATTGGTGTGCTACTAGAGGTGTATATGATGAAAAAGAATGTCCTTTTTTTAAAGGGTATGTTGAAGAAAACGGTATAAAAACAGTTCAGTGTGAATTAAACAAAGGTAAAACTTCACCATGTAATTGGGATGTCTGAAATGAGAATTTTACGGAGGAAATAAAATGAGGCTTGGAGATATTTATGTAAATAAAAAAGATAAGTCAATTATTCAAATTGATAGCTACGCTACACACATGGGAGAATTTACAGAGAAAAGCATTGTTATTTTTAGACAAATGGAAAGACATAATGCCTATGAAATTGGCAGTGTTCCTAGTTTTAATGGATATGGATCACAAGAAGAAATTGAATCAGAATATGAATTATTAGTTCCGCAGGAAAAAGTGAAAAATTATTCTGATTGGAATGAAATTTTTGATATGGTTGAAGCAGGAAGCTCGTGTCTTTAGACATGAGTAATTTACAATAGTAGATGAAAAAAAATAAGAATCTTACAAACAACACAAATATTATATATGGAGGAAAGAAATTATGACACATTGTTGGTTATGCGGAGCAAGTGAAATTAAGTTACCTAATTCAAAATATACTTATTATGGCAAGATATTAGGGAAAAAAGTACAGAAAACGATTCGAGTTTGTAATTGCTGCAGCGCTATGCGATCTGATGAAGATATAAGGGAAGAAGTTGCAGAAATATTCGGATGGGATTATAACGATGAGGATGATTAGATGTGGAAAACTGGATGTTTTGGAGTGTATATAATGGAATTGAAAGACTGAATTTATTAAAATGGAGGTATGATATATGGGACACGTTAATATTTTTAAAACAAAATCAAAAGAAGAATTAGTAAAATTGTATGGTGAATTTCTTAAAGTAGAAGAAACTGGATTTTTTGATCCTGAGACAGATTTGGGTGGGATCAGAGAAATTTACAGCTGCGATTTTGGAGCAAATACGACATGGATGTTGCAAATAGAATTAACTCATGCAATTGCTGATTTGTGGTACGAAGAAAATAAATGAATTTCGACTTTCATTTTATGAGAAAGATGGTGTTACAAAATGGCAAAAGTAAAAGATACAGGGTATAGAATGATTATAGAAAATCATGGTGGAAGATGGATGTTTGTCAATGACGATATTTACAGTTTTATGAAATGTTCAAATTGTAAAGAGCAGATTTTAATTAAAGATATTGAAGGGTATTGTCCTAATTGCGGAGTAAAATTAGAGGGCGTGGGAGGTTAATATGGAAAAAATTAAAGCAAGGTGTGTGAATTTGGAATAACTGTAAATAATTTGTTATGAGGAGAGTTTTATGTATGAACGTAATGAAATCAAAGAAATAATTGATGAAATTGTGTTTCTAAAAAAAATATGTTATGATGAATTTTATGAACGGTAAATTATAAATTTTTGATTGGATGTGAAAAGATGATTAGAGTAACAGGAGAAAAACAGAAATCTGAAATTGCTTATGCAATTCAAAAATATAACAAATCTACTATTTATTCTTATGGTGACTTCTGTCCAAGTTATCTGGATACTTATATGACGTATGATACAGAGTGCGATCCTATAAGTTTCTGTAAGTTTGTGATGGAAAATTTAGAAGAAAAAGTAAGAGATAACGAAGGATTACCTATTCCAATGATTGTGATTTATACAAATTTAGATGATTTGGTTAAGATTACCATCATTGAAAATTATATAAAAGAAATGGAAAATGAAAAATTAGTCGGAAATGTAGTATTTATGACACGATAAATCAGACATTTCATGGCATATATTGGAGATAAAAAATGAATAAGGAGATATGTATAAAATAAACAATGTGGAGTTTGAATCACCAGTAGACCTTATGGATGCTATTTGTGATGAGTACAGATGGCAGTGGGAAGATTTTTATTATGATATCGAGATTGTTTCGGATTAAGAAAGAATGAGGTATATGTTATGGAACAATTGCTTAAATATGTAGAAGAATTGAATACAAACACTCCGGATGGTCAAATTGTTGATGCTGACACTATTTTAAAAGATATAATGGACGAGCAGGATTTTGAAATATCTGGTATGGCTCAAGAAATATTCAATATTTATCATAAAAGTAGCGACAAACAAGCGGTAAAAGAAATGTTCTTTGAATTTACCGGTATGGAATTTGATCAGTATTTGATGAAATGTAGCAGAGAAATTACACGGAGATAAGATTTTGGGGTTATAAAAGAACGATAAAAGAGGTGGCTAAGAGCTGCCTCTTTTATATTGCAAAAATATAATACAATAACAATATAATACTATAGGAGCTGATAAAATGAAAACAGTAAGAGAAAAATTTTTGACAGTAGCAGAAGCTGAAAAGGCAACTGGAGTTCATTATACTGTAAAACATTCAGGAAAAATGGAAGGAATGCAGAGTTTATCAACTAGCTGCTTGTGTAATAAATATTGTAAGAATCGATCAAGCAATTCCGATCTGGTATGTTCACATTGTTATGCACAAAGACAAATGAAAATGTATAAAAATTTGAATGCATGTTTAGAGCGAAATACAAAAATTTTAACTGGTAGGATATTAAAGGAAGCAGAGATCCCAATGATCAATGCTTCCTTTTTTAGATTCGAGAGTTTTGGTGATTTAATTAATGTTACACAAGTGATTAATTATTTTCATATCTGTAAAAAGAATAAACATGTGCACTTTGCTTTATGGACAAAAAATCCTTGGATTATCGAAGAAGCGTTAGATGCCAGCGAAAGAAAGCCAAGTAACTTACAGATTATATATAGTAGCCCTTGCATTAATGATCAGGCCGATCCTGGATATGATTTTATTGATAAGATCTTTACAGTATATGATAAAGACTATATCAGTGCACATGATGTAAGCATTAATTGCGGGGCAAAGAGCTGCCTTACATGCCATAAATGTTATGTAAGAAGTAAAATAAAATATATCAATGAAAAACTGAAATAAAATTTAATTATACATGATTAATAAAATATTGAAAACGTAAAAGAGGAGTGGTATAATGAAAACAGCAATTGGTTATAAGCTTTTTAGGGTGTCTAAAAAATATCCGGGGAAACTATTTCCTCTGTATGTAAATGCAAATACGAATATTCCAATTGGAGAATGGATTAGTGCAGAACCAGGAGAAAGATTAGAAAATGGAAAAGTAAAAAGCAAACTTGGGCCATTGAGATATCGTCCTGGCTTTCATATTAATGATGCAGCTCCGTATGTCTCACATATAGGGCAAAAGGTAAATGGCAAGATTACTTATATGCGGCCGGATACTGTATGGGCTATGGTTGAATATTGTATTGATCATGATTACTGTGAAGAAGCAGAAGCAAATGGGATTTCTGAATCTGGAAAATTTAATTATATAAAAGCTGACTTAGATTATATTCCAAAACATGGATTTTACCGGTATAAAACGTCTCCTGTAATGACTGGAGAATGGATCATTGCCGGAGAAATGAAAGTAATCAAGATATTAAGCGATCAGGAAGTCAAAGAAATTTGTGATTCATGTGGATCAGATTATTTACCTCGAAAAGAAACAATTAATTTATCGGAATTTGGATTTGCAGCATAAGGAGGAAGTATTAAAATGTCTAAAAAGAAACGAAGCACTATATCAAATTTTATATGCCCAGAATGTGGACTTGAGTTCCCTATCCCAAGAAAAATTGGGCAACAGAGAGAAAAGGGGCATATTAAAGATTTGTATTGTCCGATTTGTAATAAAATACAAAAATTTACAGAATATACATATAAGCAGTCTTATAAAACATTAGAAGGTGAAATAATAGAGGAAAAACCATTAACTGACTTTAAAATAATTATGGAGGATGGTCACTCAAAAGAAGAGACCATATCATATTTAAAAAATGGAGTTCTTGTTTTTGATAAAGAAGAATTTATTGAGAACTTTAATTCTTACATGATTGAATGGTGTTTTGACAGAAGGCGAATTGAAAAATTGAAGAAGATGATAGATACAGGGGTTCCAATTCGTAATTGGGGAATAGTTACTAAAAATGGTAAAACTTATTATATTAGATATACTTGTTTAGAAAGGGGTAAGGTGATTTTAAAATGAGGTTAACAAAAGAAGAAGCCAGAGCATATAAGGGATATGCTCTAACTCCTAAGCAACTCATTGAGAAAGCAAAGAAATTTTATGATGATTTAACACCCGAAGAAAGAGATGAGGAATACATTGTCTATGGAAATAATATAAAATTTGAAAAAGTGGAGGTAGAAAGGCTTACTACTGGAGAATTTTATATGCGTTGTGTTAATGACATTGAAAAAAGATATGAAGAATTTAAAAATAGGGAACGTATTTACAATTCTTCAGCTGTAGCACCATATGATCCAAGATATAAAATGGATGATTTTACAGAATCAGAAAAAATGGTAAGTTTTCTATATTATTTAATGGACAATGGATTTTCTTTAGCCATATTATATCCTGAATATCCAATCGAAGTAATAGAAATGATTTTTTGGAGTATACCGGAAGTAAGAAAGACACCACAAGAAAGAGCAGCATCAAAAATAACAGAAGAATATACTAAGTATATAAAACCAGGAGAAAAAAATGTCGGAGGAGCAGAGCTTGTTAAAAGAAGAGCGAAAGCAAATCCACCACAGACCTCTTTGACTCCAGATGAAATTGCGAGTTTTGATCGTATGAGCGAAAAATGGCTAGTAAGATGGTGTAACTTTTCTACGAATTGGTTATGGGTAGCGCCATGTTTATTATTATGTATTGTGGTGAACAAAGGACTTATTTCAGCAATTGGATTACTTTTGTTTATGGGGATTGGAGAGTGGTATTCATGGAAAGTCAAGGAATATTGTAGTGTGATACTGCCATGGTATCAACAAGCTGGAATTATGTTAGAGAGGAGAATGAAATTATGAATGGAAGGTTGGAGCATGAATTAAAATTAAATAAGAATGTTAAGAAAATTCTTAATGATATGCCACAATGCGTGAGTGATTTTTATATGAGTATTCAGGCTGTTCGCAGCCCGAATACTTGTTTAAATTACGTTAGAAAACTTCATCATTTCTTAGATTATATAGATGTAGAAGATATAAGCGAAATTGATGCAGATGATATCGCAAGGTATCTGGAGCATATTAAATACGTAAAAGATGGTAATGGTGAAATTAAAAAGTCGTCTGTGGCATATACTAAATTGGTATGTTGCACATTAAATAGGTTTTTTGATTTTTTGTATCGGAGAGGAGATATTGAAAGGAATCCGATGGACAATGTAAACCGGCCTATTAGAAAAGACTCGATTAAAAGAGTGTTTTTATCAATGGATGATTTAAATGGAATATTGGGTGCCGTAAAATATTCTTACATGCCAAAAGAATGGCATTCAAGAGATTATGCTATATTATATTTATTTATGGTTACCGGCATGAGAAAAACTGCATTAAGCGAAATTAACTTAAGTGATTTAAATTTTGAGACTCACAATTTGACTATTATCGACAAGCGAGATAAAGAACAGGTATATCAATTAAATGATGATTCCATACGTGTATTAAGATATTGGATCCTTGATCGAGATAAAATACTATATAATATGGGGATTAAAGAGGATGCTCTTTTTATATCAAAAAATGGAAAACGTATGGATCCACAAACGATCTATTGTATGGTAGTCAAATATGCCGAGAAAGGAATTGGTAAACATGTGTCTCCGCATAAGTTAAGAGCTGCTTTTGCTTCATTATATTATAAGGAAACAAAAGATATCGTTGCTACGAAAAATGCCGTAGGACATGCGGATATACAGACAACCAGTATTTATACAGTTGAAGAAAATAACTCAAGAAAGGAAGCAACGGAGTTTATGTCGAAAAATTTATCATCAAAAATATAGACAAAATTAACTTTGCGTGATATAATCTGAGAAAAGAGGTGAGAAAAATGAATGTCGATAGAAGTATTTTAGAAGATTATTTATCCAAAAAGTTTTTTAATATCTTAATTAATAAGAGTGAAGAACTAGAAATTTACAATTATGCATATGAGAAATATAATTATCCAAAAGGCATTTTTTCAGATTTTCTATCTAGTAGAAAGAGTATTGAAGAAGCAAATGATTATACACTTTTTGTAATTGCAGATAGTATATTAAATGCCACTAAAAAAGATTATCGCAAAAAGTTATCTGACTTTTTTACAGACAGAGAAATAAGTAAATATAGTGGGATGCGATACGAAGAACCAAATAAAATTGAATTCCCGTTGGTGTTCAATATGATTCAGGTAAGCGATGATCAATGGATAGGATCTTTAAATGTAGATGCATTTTGCGCTCTGCAAGAATCAGGATTAATTAACTATAATCCTGTCACACAACGTGCCATGACTAAAGTAACACGAGATAATAATGAGCTATATCGTATTACATTGAATAAGAATGCAGTAAAAGAAATTACGGCAGATATGTTGGAACATATTTATGTTCCGGATACAATCACTTTGAATATCCCGAAAGATGATGTATACGCAGATTTTCATTATGATGAGCAATCACGTCAGCTTATTATTCATTCTTTAGAGGCGTTTGATATAAACGATGGATATCATAGATATGTATCAATGTTCCAGGCCAGAAGTAAAAATCCAAATTTTAACTATCCAATGGAGCTGAGAATTACAAACTTTGACATTGATAAATCTCGCCGTATGATATATCAGTATGACCAGAAAACTAAAATGAGCAAACAGTTAAGCGACACATATAACTCATATGCAGCTCAGAATAAAGTGGTCCAGCGTATTAATGAAAGCAGTATGTGTAATTTGCAAGGGGAAATAAAAATAGGCGGGCTTATTGATTCAACAACTCTGGCAGAATGTATTAAGAGATTATATTTCAGTAAAAGGCAAAGTGATTCTCCTGAGCAACGAAAAGAAATCATTAGAGTATCAAAGGAATTTATCGAAGATCTTAATATGCTTACAGAAGAAGATGACAAGTATCTTGAAAAAGAATATTCAAAGAAAGAAATTATAATTCTTACGATTTTATTTCATTATTATGATGGAAAAAATAAAAAATCAATGATAGAGAACTATAAGTGTTTTCTTATTGATGATGCGGAACGTGAGGAAAAAATAATATATGATTTTTCGAGAAACTTTAATAGGCTAAGGAAAAGATTAATTCCTTTTTTAGAGGAGAGAATGTAAATGTATAACGAAGATAGAAAACAAAGGTTTTACGAATTTAAGTTAAAAACTGTTGCAAGCGTTACTCCTCTTGTGCCTAGATTTAAGAGAGTTGCGCCGTTTGAACATATGTATCAAAAGGATTTATGTGATTTTAATTTAAATGAGATTACAGAAATGTATAAGTTGTTCAAATTTACAACATTAGAGTCCATTATTGTAGTAAATAATACTCTTACACAATATACGGACTGGTGTGTTAATGAGAATTTAGTGTTAAATGGACAAAATATCTATGCAACTATTACACCTGATATGCTGGCAGCACTATTAAATAAGACATTGTTAAATCATCAGATTGTATCAAGAGATACGATTTTAACATGGATCGAAGCATTAAAGAATCCTAGAGATCGATTCATGATCCTGAGCATTTTTGAATATGGCAAGTCTAAAGATTTTGAAGACACGATTAGAGCAAAACTTGATGATATCGACGTAGAAAATCATACAATGAAATTGTATTCCGGAAGAGTTGTAAATGTAAGTGAAGCATTAATTTTAACTGCACAAAAGAGCAATATGACAATGGAATTAACATATCCATATGGAACTAAATCCAAACTTATGGACGATGGAACCATTATAAAAAGATCTCATATTGTAAAAGATGATCCGCATTGTCTTGGAAGGCAAATGTATAATTCATTAGCGGCAGCATTGAAGTCTATAGATGTATCATATATGACTGCTGAAAAAATTAACATTTCCGGACAAATTCATATGACAAATGAATTAATCCGGAAGTATAATTCAAATAAAAACAAGATTTTATATGATGTTGAAACTCGGTCTATGATTGAACACCAATATGGAATTAAGATTAATAGACCTTCATATTTTCTTAAAAAATATGGTGACTATTTAATATAGTCGCCATGTTTAAATAAAGTAACAAGTTAAATTAACTTTCATTAAAATCAAATTTATTACGAGGAACAAAAAATGGTTAAAGAATTTGTAAAGAATGCAAGTAAAGTAGCTCAGAAAATCGATATTATGTTTGAAAAAGCAGCATATGACAATAAAACTGTTGCGGTACATTTCTCTGTAGGAGAAAAAGAATCTGCAATAATATCTCATATGCAGTTGAATCCAGTTAATATTACAGTAAATGATAATATTATTACTTTTGAAGAGGGAACAGCAGAGCATTATATTGATATTTCTCAGTTTGATTCAGTCAAATGTGATGACGAGTGCGTTAACGATATCGCGGATGCAACAATTGATATGATGTGTGATCATTGGTCAGTACATTTTGATATTTTGACGATTTAATTATACATAATACAGGAGGAAAAAATGAACAAGATTGAAGAAATGAAAGCATTGGTTGAAAAACTTAATCAGTACCGAGATGCTTATTATAATAATGCAGAAAGTATTGTTACGGATCATCAGTATGATGATCTGTGTGATCAGTTGGAAAAAATGGAAAAAGAAACAGGAATTATTTTAAGTAATTCTCCAGTCCATAGTGTTGGATATGAAGTAAAAAGTAAATTAGAGAAAATTGAACATTCACATTTAATGATGTCTCTTGATAAAACTAAAGATGTGAATATACTTCGAAAATTTATTGGTGATAAAGATTCTTTGCTAATGTGTAAGATGGATGGATTGACAATTCTTTTGACGTATGAAGATGGAGAGCTGATCCAGGCTGAAACTCGCGGAAACGGCGTCACAGGAGAAATTATTACTCACAATGCAAAGGCATTCGAAAATATTCCTATGCATATTAATCAGAAAGGCCACGTTGAAATAGAAGGAGAAGCTATTATTACATATACAGATTTTGAAAAAATTAATAATTTAATTAAACATGAAGAAGATAGATATAAAAACCCGCGAAATCTTGCTTCAGGATCAGTAAGACAGCTGGATAGTAAGGTAGCAGCCAAACGTCATGTTCGTTTTATAGTATGGAAGGTACCTGCCGGTATGGATGAACTACCTTTAATGTCAGCAAGATTTGAAAAAGCAAGAGAACTTGGATTTGATATTGTACCTTATATTCGTATATATAAAGAAAATCAGAATCTTGAAGAGCTTATTAATCTGTTAAAGGAAAAGGCAGCATACTTATCTTATCCAATTGATGGGCTTGTTGCTGCATATAATGATATTGCTTATGGATTATCACTTGGAGTTACAGATAAGTATCCACGTCATTCTCTTGCATACAAGTTTTATAATGAAGAATATATTACGACACTTATTAATATTGAATGGCAAGTTGGTAAAACCGGAATTATTTCTCCGATAGCCGTATTTGAACCTATCGAAATAGAAGGAAGTATTATAACAAAAGCTAGTTTATTTAATCTTTCTATATTAAAAGAAAAATTGGGGCATCCTTATGTTGGACAAAAATTATGGATAATTAAAGCAAACCAAGTAATTCCATATATTACAAAAGCAGAAATGGTGGATGATAAATGGATAATATAAAAATAGAAATATGGAAAGATATAATAGGATATGAAGGGTATTATCAAATAAGTAATTTAGGTAATGTTAAAAGTTTGAATAGAATTGTAAAAAATAAAAATGGTTATAGAAATACTGGCGAAAGATTATTAAAAATTTATTTACCTAAAGATAGTCAGCATTATCCATTTGTTATTTTATGCAAGAATGGAAAAACTGAAAACAAATTAATACATCGTTTAGTAGCCACAGCATTTGTAACTAATGACGATCCTATACATAAAACACAGGTAAATCATATAGATGAAAATAAAATGAATAATAGTTCTGATAATTTAGAATGGTGTACTCCTAAATATAATGCAGAATATGGAACAAGAATAGAACGTACTAAAAAATCTACAACAAATAATCAATCGTGGAAGCGCGTTTTATGCGAAGAAACAGGTAAGACATACAGGTCTATTCGTTCAGCGTCTATGGATACAGGTGATTGCGAATACACCATTGCAAGAATGTGTAACGGATTAAACACTAAAAATCTAAAATACCATTGGAGGTATGTATAATGAACAATATAAAATTTATTCAAATCCCTGAAGTATGCCCGATTTGTGGTAAGCCGGTGTCTGTTGTGAAAGAAAATGATTCTGAAGTATTGATGTGCATGAATGCTGGATGCAAAGGCAAACTTCTGGGTGAATTAAATGCTTTTGTAGGGAAAAAGGCCCATGATATTAATGGATTATCTGAGGCCACATTGCAGCTATTGATTGATACTGGGCTTGTGGCATCACCAATTGATCTGTATTATTTGAAGGATCATTCTACAGAATTGTCCAGATTACCTAGAATGGGAGCAAAGAAAATTGCGAATATTTTAGATTCTATTGAGTCTAGCAGGAATACTACCATAGAAAAATTTATTGTAGGATTAAATATTCCGTTAATTGGTGGTAGAGCTGCAAAGGATATTGCTAGATATGAAGAAATAAGAACTAGGGAATCAGGAATGCTCTATCCATTTGAAACTTTTATTAAAGATGCTGCTTCCGATTTTAATTTTACCTGTATTGAAGGATTAGGTACGGAGCGAAATATTTCTATCCATAGATATTTTAAGGAAAATTATGATTACGTTATTGCTTTGGCAGAACAGTTCATATTTTCGAAACTTAATAATGATAAAATATCTTCTGAAAACGATTCATTGTCCGGAAAGAAATTTTGTATCACTGGGAAGTTACATATTTTTGCTAACCGGGATGAACTTGTGGCGGATATAGAATCAAAAGGAGGGAAAGTTGTGTCCGGAGTTACAAAGGCAACTGATTATCTAATTACCAATGATAAAAACAGTGGATCTAGTAAAAATAAGAAAGCTTCTGAGTTGAATATTCCTATTATCAGTGAAGAAGAATACAAAAACAAATTAAATTAACTTTTACTATTGACAAATGCAAATAATGGTGATATAGTTGATTTATCAAAACGAATTAGATTAACTCAATCAGAAAGGCATGAACAATGATATGTTACTATTTAAAAGGGAAAAATGGAGAGTACATCGCAAGAGATCCAACAGGAAGAATCAAATTAGTATCTGATCTTGGTGATGCACTCTTGGTTCCTGAAATTGAAAAGAAAAAGATTAAGGCAATTCAAGCAAATAATATTCCAGACGTATTAAAAAAATTTGGACCATATGAAATTTGTGAAACCGATTATAATGGAGTTGAAGCAATTACAACAGATGATATAGTTGATGAAATTATCGGTAGTATAAATGAATTTTCAAGTAAGATGAATGAAATTACTGATTATTCAAAAGAACTTAATTCTATTATTTCATATACTGATTCACAAATTTCAGACATTTTGCATTATATTGAATTTCATAAGTTTTCTGCGGCAGAAGGATATAAATTATGCAAAAAGCTGCAAGAGATTTGTGATAGACGAAGAGAAGCTAAGAATAAGATGCAAATTATAAATACAATGAAAATTCAATCATGTGCGAGCGTTTTATCTGGAAGTGCTACTAAAAGAATAGAAAAAATTGTGCCAGATAAAAAGTATACTCCAAGAGTATTTGATGAATTGTTCAAAAAGAATCAGTCTCGAATAAGAAAAGAAAAATCAGTGAAAATAAAAATTTAATTAAACAATAAGGAGATAAAGATATGTTTAAAGATTTTGTAAAGGCAATCCAGAAAAATTTACAGCAGATGTCTAAAGATTCTTCAAGATTATTCACAGTAAATGTGGATACCGAGGAGCTTTATAATTTATATCTGGATTCGTTTCCGGCAGGTACAAATGAAATTTACAGAGAAAGAAGAGAATATGACTGTAGTTGCTGTAGACATTTTATCAGAGACGTTGGTAACGTCGTATCTATTAAAAATGGTGAGTTACATACCATTTGGGGAATTAATCCAGTATCAGATGATAAATATAATGTAGTCGCAGCTGCGCTTGATGCCTATGTAAAACAGAAAGCGGTATTAGGGGTATTCCTCAAAAAAGAGAAACGAATTGGTACTCCTGAAAATAGAGAAATGCTCCCGACAGGAAAAATTAATAAATACGAGCATTTCTTCGTAGATCTGCCAGAAATTTGTATCTTTAAGGAATGTTATGGACATACACTTGAAGGTGATTTAAGTCAATTCAGAGATGTCCGTAATGTATTTAAACGTTCTCTTGATGAAATTAGTAAAGAAGCTGTAGATACTGTACTTGAACTGATTGCTCAAAATTCTTTATATAAAGGTGCCGAATGGAAAAAGCAACTTACTGAATTTAAGAATTATCAGAAAGAATATGGAAAGCTTACGGATGAACAGAAAGAACTTTGGATCTGGGAAAAGTCAATTTCTGCAGGTGCCGTTATCGGTAAGATTCGTAACCATAGCATAGGAACATTGCTGGTAAATATTTCCGAAGGAATGGATCTTGACCTTGCCGTTAGAAAATATGAGCAGATTGTAGCCCCTGTAAATTATAAACGTCCAAAGGCAATCTTTACAAAGAAGATGCTTGAAGATGCAAAGAAGACTATTACAGAACTTGGTTATATTGATTCATTACAGAGAAGATTTGCTACCTTGGATGATATCACAGTGAATAATATTCTGTTCTCTAATAAAGACGCAGCAAAAAGAATTACCGGTGCTATGGATTTGTTTGATGAAATGGAACAGGATGTTGCAATTGATCCAAAACGATTCTCTAAGGTAGAGGAAATAAGTGCAGAGGATTTCATTAAGAATGTCTTGCCAGTGGCAAAGGAACTGGAAGTATACCTGGAGAATAAACATATTCAAAATATGGTATCTTTGATTGCTCCAGAAGTTGCTGATGCGAAAACAATGTTCAAATGGAACAATGGAATGTCTTGGGCATATACCGGTAATATTACAGATTCAGATATCAAAGAGAATGTAAAAGCTGCTGGTGGTTCAGTAACAGGCGTTGTAAGATTCTCTATTCAATGGAATGATGGAAACGGTAAGGATAATTCAGATCTTGATGCTCATTGCCTCGAACCACAAGGCGGAGATCATATTTATTTTAGTCATAAAATATCAAGATATACTGGTGGTGAATTAGATATTGATATTACCGATCCAATATATCAATGTAAATCAAATGGTGGAGTAGCAGTTGAAAACATCACATATCCATCAAAAGAAAGAATGAAACCTGGTACATATAAATTCTATGTTAATCAGTATTCATTCAGAAATTCTCAGGGATTTAAGGCTGAGGTAGAGGTAAATGGTGAAATTCATTCTTACGAATACAATACTCCAGTACGTGGTAATGTAGATGTTGCAGAAGTAATCCTTGATCAGTCAGGAAATTTCAAAGTAGTGGACAAACTTCCAGGAAATTGTGCAACAATCAGTAAAGATGTCTGGGGAATTAAAACTTTGCAGTTTACACCGGTATCAGTTGTATGTTACTCACCAAATTACTGGGATGAACAGAAGGGAATTGGTCATCAGCACTTATTCTTTATGCTGAAGGACTGCATCAATCCAGAAGAGCCGAATGGATATTATAATGAATTCTTGAAACCGGAACTTGAGCAGCACCGAAGAGTATTTGAAACGCTTGGAGCAAAAGCACATGTAAAAGATGTTGATGATCAGCTTTCAGGAGTAGGATTTTCACTTACAAAGAGAAATGATCTGATTATTAAAGTAAAAGGCGCTACAGAGCGAGTAGTAAAAGTAAAGTTTTAACATAATTTAATTATACAAATAGAAAGAGAGGAATAAAAACATGGAACTTACAAATATTTTTGAGGCGGCAACAAGATATAAATACAGATTCCCGTTCAAAGGAATGATTTCAGTAGAGGATTTATGGGATCTGAAATTACAGGATTTGGATTCAGTATTTAAACTGCTGAATAAAGAGAAAAAGCAGAGTGATGAAGAAAGTCTGTTACAGGTTAAATCTGAAGCAGACCAGGAGCTGGAAAATAAAATTCAGATTGTGAAATTCATTGTACAGGTAAAACAGGCAGAAGCTGCAGAGAGACTTGCTGCGAAAGATAAGAAAGAGCGTAATCAGAAGATTATGAGAATTATTGAGAGAAAGCAGAACGAAGCTCTGGAAGGCAAGAGTCTTGAAGAACTGACAGCTATGTTAGAGGAGTAATATATGGGAATACTTGGAGATATTGCAGCATTTTTGTTTATGGTAATTGTGATATTAATTTTACTGCTAATTTTGTGTTTTATATGTGCCGGAGTGTTAGCTGCAATTGTAGAGGCTATATACGAGGAAACCGGAAAATTAGAAGCTTTGTATAATATTTTACGCCATATTCTTTAAGGGAAATAAAATTCAGATTGCAAAATATATTGTTAAGTTTAAGCAGGAAGAGATTGAAGAGCGTCTTCAGGCAAAAGACAAAAAAGAATACAATCAGAAGCTGCTTGAACTGATCGAATGCAAACAGAATGAGGAGCTTGCCGGAAAGTCTATTGAGGAACTGCAGGCAATGCTTAAGGCATGATGTTGATTACAGAATTGTTAAATATTACATTACTTACTGTGTACTTTGTATTGGTATCAATGGGAATATTAGTCTTTATAGTGTTTCTTACAACCTTTATGTACGCAGTAGTAATGATAATATATAGATTCACTGGAAAGCTGGGAAAGCTTTACAGAATACTAGAAGAAATAGAAAGGAAATTTTAAATGAAGAATGGCTTATCAAATGAACAGGTCGAAGAGAGTCGAAGATTACATGGAAGTAACAAGCTTCCGGAACCGAAACAAAAGAAATGGTATCATTTTGCAAAGGAAGCACTGACAGAACCAATTACATTGATTTTGATTATTATCGCTGTATTTGAACTTGTGCTTGGAATATTAGGTGTAGCGGAGTTATCCGAACCAATTATGATCCTCTTAGTTCTTGCCATTGTTACTGGTTTGGCAATTAAGACTGGGCTTGGTGTTCAGAAATCAGCTGCAGAGCTAAGGGCCAAAACATCCGTGCGATATTGCGATGTAATTAGAAATGGAAAATTGCAGACTATTAATAAGAATGATCTTGTAGTTGGAGATCTTACTATTATTAGAACAGGCCAGGAAATTTTTGCAGATGGATATATTGTCGAAGGGAAAATTTCTGTAAATAATGCAGCAATTAATGGAGAAACAAAAGAATGCGTCAAGACTCCAATAGAAGGATTTGTTTATACTAAATCAACATCTACAGATACATATACAAATCAAAATTGTCTTTTTTCAGGTACTACAGTAGTTTCTGGAGAAGGCAAAATGTTTGTGACGGATGTTGGTGTAAATACAGTCAATGGAGACACACTTGTTAAAATGCAGACGCTTGAAGCTCCAAAAACAGCTCTTGATATTGCAATTGATAATCTGTGCGATTTTATTTCCAAGTGGGGAACAATCGCAGCGGTTCTTGCTTTTATTGTCATGACTGTATCCGGAATTATGAATGTTGGTGGTTTTGGCTCATATTTTTCAGGAGATATTCTTGAAATCGTACAGAAAATTGCACAGAACTTTGCAAATGCATTGACGATCATTGTTGCTGCGGTCCCGGAAGGATTGCCACTTATTATTAAACTTGTCACAAAGCAAAATGTAAGTACTATGGAAAAATTTAATATCCTGGCCAAAAATCCAGGAAAGATTCCAGAGCTTGCATACGTAAATCTTATTTGTACTGATAAAACAGGAACTCTCACCACTGGAGTAATGACTCCGAAGACAATGGTAAACGGATTGTGTGAGAATATTATGAATTCAAAATCTGTGCTTAATGATTTGATTATGAATAATATTTGCCTGAATAATAGTGCAGAATTTGATTCTGATGGAAATATTACTGGAGGTAACTCTATTGATCGTGCTGTACTTGGTATGTATTCTTCAACGGATACTTCCGGTGTTAAGAATAGATTTACAGTCAAGGCAAAACAGCCATTCAGTAGTGAAAACAAATATTCGGCCATTATGGTAGACAATGGTGAGAATGTTGTAACATTTTACAAAGGCGCACCAGAGAAGTTAATTGACGGATGTACTCATTTTGTTCATTCTGATGGTTACATAGACGAGTTCGGAGAAACTAAAAAGGACGCACTCAGATCATATATTAAAGGAATGACAGAAAAAGCAATGCGTTGTATTGTATTAACTATGTCTGATAGCTTTAAAGAAAATGATCTTCCTAACAATATGAGTTTTTTATGTGTGATTGGTGTTGTTGATCCGATCAGACCGGAAGTGCCAGAGGCGGTCAGAGTAGCACATAACGCAGGTATCCAAGTTATTGAGATTACTGGTGATTGTCTTGAAACAGCAAAAGCTGTAGCAACGGAAGCAGGTATTTACAGAACAGGAGACTTGGCTGTTACCAATGATGAATTTGAAGCTATGACGGATGAAAAAGTAAGAGAAATTCTTCCAAAGCTTACAGTAATTTCAAGATGTTCACCAAATACAAAGCTTCGTCTTATAAATATTGCACAGAATACAGGGATGTCTGTTGGAGTCGGAATGTCTGAAGGAAACGCTGGGATGTCTGTCGCTATGACAGGTGATGGTGTAAATGATTCCCCGGCACTTAAAAAGGCAGATGTTGGATTCGCAATGCAGGCCGGATCAGACGTAGCAAAGGAAGCAGGAGACATTATTCTTACAGATAATAACTTCGCAAGTGTCGTAAAAGGTATAGAGCTTGGTAGAACATTTATGCATAATATTATGATGTTTCTTGAGTTCCAGCTGCCAATCAATATATCATTACTCATTATGAGTATGTTATATCCAGTTATTTCTGGAGGAAGCCCGTTCTTAGCAGCAGTACAGATCCTTATTATCAATATCATCATGGACTCTCTGAATTCTCTGAGTTTTGGCGGAGAACCACCGAAAGAAGAGTACATGAAAGAGAAACCATTAAGAAAAGGATCTGGATTATTTATTAATGGTGCAATGGCAAGAATACTTTCTACAACTGCTATGTTTATTCTTATATTCGGAGTTATTATATTTGGATTTGACAATATATTTACAACAGATGTATCAGCGATGACCGCAAGATTTGCCACACTTTGTATCATGGCAGTATTTAATGGATTCTTAATTCGCACAGATAGCATCAATTTATTCAAAGGAATTGGGAAGAATAAACTGTTCATTTATATTGCAATTGGAATCTTTGTAATGACATTTCTGTTATGTAATGTGGTAGGTAGCTTTGTACAGACTACAGTACTTAGCTTATATCAGTGGGGAATTGTATTTGGGCTTCCATTCTGTATTGTTATTGACATTTTGGTTGCACGTTTGATTGAAAAGACAATGATTAATAAGAAATAAGGAGAATAGAAAATGGGATTTTTAGGAAAGTTATTTGGAAAAAAAGAAAATGATACGATAGAGAATACGGTAACGCAGCAGATTACAACAGAAAAAGATTTACAGAACCAGAATGATGAGGAGCCAAATTCTCCTATGATGCCAATTGATATGTCAAAACACCAAGAGAATTTAAATACTGTCCTGATCAATATGTCAAAAGATAACAAAATTGACATGACAAAACATGTAGCGAGAGTAGCATTGGCCATGGATTATTCCGGAAGCATGAGCAATCTTTTCCGTAATGGATCTGTTCAGGAAACAGTTTCTCGGCTGTTACCAATTGCTCTTCGATTTGATGATAATGGTGAACTTGAGAGTTGGTTATTTTCTAACGGAAGTGAAAGACTTGCAGCTGTTACAAAAGACAATTATTCAACATATGTAAGAAAAGTAATGAATAAAGCAAATATGAGTATGGGCGGGACTAACTATGCACCCGTATTAAAGGAAATGGTTTCTTATTATAAAGATATTGAACCAAGTGAAGTGCCAGCATTTATTATTTTTATCACAGATGGAGAAAATTGGGATACGAATGAGACAAATAAAATCGTAAAAGAACTTTCTAATTACAATATGTTTGTACAGTTTATTGGAATTGGAGATGAAAGTTTTAATTATCTTCGATCTTTAGATCATATGGAAGGCAGAAAACATGACAATACTGGTTTTACAGCAGTAAAAGATATGAACAAAATGACTGATGAGCAGCTGTATACAGAGATTCTTCGTCAGTATAAAGATTGGCTCAATAAAAAATAATTCTATACTGTAAATAATAAATTATATATAAATAAAGTAAATTAAAGGAGATTAAGATTATGGCAACAATTAATATGAGCAAAAAACAGAAAATCAGTATGACAAAGGAAGATGGATCTGCAGTAAAGAATTTTTTTATTGGTGTGAACTGGGAGCAAAATAGATACGCCGGAGAAGCCGATATTGATTTTGACATCAATGGAATGCTTACTAATGGAGATCGGAAGGTGACATATCCGGGAGATTTGGTAAATTATAATACATATGGAGATGGATCTGCTTATCCGTGGATTGATTATTCCGGAGATAATCTCACTGGAAATGATTCTCAGGGCATGATGTTTAATGGAAAACATTACGATGAATATTTTATTGTCCACGCAGATCAGTTTCCGGAGAATAAAACAGACTTTACCATTTGTCTTACTATTTTCAGAGCGGTACAGCGCCTTCAGAATTTTGGTATGGTAAGTAATGCAACTATAATGATCTGTGATTATGATAATCCAGACGGAGATAAGTACGAATATAATCTGTCTGAGAATGAGAATTTTGAAAATCTGAACGCCGTAGAGATGGGAAGGCTTTATAAATACGGAGATGGATTTAAATTCCAGGCACTTGGATCAGGATATACCGGAGGAATGACAGAATTGTTTAAGAATTTCGGTCTTGACATTGATGAGGGAAGGGATTAATCATGAAAATTACATTTGGAGCAGTATTATTAATTGCTATTATTGTTGCAGCGTTTTTCTTTTTCAGAAGTAAAACAGGGAAACGAGTAAAAACAAGAGCAACGGGTACAGCAACGGAGGCTATCATTAAAGATGCCTCCACCCCGGAAGGGGCAAAAGCTTATTATAACGAAGCTATTGATGCTAAAAAGGATCAGTATAATAAGGCAAATCAGATCTATACACAGATGCTTGGCAAGATCACTTCTTATGAGGAGCAGCTTCGAGCATTACAAAAAGAAAATATGCAGCTTAATTTAAACATTAACGCTTGTATCGATAAAGGCGATGATGAAGGGGCTAAAGTATATTTGAAGAAACAGCAGGATGCAGAAGATAAGATTGCTGTTTTAAAAGATACACTTAAAGAACTTAGATCTAATGCAACCGCTCAAAAGGAAATGCTTGACAGTGCGCTTCAGGCGGTAAATGATCTTAAGTCTGAAAAGGATAAGGCAATTCTTACTCTTGAAACGGCGCAGGTTACAAAATCCTTACAGGTTACTCCTGGCGCTTCAGACAAGGAAGAAGACAAAATGCTTGAAGTTGTTCGTGAAGGTATCAAAAAGCAAAAAGAAGCTGCAGACGGTACAAAGGCTGCATTTGATGCATCTGCAGATGTACAGCAGAAGCGCCTTGATAAGAAGATGAAAGACGAGGCCATTGATAAGAAACTGCAGGAGTTAAAAGTAAGGAAAGGAAAATAAAATGGTCGCATTAAATATGGGAACATTTGTTATATGCCTCGCGCTTGCCTTTCTGGCAGGCGTGGTGGTAAAAACTATTATATCGAGAAAATAAAGGTGTGCAATATGTTGATAAGAAAAGAAATTATTCCAATAGATGAGGTATATTCAGCAGTAAAAGATGTATTGTTCGAACCAAATAGAAAGAAATCTTTTGTTAATATTCGTGGGGATTTAATTAAAGGAAATAGTCAGCGATTTCAGACGTTTTTTACAAAAGGATTGAAATGCGTCTCTTGTGGAATAGAAGGCAAATATTTCGCAAAGGAAAAAACAAAGGGAGATAAGAGATATCATTTAAATCTATATGCTATAGATGGTAATGGAAAAGAGGTATTAATGACAAAAGATCATATTTTTCCTCATAATAAAGGCGGAAAGAATAATATCTCTAATTATCAAACTATGTGTGTGAAATGCAATGTAGCAAAAGGAAGTAGGATATTATAGGAGGAGACAATTATGAGTTTTGTTGTAAAAGGTAGTTTTGGAGAGATTGAAGTGGATTGTATTATAAATGGATTGATAACACCTAATAAGATGATTATGTTTAATGCTATGCTTGTGGATGGCAGGAAGATATTTGTAGGGATTGCCCCAATAAACAAAGGTTATCAAGAAGCATTAGAGCAGATTCAAGAAATCAATAAGATACTTGAAGGGGCAAATTGTAAAAAAGAAAAAGCAGCACCAGCCCATAAACCTAAGTACAAATGGGGAGACTGGAAAGAAGTTTACACTTATTTTATGGACCCATTTTCTCGTAGAGAAAAACTATTAGTATATAATGTTAGAACTAATGGTAAGAGAGTGCAGGTAGAATTCGACGGTGTAAAAGCTATGGCTTCTTGTAATATTGAAGCAGGAGATCAATTTGATTATAAGTTTGGTAGGGAACTGGCAGAGCGAAGATTGATTGCGAAATTGATTGAGAAACGTGCAAATTCATATTATATAAGCAAAATCAACAAAACAAATTAAATTAACTTTGCGTATTGACAAACACAACTTGATATGCTATACTAAATACATAGTCAAGGATGACAACAGCACAGAGGAGTGAAAGCTCCCTGTGCTAAATAAAAAGAAGAAAGAAATTTAATTATACAAACAATGAATGTAGCGGTATGATGAAATTGGCTAGACATAATAGACTTTGACTCTATTGAGCAGTAGCTCGTGTGGGTTCGAATCCCACTACCGCCGTTTGGCAAGTATTTTATACAAATATACTCCAGCCGAATTGCAGAGAAATATAATTTAATTATACAAAAAGGAGATAAAAATGAGTAAAATTATTAGTACAGGTTCCACTTTTAGAATCTACGGAGATGATCTTGTAACACATAATCAACTTCCGGCACAAATTTATTCTATCAGATGTTCACAGATGACAGGATTTTATTTAGAGAAACATGCTGATATTGAAATCAATGAAGATAAGATATACGGCGTACATACTGAGAAAGTAAATAAAGTATTAAATGCTTTTCCAAACTTTAATAAGAATCTTGGCGTTATCTTATCTGGAGCAAAAGGAATTGGAAAGTCTTTATTTTCTAAAATTCTTGCTGTTGAGGCTGTAAAGAAAGGGCTGCCGGTAATTATTGTTGATACATATATCCCTGGACTTGCTAATTTTATTGAAGAAATCGAACAGGAAGTAATGGTAATGTTTGATGAATTTGATAAAACATTCGGAGGAGTAAATAAATCAGATGGCATGGCTGATCCGCAAACAGAGCTGCTTACATTATTTGATGGATTAGCTCAAGGGAAAAAGTTATATGTTATTACTTGTAATAATCTTAATACTCTGAGTGATTATTTGGTAAATAGACCTGGAAGATTTCATTATCATTTTAGATTTGATTATCCGACAGATTCTGAAATTACAGAATATATGAGAGACAAGTTACATAAAGAGTATTATGGAGAAATTAGTAAGGTAATTGCATTTTCTAAAAGAGTCAGCTTGAATTATGATTGTTTAAGAGCTATCGCATTTGAGCTTAATACAGGCTTACAATTTCAAGAAGCGATCAAAGATATGAATATTCTTCATATTAGTAATACTACTTATATAGCTACTTTGTATACTAAAGATGGGAAAAAGGATACAGAAGAAAAGAGCCTTGATTTATTTGATAAGACTGCTAATCATAGTTTATATTTTACGATAGATGGAAAATGGTTCTATACAAAATTTTCTGGTGTTGATGTAAGATATGATTTTGATAGACACATTGATTTTGTTGATGGAAAAGATATTGAAATTGTTCCGGATGATGACTATGACGATCTTACAGAAGAAGAAAAGAAAAGATATAAAGCTATTAAAATTGATCATATTGTTTTTGCAAGAAAAGAAGCAAAGGGACTTCATTATAATCTTGCTGCATAAAAATTAAATTAAACATTCCGATAAATAAAAACTTTAAATATGCAGAAGTTCGGTTATAAGCATATGTCTTTCATTTTACTTTTTACCTCTTATAACTCGTTTGAAGCAGGTCTTACGAGTATAAATAAACTGTATAAGGGTAAGCCGGTAGTAACCTTATACAACAAGCGGATATGGCGGAATTGGCAGACGTAGAAGGCTCAAACCCTTCGGAGAAATCGTGTGGGTTCGAATCCCACTATCCGTATTCGGACTATTCTTACGGATTTACTTGATGGCCTAAATAGTAATGAGGAGAAATAAGTCCGAGAGGTTAACCTTTATATTATATAGCGTCTATAGGACATTAAAGAAGATTGAAAAGTTGGTGGAATACTGGAACCCAGTGATGAGGAAGCTGCGAATGTGTTGGTTGTATGGTTTGGACGCATTGAAAGGAAACATTTATATAGATGTGCTTTGTGCTAATGAGGTTGTGAGTGGGCGTTGGAGGAGGATCTGGTAGCAGATGTGTAATTAGTTACGAAGCGAAAAGTAATTGAGTCAGTGAGGTAGAAATAATGTGGGAGGGCTTTTGAGAGTGATGACGATCGTTCGTGTAACTGACACGATTGCATAAGCAAGTTTTTTACAGATATTGTTACATTTCTATATTGTGGGTGTAATTATAACGCCCACTACATGGAAACTTAGCTCAGTTGGTTAGAGCAACCGGCTCATAACCGGTCGGTCCTGGGTTCGAGTCCCAGAGTTTCCATTTCTCCTGACGAAGGAGTGACTTTTATAGGCTGTAGAGTTCCAATAAGAAACAAGCCGTTTCTAGTTAGGGCGTGAAACTGGTGTTTTTTTGAGATGTTTTATAAGTAAAAATATCCAGCTTTAGAGAAAATGTAGTGAATTGAGCTGATCAAAGAACACATAATCCTGTTAGGACTGCAGCACGACAGGTCATGCATGAAAAGTGATAAGTAGCTCAGTTGGGAGAAAGAGCGCACTACAAAAGTGAGGTCGGTGGTTCGAGTCCACTCTTATCACATTTGTAATGATGACGCGCGGATCGTTACAAAAGAAAATAGTAACTACTGAAATGTATATTTAAGGAGGCAGTAAACATGACAAAATATGATTTATGTACGGGTGATATCGTTCTTTCTACAAAGGGAAGCTACGGTATTGTGCTAATCGGAACTAATGGAGATGATCAAATCAAATGGTACAGTAATAATAAAGGACAGGTTATTAACAGATTTAGATCCTTTTCTATGCTTAATGAGGATCTTACATTTAAATATGATTTAGGTAATCGTATTATTAAGGTATGGAGAACAAAAGATAAGCATTATCTTGGTGATAAAGCAATTACAAAATATCATACAGCAGAAGATCATGGATTTGAATGCATCTATGAAGAGCTAATAAAGGAAGTAACTATGGCTGAAGTAGAAGAAAAGTTCGGCTGTAAAGTGAAAATTGTTAAGGAATAAAATTTAATTATACAGGCACGTATAAATGAGAAATAGGAAATAATATTTGAAGCACTATCTTAAAAGATCAGTGCATAGATGTCAGTGTGACAATAAACTGCAAAGTTATTCCACTTCGGAAAGCGAGGTGAAATAATGGAGCAGAAGAAATTTATGGATATTCAACGTTTGAAAGAAGGATATGCAGATGGATTTGTACCGGGTGACTTAATTGTTATCCAGGAAAAATTCGACGGATCCAATGCAGCAGCTAGATATGATGCAGAGACTGGCAAAATGGTAGCTTTTTCCAGAAGACATACGTTGGATCAGAACAATACATTAAATGGTTTTTATAATTATGTGCAGGAGTTAAATCCTGAAGATTATAAAGACGTTCCGGACTATGTAATATTTGGAGAATGGTCTGGAGCAAGAAATGCGATTATTTATTATCCAGAAAATACTAAGAAATGGTACGTATTTGATATTTATGATGTAAGGGAAGAAAAATATCTTCCTCAGTCAGAAGTAAAGGCATTTGCAGAAACGCATGGACTTACATATATCAATACATTTTATGTTGGACCGTTTGTCAGTTGGGAACATGTACAAAGTTTTATGGATCATCCGGGATATGGAGAAATTCAAGAAGGTATTGTTATAAAGAACCAAACAAGATTAAACGATCCGAATAGCAGATTACCATTTGTAGTAAAAATCGTTGGAGATAAATTTCATGAAGTCGCAAAAATGAATCATGTTAAAAAGATTCAAGATCCACAAAAGTTGCAAGAACGAACAGAAGCACAGGAACTTGTAAAATCTGTCGTGACGCGGCGTAGAGTTGAAAAAGAGTTATATAAAATGCGTGATGAAGGAATCATCCCAACAGAGTGGTGTGAACAGGATATGAAAACTGTTGCAAGGAATCTTCCAAACAGAATTTATACAGATTGTGTAAAAGAAGAACCGGAAGTAGTTCAAGCAGCAGGACAATATTTTGGAAAATTCTGTTCCGTTATTTCGATGAATTACGCACGAGAGATTATTCTCGGTCCGACTGGAGCAAAGTAAGGCGAAAGGAGGACACGAATGGTGGCAACAGCATTTAGTAGATTATGTACTTCTTGTAAAAAAAGATTTGCATACAAACAAACAGACGCCATCTTTGATGAGAATGGATATGGATATTCAACCAAGCTTGTGAAATGCAAACATTGTGGGCGATTAAATGTGATTCGATATTTTGAAGATGACTCGATGAAATTAAACAATGATAGAAAATATTATGATTATGACATGGTATAGAATAGGAGAATAATAAATAATGGCAAAACAGAAAGAAAAAAAACCGTTAGATAAAAAAGGCTGGGTTCAGACATTTGAATTGATTGGAAAGGCATGTATTAAAGATTACACATTCAAAATTGATGAACATTCTAAGAAAAGCGACTGGATTTACAATTCTATTAACCTGAATGTTGACTGCGGTGATAAATACGGAAAAGTTGGCTGCGAATTAATGGGTGGTTATGGAGCTGGCAGAAACAATGTTATTTATGTTCATGGCAAAGATGAGAATGGCGGAGATGATTTTGATAACAGATATCAGATTGATTTTGATGATCGATTTGACGAGGATATTCTAAAAGATATCGGAGAGCTTTGCTTTATCAAAATTGGTATTGAGAAGGATACAAAAGGTGAAGTTGTTATCAATAAATTCTTACATGCATATGATGCAATTAAATATCTGTCTGAAGCATTGCAGGATGGTATGGAGATTAAGGTAAGAGGTCAGTTAAAATATACTGTATATGACAAACATGTACAAGTAAGAAAAGAAATTAACAGTATTTATCTTCCAAGGGAGAAAGAATTGAATACTTATGAAGCAGCATTTACTCAGTCGATGCTTCTTGACAAGTATTCAATCGGAAAAGCAGATAAAGATAAATGTGCGTTCCCGATAACGGCATACATTCTGGAGAAATTCAAAGAATATAATGGTAATGACTTGACTGAAGGTGGCGCTGTAAAAGGCGGAAAGTTTGTACCTTTGAGAAAGACATTTGAATATGTTTATGATCCGGAAGATGAAAAATCTATTGAGCGCGCAGGAAAACTTTTCAAAGTTAAGAAAAACGTGACATTGATTACTTGTCAAGGAGTATTTGTTGAAGGCGGTGCAGTGATCCAGACAACTGAAGACGATTTACCAGACGATATTAAAGAACTGGTAGAAATGGGAGCTTACAGTTTGGAAGAAGCATTAGCACTTTGTACAGAAAATGCTAGTAAAGAACGCAGGATGTTACTTACTAGACCAGTTATTAAGTTAGTTGGAGAAGACGGATCTAAGATTCCACAGATTCAGAAATTTGATTCTATGTATTCAGAAGATGATCTTGTATTAGATTATCTGATTGAAGCAGATGATGACGAAGAAGTGGATGAAGTAGAAGAAGATTCAGAAACTGATACAACGGATCAGGATGAAGAAATTGATTATGATTCAATGTTAGATTCGCTGCTTGATGATTAACTATAATAATTAAATTATACAAAGTACAGAAAGGAAACAAATACTATGGGATACGGAAAAAAGAATACAATTAAAATTGATCCTTTATCATATAATATTGGACTTATTGGGGAAAGTGGTATCGGAAAAACAACAATTATTAAAGAGATGTGCGAGAAACTTGTAGGTGAAGATGGATATCGTTTTCTTGAGTGTGGTAAAGAAGATGGCGCTGACGGTATTAATGGAATCAACTATTTGAATTGTCCGGAATGGTCAATGGATTATGATGAAGAAACAAACAGTATTGGATTTGAAGATTTTGTGGATGATGTCGTTGAGAATAAATCCACAGAATATCCTGATTTGAAAACAGTTGTTATTGATACATATGATCAGCTTGTAGAAATTGCAAAGCCAGAAGTTATTCGTATGCATAATGCGGAGAATCCTGAGAAACCGGTAAAATCTATTAAAGCAGCTTTTGGTGGTTATATGGCCGGAGAGGATAAGGCAACAGAAATTGTTCTGAATAAGTTATGGGAACTGAAATCGGTTGGTGTTCATTTCATTATTATTGGACACGTTAAGCAGCGTACACAAGATGATGTAACAACAGGACAGACATATACTTCTCTAACAACTAATATGTCAATGAGAGATTTTAATGCAATTAAAACAAAATTACATTTTCTTGGTGTTGCTTCTATTGATAGAGAAATCGTGCAGGAAAAGACTGGCAAGACTAAAAAGGAAGGTAAAAAAGATGTAGATATTATGAAAGGTGTAATTACAAGCGAAAGCCGTAAAATTACATTCCGTGATGATTCTTATTCTATCGATTCTAAATCAAGATTTGCTGACATTGTTCCGGAAATTGAATTTAGTTCAGATGCATTAATCAAGGCTCTTACAGATGCTATCAAAGCCGAAGCATCTAAAGGGAGTAAATCTGTTGATGAATTAAAGAAAGAACAGGATTCAGCTGCAGAAAAAAGAGCTGAAAAGATTGCGGAAGCTGAGGCAGAAGCTAAAATACAGAAAGAACTTAGTGAAATCACAGAAAAGATTAAGGCGTTCTGTATTGCTAATAAAGGTAAAACAGCAAAATTAAAACCACTTGTAGCTGCAGCTAAAGAAATGGGTTATGACAATCCGATGAAAGTAACAAATATTGATGACGCAAAAAAGATTCTTGAACTTACTGTTGCGTAAATAAATATTGATCCCAGGGCTTTTGCCTTGGGATTTCTAAGGAGAATAACATTGAGTAAGGAAAATAAAAAGGACACAACTGGTTGGAAAAATGAAGACTTCTTACAAATGTGTAATTGGGTTGAAAGAGAATTGATGGGGTATTCTGGGACGCAGCGTTTGCATAAGAACGCATGTCTAAGATTGCAGGGGCTAAGAAAAGGACAAAGTATGGCAAATAATTCTCATGAAATGTATGGAGAATATCCTATTGATGTTATTTTTAATACTTTTAAAGCGAACAAATATGTCATTTTAAAAGCAATAAAAGGGAAAACATTTAACAGCGAAGATCAGAAAATGGCTTACATTTGTGCTATTGTAAGCAGTCGAATTAATGATATGTACACCAGAATGAAAAATGCAAAGAAAAGCGAAGAGAAATCTGAAAAGATTGATATAGGAGCGCAAAATAGTGAAGCCGCTAAATATCAACGTCAGACGGAAGAGGTCGTAAATTCTACATTCGAGGGGATTTGGTAATTGACATCTATCACTACTAAGACGAAAGATCGCAGTAGTGCGAAAACAATGTCCCCTTTTGAAAAGGAATGTATTGAGACTATTAAAAAGGTAAATGAATATAAGTTAATTGCAGAAGCAAATGCAGTGTCTTCTATTTACAAGAACCCGGATTTAGTCAGAGACACTTCTTTGAAACTGGAAGATATAACAAATAATGCTTGGAGAGTATATTTTTCAATTGCGAACGATATCATCAATGTAGAACAAAAAAATACATTAGATGAAATTACAATCAATATGTATCTATCGAAACATTCAAAATTAAGTAAGAAATACGATGAATATGGTGGATATGGGAAGATTGAAAGTTCATTTACATACATCGAAGAGGCTAATTTCGATTCTTATGTGAATGAGGTAAAAAAGTGGAATGCTGTAATGAAATTAGCCCGAATGGGCTTTCCTGTAAAAGAAAAGTTAAGTAAATATGTCGATGCTAAAGCTGAAGATATATATAACGAACTTGAGGCACTTTTGAATCACACATTTATTAATGTGGAATCTGAAGTTAAAACTTATAATGCCTGCGACGGATTATTTGATTTGATTGATAAATTAAATGCTGGAAGTCAGGTAGGAATGCCACTTAAACATTGTGATATTTTGAATAGAGAAATTGGCGGCATTAATTTTAATGGAAACATTTATGGTCTAGGTGCCAATTCAGGTGTTGGAAAATCAACAACAGCAATCAACTACTTAATGCCTTCAGTATTAGAACATAATGAAAAAATGGTCATTATGATTAATGAAGAAGATCAGGACAAAGTAAAGAAAGAGTTGCTTGTCTGGGTTGCAAATAATTTATATAGTGCTGGACTACATAAATATATTTTGCGCGACGGCCATTTTAGTAAAGATGTTTTAGATAAGCTTCGTAAAGCAGCAAAATATCTTGAAGAGTTAAAAGAACGCAGAAATATTACAATCGTTCCCTTTGAAAAATATACTGTCAAAGCAGCAATCAAAGTAATAAAAAAATACTCTAGCATGGGAGTAAGGCTGTTTGTTCTGGATACATTAAAAGAATCATCTGATTCAAGAGACACAGAAACATGGAAATCTATGGAACGAGATATGGTTGATCTTTATGATGTTGTGAAACCAGCTGCTAAAAATGTAGCATTATTTGTTACATATCAGTTAGGGAAAGCTTCAGTAAAGATGAGGTATCTTACAAATAATGAAATTGGACAAGCAAAGAATATATTGGATGTATTTAGTGTGAATTTAATGATGCGTAAACCATTTGAAGATGAGTTTCCTGGTGGTTCACATGAGATTAAAGCTTATAAGTTGGCGGGGAAAAATAATTCCTCAAAGATTCCATATCATCTGGATCCGGATAAACATTATATGATCACATTTATTACTAAAAATAGATTTGGGGCTACAGACCAATTCCAGATAATCTCAGAGTATGATCTGAGTACAAATATGCACAAAGATGTTGCTATTTGTAATATAGCACAAGATTTTTAAGCGGAGAGTAAAAATGACTGCATTAGAGATTAAGGAATACATTCAAAAAAATGGAAAAATACCTTATGTTTTAGAAAGCATTGGGTGTAGCAATATAGTATATCATGATAACAAGGATTATTATAGCTGCTCTAATGCGGTGGGTGGCGACTGTAACAATCCAGCCGCCATCAATATAAGAAATAATAAATATCTGAATTATCGAAATTATACCAGAGGAGTTGAATATGACGATGGTAAGGATTTAATTTCTTTAGTTCAGTATAATAAAAATATTGATTTTGCAAATGCAATGAAATATCTTCATAAACTTTTAGGATTGAAAAATTTATACAAAGTAAAAGAGGAGAAGAAAAAGCCGGATGATTCCTGGTTCGTGTTCTCAAGATTTGTGGTTAAGCGTAGGAAATGTGTCGTAAATGATTTTGATCCTATGAGTGAAGATATTTTAAATGATTTTGTTCCATATATTCATATTGATTTATTTCGCGAAGGGATTATAAAACGAACAATTAAAAAATTTGGACTTGGATATTCGTATAGATGGAAGAGAACAATATTTCCAATCAGGTATTGGTTAGACGGCACTTTGATGGGATATAACGCTCGGAGTTCTGTTGAGAATTGCTCTGAATTTGGAATATCAAAGTACTTTATAACACCTGGGATGCGAAAAGAAATTAATATATATGGATTGTGGGAAAATTATAAAGATATTCAGAAAGCAGGATATATTGTTATATTCGAAGCCGAGAAATCTGTTCTTAAAAGAGATAGCAGAATGGATCCAACCGGCGGTGCAATTGAAGGCCATGTACTTTCAGATGAGCAGGTGCGAATTATACTTGGCATCGGAGTAGAAGAAGTTATTATCGCGATGGATAATGATGTTCCAATAGAAGAGGTCTGGAATATGTGTGAGAAGTTTTACGGATTACGCAAAGTCAGCTATATTCGTGATAAATGGAAACTGCTTGGCCCAAAGGACTCACCTGCAGATGCGCCAAATAAAATATACAATTTTCTGTTTAAATGGAGAATTCCTTATGATGAAAGTAAACACAGAAAATATTTAAAGAGTTTGAAAAATAGTTGAGATTAAGCTATGAAGAACTGCAGAAGATGTGCGAGGCACTTGGAGTCGATAGACTCAATTCATGGAGCCGTGTAAACTGCGTACACAATGGTCTCTATGAGTATTTTTTGAAGTATGTATTACATAAAAAAGAGGATCGTGATGATTCTATTTATAAAGTAACTGGCGGTATTAGTCATGATATTATAGAGCGATTTTATACTGAAGAATTAGCTTATGAAAAAATGGCTGAAGAGTTTGACGAAGGATGGATGATGGCATTTGATATTGCTGATCTAAAATTTGTTCGTGGAGATGGTGCCAGAAACAATAGTATTGCAACTAAGTATTATTATGATTTGAAAAATTTCTTTGAGACACACGAGAAGATTACTGATCATATTGATATTGAAAAGTTTGTAACCGTAAAGGTTGGTGATGAATATTACCAGGGGTATATTGACGCTCTGGTGACAGATGAAAATGGTAATTATACTATATTAGATTGGAAGACAAGCAGCATATATAAAGGAGATAAAGCGAAAAATGAATGTGGGCAGTTGGTAATGTACTCCCTGGCTTTACATCAGATGGGAATTCCGTTTGAAAAGATCAAAATTGCATGGAATTTCCTTAAATATCAGTGTGTAACTGTTCAATCTAAAAAAGGCGTAAAGAAAGTAAGAGAAATCGAACGCTTTGAGCTTGGGGAGAAGCTACAGGCAAATGCAAAGATGTGGTTAAAAGAATTCGGATATGAAGAAAACATGTTGGAGTATCTGGATAAATTAGCTCAAACAAATGATATTACCTGTCTTCCACCGGAAGTACAGGAGAAATATGAATTGCATGATTGTTATGTATATGTTGACTTAACTCCGGAGTTGATTCAGTATTGGGAAAATTTTATTATCAATACTATGAAAATGATTCGTGATAAAGAAGCTACATATGCGGAACTAAAGGCAGCAGGAAAATATGATGAAGCAGATAAACTTTGGTGGGAAGATGAAGAGAGTCTAAAAAAGCAAAGTTATTATCTTACGAATTTGTGTGGTTATTCCACTAAACTTTATAAACCGTTAAAAGCTTATCTTGATGCTCAAGATACAAAGAAAAATGGAGATATTTTGGGTACGAAAAATAAGCAGGATGAAGAATACGACATTGACAATTTAGATTGGCTTAACGATTTATAAGGAGATAAAATGGGACAGTATACTATTTACCATTGCCACTCAAACCGTTCTCTTCTTGATAGTTGTACTGATTATAAAGAATATGCAGACCGTGTAGCGGAGCTAGGGTATAAAGCCTTAGCTCTGACGGAGCATGGGAATGCCTATAATTGGGTTGAAAAAAAGATGTATATCAATTCAAAAGGGCTAAAATACATACATGGAGTTGAATGTTATTTAACAGCTTCACTAGAAGAGAAGGTAAGGGACAATTATCATACAATTCTTTTGGCTAAGAACTATGAAGGTGTAAAAGAAATCAATCTTTTGATTGATAAATCTACACAACCGGATCATAGATATTATAAACCACGTATTACATTTGAAGAGTTCTTTAATATTTCAGATAATGTAATCAAGATTTCTGCTTGTTTGGCATCACCTTTGAATAAATACCCAAAGGATATCCAGAAACAAATGGCAGAGAAAACTGCTGCATTGAAACAGGAACTGGCAAATAAAGTTGCTGAACTTGAAAAGCAGAAGAATGATCAAAAGGCCATGATTACATGGTTGAAACAGTTTGATGAAAATGGATGCATCCCTGAAGATTCATATTTGCATTATATCGAAGCTCAAATTGATAAGTTGAAGCAATATTATGATAATCTGCTTGAAGAAGTTCAGCTTATGAATGTGACAGCGAGAGAGACTTTTTATAAGTTACTGGAAACATATGATTACTATGAAATTCAGCCGCATGATTTTCCAGAGCAGAAACGATATAACGAATTTTTATATGCTGCATCAAAACAGACAGGGAAACCTTTAATTGCCGGAACAGATACACATAGCATTGATTATTATAAAGCTGAATGCAGAAGCATTTTACAGAAAGCAAAACGTATCGAATATGCTGACGAAGATAAATTTGATCTGACATTAAAGACTTACGAAGAGTTGGTTGAAATGTTCCGTATTCAGAATTGCGATATTCCATTTGATGTGATTCTGCAAGCAATAGAGAATACAAATGTGATGGCAGATTCTGTTACTGATTTTGAACTTGATACTTCTGTAAAATATCCAAAATTATACGACAATGAAGAGGAAGTATTAAAGAAAAGAATTTTTGATAAATTGCATGAGAAAATTGATGCAGGAATTATCAAAAAGAAAAAAATTCCAGAATACGTGAAGCGTATCAAAGAGGAAATGCGTGTATTTAAAAAGATTAATATGATTGGATTTATGCTCTTTATGTCCGAACTGGTATGTTGGTGTTGGGAAAATGGTATACCAGTTGGGCCATGTAGAGGATCTGTAGGTGGTTCTACTGTTGCATACATAACAGATATCATTGATGTTGATCCAGTTATATGGAATACAATTTTCTCACGATTTGCAAATGAAGATCGTGAAGAGGTTGGAGATATCGATCTTGATATTTCACCAGATCAGCGAGAATTAGTTTACAATCACATCATTGAGTCATTTGGATATGATAAGACAGCATATATTCTTGCTATCGGAACTGTGTCTGATAAAGGCACTATTGATGAGATCGGGCGAGCTTTAGATATTCCACTTGATGAGGTTGCGCATATCAAGGAGATGTATAGTGCTTATAAAGATACAATTGAATCAACCGGAAAAAGAATTAAAGAAATCGAGGACATGATTCATTTTGATGAAATTAAACAGGCAAATAAAGAATCAGAATATTATGGCCTACGTCGTGATTATGAGAATAAGATAACTGAGCGTGACAAGGCTATAAAGCAAATGAATGATTTGAAAGATAATCAGTACAGGAAATTGTTCTATTATTTTGATGGAATTAATGGCACTCCGGTTTCTCAGTCAATTCATCCGGCAGGCATTGTAGTTTCTCCGGTAACACTTCCAGACAACTATGGAACGTTTTGGAATGATGGAAAACGTATTATGTGTATTAATATGGAAGAAATTCATGACGGAGCCGGTCTTGTTAAATACGATTTACTTGGCCTAAAGAATCTGGAAATTATTCGAAAGTGCTATGAATATGCTGGACTTCCATATCCAAAATCACATCAGATTAACTGGAATGATAAGAAGGTATGGAATGATATTGTTCTTTGTCCTGCTGGCGTATTTCAGTTCGAATCGCCATACGCATATGAAATGCTCAAGAATTACGGCCCACAATGTATCAACGATTTATCAATGATAAATGCGTCACTAAGACCATCTGGGGCTTCATATCGAGATAGGCTACTGGCAGGTGAAACAAATAAAAATCCATCACCACTTATTGATGAATTGCTGAAAGATAATAGAGGATTTCTTATTTTTCAGGAGGATGTAATTGCATTTCTTCAAAAGATATGTGGTTTAAGTGGATCTGAAGCAGATAATGTAAGACGTGCGATTGGTCGTAAGCAAATGGGTCGATTACAAAAAGCACTTCCGAGTATTCTGAAGGGATATTGTAAAATGTCTCCGCAGCCTCAAGATGTCGCAGAGGAAGAAGCTAAGACGTTCCTTAAAATCATTGAAGATTCATCTAATTATATGTTTGGATACAACCATTCAACAGGCTATTCTATGATTGGTTACATGTGTGCATTCTGTAGGTATTATTATCCAGAAGAATTCATTGCTGCATATTTAAACTGTGCAAACAATACAGACGATATTCTGATGGGGACTGAATTGGCGAAGATAAAGAACATTGAGATAAAAAATATCAAGTTCCGAAAATCCGGCGCCGAATATACCGTAGATAAAGCGAATCATGCATTATATAAGGGTATTGCATCAATTAAATTCTGTAATGCTCAAATAGCAGATGATCTTCTTGAGCTAGCAACGAATCGATATAACAATTTTACAGAAGTTCTGGCAGATGTAAATACAAAAACATCTGTAAATTCCAGACAGCTAACGATTCTTATTGGATTAAATTATTTCGAGGAGTTCGGAAAAAATCAGTATTTGATGCAAGTATCCGAGATCTACGACAAATTTGCTTTATGTAAGATTATCAGTAAAAAAAAGATGGAAAGTCTTGGCTTGACAGAGTATCTGATGAAGAAATATGCCGGGAAAGAGACTGCTTCTCAATATAGGGATTTGGATAATACAGGGCTTATAGCTGAGTTATCTAGTCGTTTAGAAAATAAAGCAATGTCTGTCATTGATCAGGTAAAATTCGAAAAGGAATATCTTCAGTATGTTGTATATGTAAATCCAAAAGTAAATCAATGTTTTTACGTCGTGACAGATTATAAAACATTCAAGGAAGTCAGAAAACCATATTGTGTATTACATAATATTAAAACCGGAGAGGATGTAAAAGCAAGAGTAACCAGTATAAAAGTATATCAGGATAATCCATTTGGTGAATTTTCTATTTTGAAAGTTCCACACTTTACAAAGAAAAAGAAGAAAAAATGTGTGAATGGAACATGGCAGGAAACAGATGAACTTGAAAATATACTTGATGAATATGAAGTAATTAAATAGGTGTGAATATGAGTAAAAAAGAAGTGAAATTTAATTGTAAAATCGTAAAGCGTATGTATAATTCAGAGAATTACAAGATTTATGCTACATACGTAGATAAAAAAGAGTTTCCTAATATTAAGCATAATAAATATGATAACGTCACTATTTATGGAGACGTACATAATTTGGTAGTTTCACAGTCGTATGAAGTTACGGCTGTGGAGCAGCTTGATAATAAGTATGGATATGGATACGATATTGTAAATATACGGATGGATAAACCCAAGAATGAGGAAGAAGTCTATATGTTCTTAAGAGAAATTTTAACTGAGAACCAGGCAGGAGTACTTTGGCAGCATTATCCGGATATTATTGATATTATTTTAAGAGGAGAAGCAGATACCGTTGATTTGGATAAATTAAAAGGTATTGGCGAAAAAACGTTTGAAACTATTAAGACAAAAATAATTGAGAATTATTGTATCTATGACTTAGTAGTTGAATTTGGTGGAATTCTTACAATGTCTATGCTGAAAAAACTATACGATGAATTTAAATCAATTCCCAAAATGAAACAGGAATTGAGAAAACGACCATATAAATCATTAACCAAAATATCTGGGGTAGGTTTTATTAAGGCAGATAGTATTCTTTTAGAATTGCAGCGATTGGGTAAAATTGATTTTCCTTTTGAATTAAAATCATCCGCTCAAAGATGTGCTGCTTGTATAGAGTATTATTTGGAGGAGAATCAAAAAGAAGGAAATACAAAAATGGATCTCCGTGATCTTAGAAAACAAATTGTAAAACTTGTTCCGGCTTGTTCTTCACATTATGTTGAGTGTTTAAAAGATTCAGATATTTATTATAATAAAGAAACTTTTGAAGTAGCATTAAAAATCACACATGATACTGAATGTCAAATAGCAGCTTCATTATTCGTAGCAAACTTAAAACCTAAAATATGGGATTTTGATTGGAAAAGTTACCAGACAGCAGGAGAATATTATTTAACTGATGAACAAACCAGTGCATTGGAATGCATATGTAATAATAATATCATGATATTAAATGGCTTTGCAGGATCTGGTAAAAGTGCTACTTCCGCAATGATCATCAAAATGCTAGAGGATAATAGTATATCATATACCTTGATGGCTCCAACAGGACGCGCTGCAAAAGTATTGAGTGATTATACTGGCAGGCCAGCGGCTACAATTCATCGTGGATTAGGATATATGCCAAAGAATAGATGGGGATATAATAGCGAATACCAATTACCATTTGATGTTGTTCTTGTAGATGAATTTTCAATGACAGATATATTCCTGTTCTTACATTTATGTGAAGCAATTGATTTTAGTAGAACAAAACTTATTGTTGTAGGAGATTCCGCACAGCTTCCATCCGTTGGGCCAGGAAATTTGCTTTATGATATGATTAATTCATTTGTTATACCTACAATAACTTTAAATCAGATTTTTAGATACGCTGAAGGCGGATTGATGAAAGTCGCTACGGATGTTAGAAATATGAAACCATATTTATACGATTTGAATAATGGTATAGCAAAATTTGGGAACGATTATACATTCATTAATGCAAATAATGAACAATCAATAAAATGTGCAATTAGTTTGTACCAAAAACTTCTTACCCAATATTCTTCCGAAGACATTCTTGTTTTATCTGCTTTTAATAAAGGAGATTGTGGCACTATTGTAATTAATAATTCGATTCAAAAAATTGCAAATCCAAATTATGGGTCAGAAAAATGTATCAAATCTGGAGACACGACATATTATGTTAGAGATATAGTTATTCAGATAAAAAACAATTATGAAGCAGAAGTAGATATGGGTGATATGAAGATAGAAAATGCTAATCCTAGAGAATATTCTGTTGATACAACATTTATTCCTAATGGTATGTTAGGAAAGATCGTTGATATTTATGACGAAACTATCCCATATACAAACGAACATAAAACTGGTGCGATTATTGATTTTGACGGTGTTAGAGTAAAATATGAAAAATCAGAAATGTCAATGTTATTATTGGGATATGCAATTTCTATTCATAAAAGCCAGGGAGGAAGTGCTAAAGTGACAATTACACTTACGCCATCTTGTCATGCATACATGATGAATTCTAATTTATTATATGTGGCATTGACACGTACAAAAGAAAAAAGTTTTCATATTGGCGATAAAGATACTGTAAACAGAGCAACTAAAAAGAAGGAGAACTTTAAGAGGAACACTTTCTTATTAGATGTATTAAAGAAAATAAAAATTAAATTAAACAAAAAGGAGAACAAATGAAGTCAGAATTATTTCAGAATGAATTAAAAACGATTCAATCAGACGATATCCGTGATTTTGCAAAAGTTGTCTTGGATGATGCTCCTGACTATTTTTTCAAGGTTGCGGCGAGTTCTACAGGTAAATATCACCCGGCATATGCGCTGGGTGATGGAGGTCTTATGCGGCACACGAAAGCAGTATTAAGAATCTATAATTATATTGTAGGGTTAGAGCAGTATCCATTTGGAGAAAGAGTAATAGATTTAGGTCGAGTCGCATGTTTAGCACATGATATTCAAAAATCCGGGACAGAAGAATATTATAATGAAAAGTTAAAAGATGGGAAAAAAGTATTCACTGTATTTAACCATCCTTTATTGGCAGCAGAATATATTCGTAATTATAAAGGAATGTATTTAGAAGATGATGATCTGGAAGATATTGCCAGACTTATCGAAACGCATATGGGGCAGTGGAATACTGATAAGCGTGAAAATATTATCTTGCCTAAACCCAAAAGCGAAGTAGAGAAGATTGTGCATTTAGCAGATTATCTGGCTTCTAGAAAGGATATTGATATTTCTTTTAAAGAGGATGTTAATGCATATGACTTGCCGGATATTGAAACATATAAATGTCCGTATAAGAAACATAAGGATGAATTACTGGTAGACGTTGCAAAGACAGACCCTGAATATCTGGAATGGTTATCTGAGAATGTCAATATGAGAGAGCCTATGAAAACATTCGTAAATGAGCTTTTAAAAAATAAAACAAATTAAATTAACTTTTGCTATTGACATCAGAAACCTATAGTGCTATTATAATGGCACAGGGAAAACAAATTAAATTAACTCAAGGAGATATGTAGACATGAAAGTAACCCTTACAGAAATGCACTCAATTAGAGATGCAATCAGAACAATGTACATGAGCAAAAGAACATGGAATAGAGAGATAGAGCAGCAGCTCAAAGAAATGGTAGATCATTGCACAGATCGTTATGGAAGGCCATTAGATCTGCCAGAGGATGATGAATTAAAAATTAAATTCGACAAAGAAGTAGCAAAACTTCTTAAATGGGGACAAAAGCATATCACAATGCTGCGATTTGAAGATATTTCAGTTGTTGTAGAAGGTCTTCATAGAGGAGCAACCGACGATCTTGACTCCCACGCAAAGAGAATGGATAACAGGATTATTCGTAGCAGTACAAGGCTTGCAGATTACCATGAGGGAGAAGTTTCTGAATGGTACGAAGATAAAATTATCACATGGGATGAAGTATTAAAATATCTTGGTACGAAAATTCCTGGTGAGATTAGTTATTATGGTGATACTTATGTAAAGTCAAATAATGGTTTCATTAAAAAAGGATTAGAAAATAATAAAGATGTAAAACGTGGTTTATATCCACTGGCAATTCCCATGAATTTTACTTTCAAAATAAATATTACTGAATTAGCGCATATTTATGTTGAGAGAGGATCAAAAGATGGTGGCGCTCATGGAACAGCTGCTCCGGAGCTTCAGATCATGATTGAAGATTTAATTAATCAGATTGAGTCTTGGTATCCGGGAATTAATAGAGAATTACTTTTAAAGATTGCGAGCAATAATGTATGAATGTATATTTTGCAAACGGAACTAATATTGTAGTTGGATGCGACAATGAAAAAGATAGTTATTATTTTTGCCAGAAAGATGGTAATGAATGCTGTAAGAAAGATACTTGCAAAAGATTTCTTGATTCAGATGGCAATGTAAGCACAAGACTTTTTAAGATTATGTGTAATGATGAAAATCATCACATATTATATATACCGGAAAGGAATGAAACAAATAATGCATAAAAAGTTAGTATTTTTATTTATTGGAAGAACCGCTTCTGGTAAATCATCACTTGCAAGATATATATGCGAGACATTAGGACTTCGACAGGTAAAAAGCATTACAACAAGACTGCCGCGCAAAGATGAAATAACAGGATATGAAGATCATTACTTTGTATCTGAGAGTGAATTCGATGAAATTAAATTTAAAGAAGGTTTTGTAGCGTATACTGAAATTAACGGAATTAAATATGGCACTACATATAATGAAATTGTGAATTCCGATATTTATGTAATTGATCCGAACGGAGCAAAGTATTTGAAAGAACATTGCAAAGATGACTTTAAATTTATCGAGATTTATTTTTCTTCCCCATTTGAATTAGCAAAAGACAGGTTCCTTAAAAGAGATGGATCAGAAGAAGAATTTTACTCCAGATATAACAGTGAAGATGAACAATTCACTAAATATGAAGAAGCTGAAGGGTATGACCACTTGTTTGTGAATGATATGAGCTTTTCGAAAGCTTCAGAAGCATTACGTGATTTACTTAAGAGTGAAATGGAAAAGGAGAAATCGTTATGACAGTACAGGAATGGCTAGGACATGATAATCAATTAGGCATAGATATTTGGGAAAGAAAATATAGATATAATAATGAGTCATTTGACGAATGGATCACCCGTGTTTCTGGCAAGAACATAGCAATAGCAGAATTAATAAAAGAGAAAAAGTTCTTATTTGGAGGTCGCATTCTTGCTAATAGAGGTCTTGAGAATAAAGGACGTAAAATTAGTCTCAGTAATTGCTATGTAATTGAACCACCGGAAGATAACATTGAAAGCATCTTTGATTGTGCTAAGAAACTGGCACGTACATATAGCTATGGTGGTGGATGTGGAGTTGATATTAGTAAGTTAGCTCCAAAAGGCGCGCGAGTAAATAATGCTGCTAAAGAAACAACCGGTTCTGTATCATTTATGGATCTTTATTCTATGGTTACTGGATTAATTGGACAAAACGGTCGAAGAGGGGCTTTAATGCTCAGTATTTCATGTGAGCATCCAGATTTAGAAGAATTTATTGGTATAAAATCAGATCTCGATAGAGTTACAAAAGCGAATATTTCTATTAGAATTACAGATAAGTTTATGGCTGCTGTAAAGAATAGAACTCCATTTACTCTGTCATTCACAAGATTGGAAACAAAAGAAACGATTACTAAAGAAATAGATGCGTATGCAATGTTTCATAAAATGTGTGAAATGAACTGGGATTATGCTGAACCTGGAATGCTTTTCTGGGACAGAATCAATAATTGGAACTTGCTTAGTTGTGATGATGAGTTCGAATATGCAGGAACAAATCCTTGCGCAGAAGAACCTTTGCCAGCGGGAGGTTCGTGCCTTCTTGGTAGTATCAACCTAGCTGAATTTGCATGTGATACAGGATTTGATTTTGAGAGCTTCAAGCATTGTGTCAAATCGTCTGTTATTGCATTAAATGAAGTATTAGATGAAGGACTTCCACTCCATCCATTAAAAGAACAAAGAGAATCTGTATATGATTGGAGACAGATTGGACTT